GAAGTCCTCATCGGGTTGTCCAGACAGAACAGCCTGCTCGTTCTGTTCAAATACCCACGGCTGCGGATACTGAAGGGTAGCCGGGACCGGGGCTACTTGGTTCTGCCAGTAATCTTCATCAGGTTGACCGGACAGAACGGCCTGCTCATGCTGCTCGAAGGCACCTTGCTGCGGGTACAGTAACGTCGCCTGTACTGGAGCTACAGGATTGACCCAGAAGTCTTCATCAGGCTGACCATGATCTCCGGTAATTTGCTCATCCTGATCAAACGTCCACGGCTGGGGCCACAACAGAGTTGCCTGAACAGGAGCTACAGAATTCTGCCAGAGGTCTTCATCAGGCTGACCATACAAGTAGCCAGCAGGAATCTCCTCTGGGTCCGGCAGGTATAGCTTGCCCAGTGTTGCAGGAACCGGGGCAACAGGATTCTGCCAGAACAGCTCTTCAGGCACACCGTACAAAGTGGCTGCGCTGATCTCTTCGGGGTCCGGCAGATACAAACGTCCTAGAGTAGCTTGAACAGGGGCAACTGGGTTCTGCCAGAAGTCCTCGTCTGGTTGACCATGCAGACCTGCACCTTGTTCACTCGGATCAAACGTCCACTGTTGTGGCCACGACAGAGTTGCTTGTACCGGAGCTACGAGATTGATCCAGAAGTCCTCGTCTGGTTGTCCCTCCAGCGTAGGAGATTCGTCCTGATCAAACTGCCACGGAGATGGATACTGCAGCGTCGCCTGTACTGGAGCTACAGAGTTGACCCAGAAGTCTTCATCAGGCTGACCATACAAAACCGCTTGTTCATTTTGCTCAAACTGCCACGGAGCTGGATACAGCAGCGTCGCCTGTACTGGAGCTACAGAGTTGACCCAGAAGTCTTCATCAGGCTGACCGTGCAGGGCGGTGGCCTGCTCGTGCTGCTCAAATGACCATGGCGCGGGTGCCAGTAGAGTAGCCTGAACTGGAGCAACTGGATTCTGCCAGAAGTCTTCGTCCTGCTGCTGAAAATCAATGTCGCTGGGATCATAGGACCACAGCGGCAGCGGACTAAAAGCAAGCGGGACTGGAGCTACAGAATTAACCCAGAAGTCTTCGTCCGGTTGTCCATACAGCTTGTTGGCAGGAATCTCCTCGGGGTCCGGCAGATAAAGAGCACCCATCGAGGCGACAACCGGATCAACTTCGTTCTGCCAGAAGTCCTCATCAATGACCGCAGCCACACCGCTGGAGTAGGTGTTGAAAATGCCCTGCTCGTAGCTGTTAACAGCAGACCACGTGGAGCCGTCGGCAGAATACTTGGCCTGATCGGGTGCGTAGGAGGAGGTGTACGATTCCCAATCAACGTAGTCTGTGCCGCCGAGTGCATCGATAGAAACAACCACCCAGTATGTCGTCCCGGCAACAATCGGAACATTCAGCCCTGTAAAGGAAACCAGACCTCCGCCAGCAGATACGGTCGAAGATGCAACAGGCGAGGAGCCCGTTCCCACCTGCACTCCGGGCTGAATAGCAGGTGATGTGCCAACACTGGTGTAAATGCTGGCGGTCATGTTGAAGGACGGGCTGCCACCCCCGATCTTCAGGAACAAGTCAATTCTGCTCAGGGTGTATGAGACACCCGCGCGATACGTCTTACCTGTGTAGAGATTCGAGAAGCCGTAGCCGATATAGTTGTCAAAAGTATCTGTGCCTGAAAAGGACTCCTGCAGTATGTAGCCGGTTGCGCTGAACAGTTCGTCTTGCTGCCCATTAGCAACCGCACTGCTGAGATTCGGCACGACCGGGGTAACCGGCGCTACAGGGTTGAGCCAGAAATCTTCGTCAAGGAAGTTGGGCGGCACGACATACTGCACCCAGTCATCACAGAAAGCGAAGGAGAATGGCTGCGGCCAGAGTAGGGAAGCTGCTACAGGTGCTACCGGGTTATCCCAGAAGTCCTCATCGACGGTGCCACGCAGTGTATGCGCAGGAATCTCTTCAGGGTCAGGCAGGTAAAGAGCACCCATCGAAGCAACGACCGGATCAACCTCGTTCTGCCAGTAATCCTCGTCCGGCTTCCAACTCGGCAGGTAAGATTCGTGCTGCTCAAATGCCCAGTGCTGGGGGCAGTTGAATGCTGCCTGCACCGGAGCAACCGGGTTGATCCAGAAGTCTTCATCGACAACAGCTGCACCCGAGCTGCTGTAGGTGTTAAGGATGCCCTGCGCGTAGCTGTTGACCTGCGACCACGTAACGCCATCAGGGGCAGAGTCGGCGGCATTCGTGGATAAACTGGTGTTATAGGAGCCCCAGCCCACATAGTTGGAGCTGTCGTATGAACTGGTTTCGATGACCACCCAATAGGTTGTTCCGGCGACAATCGGAACGCTCATTCCCTCGAAGGGGATCATGCTGCCGGGGTTGGCAAGCACGGTGGAGGCAGAAACCGGTAAGGAGGCCGTCCCTATTTTCGTTCCGGGCGACGTGCTGCCGGAATCGGAGTAGATGCTGGCAGTCATGCTGAAGACAGGGCTGCCCGCCGCAATTTTTAAAAGAAGATCAACTCGGGAGAGAGTGTAGTTTTTGGTCGCGGTGAAGTTCTGCGCAGTGTAGACGAAGGAGGTGGTGTAACCAACAATTACGTCAAAAGAATCCGTACCTGTGAATGAGTCCTGCAGCGTGTAGCTGCCCGAACCGGAGGAGGGCAGCTCATCAGGAAGGCCGTCAACAGTGGACTCGGCAAGAACAGCAAGCGACCCGGCGGCGACAACCGCAGCGAGAGCCACCCCGGCAGCGCACTGGCGCACACCACCCCACCAGCTGTCGCTGATCTCTTCTACAACAGCAGTGGCGGCGGCAGTGAAAGCCGCCACCACTATAGCCCAATACTTGGTGCCGCTGCTGGTGTTGTAGGTGACGGTGGAGGAGGCCGTCGTGGCCGTTGCCGTGGTCTGAATCCAGTCGAATTCCTCGGCTGCCGTGGCGGTCGTGGTGCCATTGGAGTTTCTGGCTGTGAAGTTGGTGGGGGTGGAGAAAGAAGAGACGGTATGGGTGCCCGCATAGGCTCCCACAGCAGCCACCACCAGTTCGTTGGCCGCGCTCGGCGTCAGGGAACTGGACAGGGCGGCGGTTGCTGATGTTCCTGTACCGGAGCCGCTGTTGCTTGCAGACTTATCGAGGGTGAATGCTCCTCCCGAGTATTCGCACACATTCGTAATCGTGCAGTTGGAAGACGACAGGGAGGTGATGCCCGAAGGAGTGGCCAGAAGATAAGCAATGGAGACGGTTAACTCGGACGTAGTGGATTTCGTAATGAAGTCGTAGGACGACCCCATGTTGTCCGTCAGCGCCGGAACGACTGCGGCGGCACCGTGAACCAGCGTGACGACAAGCAGGTGCCCGGCACCTGTAGAGCTGATGGTGCCGGTGGCGCTGGACTGGACTAGGGTGATCGCCATCAGACCACCTCGCAGGGAGCAGGGTGGCCCGAAAAGTGGGCGAGGGTTATTAAACTGCCTGTCGAGCATGCGCCGTTGCTGAAGGCAATCACCATCCCCCACCGCCCACTGAGCTATGCAAGGGGTGATCTAAACGGCAGACTCTTGGGCCGCCTCGATTTCCCTCTTGTACTTATATTGCCACGCCATGTGCATGTTGCCGGGGAACCGGTGCGTTCCATGATGAGCAATCTCCATCCAGCTGCACACATGCAGGTCCACGCCCGCCTCGGTCGCCTTGCGGCAGAACTGGAAGTCGTCTCCCACCCACTGCTCTCCGATGACGCCGGAGGGGAAGAAGTCGGTGATCCAGTCACCCCTGATGATGACTTCCGCGCTCTGCTGCTTGGGCCGGTCCATCGGCCCCACCCGGTACTTCCGGCAGAATGGTTCGATGCGCTCCAGCGCCGACCGCTTGATGCACATGAAACCCGTCGCCAGTTCCGTCGTCTTGGTGGGAACGAAGGGGTGCATCGTATCGCATACCGAGCCGGTGGTGAATACGCCCGCTGCCACTCCAAGGTTCTCCGGTTCGATGCCCGGGTTCTCCTGCGCGATGCGCTTCACAGCCTCCCAGTCGATCTCTTTCCGGGGATACGTGCCGCCGATGATGTCCTTGTCGAAGTGCAGCAGCCCGAGCGCGTCTGCAGGATTGAACTCCACGTCGGCATCCACAAACAGCATGTCGGTGTAGTCGCTCTGCAGAAACAACGCGGTCAGCCGGTTGCGCGCGAAGCTGACATAAGGATCGTTGTAGGTGACGATGTGGTTGTGCTGGATGCCTGCCTGCATCAGCAGGGTTTCCAGACCCCACAGCGAGAGAGCGGTGTTGACATGCACATTGCCGCCGTAGGCGGGCATGGCTATCATCAGGCTGCGATTTTCACGGATCGGCGCAAGGTCGATTCGCATAGCAGGCCACTGATCTTTAGCGAGACGTGTTCCGTGCTTTTCCATGTCTTATACCTCGGTAGTCCAGATAGAATCAACGACTCTGAATTGTGGTACCAGACGTTTTACAACCTCCATGATTCCGGGGTACTCATTCCGGTAGTCATGGCCGCACAGGATGCCACCCGTCTTCAGAAGCGGCCCCCATGATCTGATGTCCTGCTCCACCTCCTGTGGCTCATGCCCGGCGTCGATGAAGATCATGTCGAACCGGTGGCACTGAAACATCCACGCTGCCGCAACAGAAGTTGCAACCACAGACACGACCGGAAGGCCGTACGTGTTGCGCATGAACTCGCCGATAAGCCATTGAGGCTCGTGCTGACCCAGCTCCCACTGGTGCTCCGGCGACCCCTGAAAAGTATCCACTGCAACCACCAGACCCTCGGTGTTGGCAGCCAGAGCACAGGTGCTCCGTCCCTTCCAGCTGCCGATCTCGGCAATCAGCATGCTCCTGCTGGCCGCGTCGGCGAGATAGGACAGCTCCTGTTCGCTCATCCAACCAGCAACTTTAAGCGCCCATTCAATGCTATGCGCTTTGCTCTCAGGCATGGCACCACCCGCAGCATAAAAGTGGCGAGATCATCCCGCGACCTCGCCACTCTTGGGTCATCCGCGACGTCCGAGTAACCTGCTCTTACTCGAAGTGCTCCACATCGACGTCACAGTTGAGTGACACGGTGTTGGAACCAATGATGAGATCAGCGTTGCCGTTGATGCCACCGTTGGCCGAGAGCATGATGGCAGAGTCCGGGTTGGGAGCAACCCAGCCGCCGGGGCCAGCCGCGCCGCAGCCCACTGCAACCTGCACCGAGACGGTGCCCGAACCAATGGTGGGAGCACTGGAGATGGTGATGGTCGATGCCGGAGCTGTCAGATCGCGCGGCCTCGGTGTTGCTGCCGTTCCCACCGTCGAGGCGGTCTGGAGACGGATGATTCTTGCGCTGATTCCCGAGATCGACGTGAGGCCTGCGCCACGGCCAGTCAGGTAAAGCGACTGAATGCCCGCTTGGCGCGATGCGCCGGTCAGGAACCGCATGCAGTCAGTCAGGTTTCCGGCTGTGCTGCTCGTGGTGTACATGAACGTGTTGGTCGTCAGCGATTCTGTCGCTGCCGGGACGTCTGAGTAAACAAACATGGGTTTCTCCTTTACGCGGTGACCCGCTCTTGCACTAGCTTGGTCAGGCTGTTGTTCTCGTGCTTCAGCACTTCCTCAAGCTCTAAAGGAAGAAGCTGCCGTCCATATTTCTCCTGCTGTTCTCGACGCACGTTTGCCCAGAATACATCGTCGGGAACGGCGTATGTACCTGCCACCGCCCCCCACTTCTCCACACAATTGTTGCATAAGTAAAAGGCGAATGTGCAATTCTCTTCCGGCACGCGCCCCCCGGCTGTACCACAGTTCGCACAGAAAATGGGAACCCAGTGAACCATCCCGATGTTGGGGACGGACATCTGCTTTACGTCCTTGGCTTCACGGGCGCGAGAGTCGGGAAGAATCTCGACAGTGTTGCCTGAAATATCCTTGAGTTCCATCACAAACTCCTTGCTGCCGGTGGGGTGCCGGGTTTGCCGGGATTCTTCACCGCGCGATAGGTCTTGGCACCGGGCTTCGAGGGCTGCGCCATGCGCCACTTCTGATTCACGTTCTGCAGATATTCTGTCATATCATCGGAACGCGCATCACGCTTCTTCGCCCGCTTGCGCAGCTTTTTCAGCCACATCTGCAGATATTCATCAGGCGTGGCCTCGTTCTTTTCATCCTCGTCCTCCTGCAGCACATGCTTGAAATACTCCTTCACCTCGTCGTTCATCTGATCGAGGATATTGGGCTCCTGCTGCTCCATCTGCGGCAGCAGCTTCTGCGGCTCCGGCAGCTGTCCGCCGTCAATACGGTCGGCCAGATCGTTGACCGGCATCTTGGCGATCTCCCGGGCGTTCCACTTCGACCCGGCAATGGGGAACTTGGGCAGCGCCATGGGCTTCGGCGACATGATCTGTCCGCCCCGGGAAATCTGGCCCTGCGAGATGCGTGGAGCATAGCTGCTGGCCCCGCCAGCGCCCCTTCCCGGCCCTCCGGGCATCGCGGGCGGCATACCGGGCGCGGCAGGCATGGCGGGCTGCTGCTGGGCCTGCTGCTGCTCCTGTGCCCGGTTCTGCAGCTGCGCCATCAGCTCTTGGTTGAGCATCATGGCCTCGAACTGGGTCATGTCGGCAAACGGGGTCTTCAGCGGCTGCTTGCCCACGCTCTTGCGCCACTCGTTGGGAGTGAGGGCGTTGGCCGAATACATCTTGGCATTCATGTCCGTCTTGGTTTCAAGATCGGGATCGTCCAGCTGCAGGTAGGCGAATTCCAGATCGACCCAGCCCAGCGCCTCGTGGAGAATCTTGCGGGTAAATCCCTCCTGCAGCCGCTTGGCCATAGGCACCACGGCGGAACGGAAATCCTGATCCTTGAGCACTTCGCCCACGGCGCGGTTCACGTCGTGCTCGACACCCAGTGCCATGGCCGTCATGTCGAAGGCGTTGGCCACCATACGGATCAGCATCTCCTGCCAGTTCAGAAGCAGGTCGGCCTCCATCACCGGATTCACCTCGATCACCTCGGGCTTCTTCATGCCGCCGATGATCGATACCTTGGCCTGTCCCTCCAGCTCGTTCTGAATGTGCCGCCGGACAATCTGGTAGGCCGCGTCTGAATTACCGCTCCAGAATGGCCTGCCGTTCCTGCGGCAATACAGAGTGTGGTTAGGAACTGTGGCACAGTAGACCACGCCATCGTAAGCAACATGACGCGGGATGCCGTTGTTACGCCCCGGACGTGTTATGCCGGGGATGAGACTCACTTCAGCGTCGTCCAATTCCTGCAGAGTGTAGCCCCGCTCACACAGGCTGCACCTGCCACCGGGGAGCTTCATATACCCGGCTGGCCGTTCGTAAATCGAGGCCGCAGTACCAGACTTCTGAAACAGCTCCTGCATGTCGTCGGCAAGACGCCTGCTTACCGTGAAGTAGCCGCGCCGCCGTCCCTCCCCATGGGTGCTCCAGCCGTCACCCTTAACAGCCCAATCGATGAACGTGCGGATGACAGACACCGGAGCATTCTTCATGTAGCCCGGCACATACTTGGAATACTTGTTCCCCAAAGGAGAAAGGTGCGTCCACAAATCCTCATCATCGATAGTAAAGCCGCGATCAGTCTTTGCGAAACGCAGCCCCATTTTCTGCAAGAGCCCTTCGATGTCCCGGTAAACATCAGGATGGGCACTCTTCGACTGGGCAATGCCGACGCGACAATACACACGCCCTGCGGGTTCTACAGTAGACCCGCTAGACCATCCCTCGGCCACCCAGATGCCAAGGAAGGCCGCCCAGTCGTGCCAGTCGAATTGGTGTGCCCCCAAATTAAACGTCGCGGATGGCAATGAACCAACCCACTCGGAACGGACGGGAATACGGAAGTCGAACGGCGTGCGAGACGGAGCCTTAGTCGAATCACCCTTGCGCCGACCCTTACCGGGGCGTGCCACGACACGGGCACAAATATCGTCAGCCTGCACCAGCCCCTCCGGCGTGAAGTCCAACTGATACTTGCCACCCTGTCTGTATTGATAAGCAAAGCGTCCGTACATCCGATGATTGGGCGTAACGCAGACGCTAAGATTCCGGTTGTTGAACTCGATCATATCGCCGACATAGCGCTTACGATACAAACGAGAGGCACGCTGCCACTCAAAAACTCCGTGCGCGTTGCGCGTGGCGAACAGATCATCCTCGCGGGCATCCTCCCATTTGATCCAGCCACGCTTGGTGAGAACGTCGGTGTCGTCAGAGAAGCACTGCGGCTGCTCCCACCACAGCCACGTGTTGCCCGACCAGAACGCATAGCCATTTTCACGGCAATACAACGTGCCGTTGGGAACCGTCGCGCAGTACACCATACCGCTGTACGGAATCCGCTGTGGCATGCGCTCCTTCCCACGGCAACCAGCCGGAATGATGCTGATGTCAGACCGCAGCATCTCCTCAACGGCATACATCTGGCTCTTACCGTCGATGTAGGGCTGTACAGCGGCGCTGGAGCCGATCTTCTGAAACAGCTCCTGCATGTCGTCGGCAAGGCGCTTGCTAGCCGTGTAGTAAGTTCTTTTGCGCCCGCGAACAGTGCCGTCGCCCAGCATCGCCCAGTCGAAAAATGCACGGATAACCGGCGTCGGTGCATCCTTGAGCCACTGCGGCACGGACTTGGTAAGGCTGTCGCCCAACCCAACCAGATACGCCCACACGTCGCGATCGCTGAAAAGGAAGCGGTCGGGTTTCGCAACATAAGAGAAGCCCATGCGCTTGAGCAGACGCTTGATTTTGGCATACTTCGCGGGGTTAGTCTTCAGCGACTGCGCAATCTGTACACGGTACTCCCCGTGACGCGGCTTATCCGCGCCGTTTGACCTCATGCACGATCCCTCGGCAAACCATATCCCGAGGAATGCCGCCCAGTCCTCCCAAGCAAAGGTTCTCGCCCCAATACGGCAAACCGGGGCGGGCAGAACACCGTCCGTCCACTCGGTCCGCGTGGGAATCCTGAAGTCGTAAAGCGACGGTGCGTGCTTCGCACGCCCGCGCCAGCCCTTACCGGGCCGACGGGCTACCTCATCGAGCAGCTCGCGGGCTTCGACAAATCCAGCTGGCCCCGCTATCTGCTTCCCGGTCCTCCAGTCCTTAGTGAAACGCTGCCCGTACATCCGGTGATTGGGGGTCACGGTGATGGTCAGCTCCCGGTTGCGGAACCGGATCAAGTCCCCGTCGTGCTGCTCCCGCACAAAACCAAGGGCGCGCTGCCACTGCAATTTGCCGTCCGAACTGCGCGTGGCGAACTCCTCGGCATCCCCCACATCCCGCCAAGGAATCCAACCGCGCCGCGTCAGCACCTCGGTGTCGCCGGGGAAGCACTTATGAACCTGATCGGCTCCCGCCATGCCCGCCATGCGCTGCACGCCCAGCAGGTCGTTGAGCTGCTGAAAGGCCACCTCCAGCTTGCCCAGTCCGAACGGGTTGTCGGTGGCGGGGTTGTCCTTGATGTACATGATCTCGTCGTCGTAGAAGAGGATCGCGCCGCGCTCGCCCTGCAGGCCGGTCATCTGCGCGTAGTGGGGCAGGTCGGTGGTCGATTCACTCCAGCTCACGAAGATGCGCACCGTGCTCGCGTCCATGGCCCAGAGCTTCACCGGGCGCTCGGGATCGAGCGTCAGCTTGATCTCGGAGGCGAACACTCCCATGATGCACATATCCTCGACGCCCATCTCCACCCAGCTCTGGTTGGAGTCCACATTGTTGGGATGGGTGAAAATCTTCTTGGCCACCTTGATGCGCGCCTTCTGCTCTTCCTCATCCTCAACCGGCACGCCCTCTATAGGGCGCACGTCCCACGCCTGCGCGGTGACCGAGTTCTTGATCAGGTTGATGGCCCGTCTCGCCACCGGGGTGCGGGAGAAGCGCCGGAGGTTGTAGGGGGTGGACTTGGCCACCGGCATGCTGAGACGCTGTACCGAGCTAGGGAGATAGGGGAATGCCCAGCTCTTGCGGTCCACAATGGAGTCCAGCTTGCCTGCCTTGACCAAGCGAATTTCCGCTGCTTGCTGAGCCCGGACCAGCGGCAGATTCTGCAGCGGGGTGACGGACAACTCCTGCGCATGCAGCGATAAATAAGCCTTCACCGCCTGCCGGATGCGAAGGCGATTGATGGTCCAAGCCTGAAACGCGAGATGTAGCCTGCGCAGTAAGGCGAGCATGCCTCAATCGTAGGCAGCACACAGGCCTGCAACAACAGCAAACTGGCCGGAAACAGGAACGCCGTGAACCGAGGCCCACGGCGTTGCGCTCTGGTATCTTGATGCCGTCTCATTACATGGCTCACACAGAATCGTTGAAGCCTTCCCCTCAACTGGTTCGCTCATCTCCGCTGATGCTGTCAATCCTTATGGCTCGCCCCGTTCACCTGATCCCATCACACTCCATGGCGCACTCTCATTGTTTGATCCCGTCGCTCGTCATGGCTCGCTCTGTTTCGCTGATCCTGTCGCCCATCTTGACTCGCTCTCCGCGTATGTTCCCTGTCGAACACCTTGGCTCGCACTAGTCACTTGCCCCTGTCCTTTTCCTTGGCTCACTCAAGTTCTGTGCTCCGGTCGTCTTGCATGGTTCACACGAACTCCTCGGTCCTGTCACTTCACGTGGTTCACTCGCACCCAATGGCACCCTCGTACCTCGTGGTTCGCACAGGTAGCTTGCTTCTGTCTTCCCTCGTGGCTCACTCTCGCCTTTTGAAACAGTCGGCACTCGTGGTTCGCTCCCACCACCGTTTCCGTCTTTTGCCTTGACTCACTCTTAGTCCCTGATGTCGTCGCGTTCAGTGGCTCGCTCGTTTGGCCTGATACTAGCAAGCAACTTGGCTCGCTCCCAATAGATGCTGCTTTCCCTCTAGTTGGCTCGCTCCCAATTAATGGCCCCGTCAAGATCGATGGCTCGCTCTCGATTCATGCTGCTGTCCCTTCATTTGACTCGCTCTCATACAGTGATACTGTCGGTCCTCCTGACTCACGCGGCTGCTTGGTTGCCGTCGTCCCCAGTGATTCGCTCGGATCACGTGATGCTAACGCGATGTTTGACTCACTGCGCGTGCTTGATGCTGTCGTACTTTTGGCTCACTCAGCTTCCATGATGCTGTCTGGAACGGTGATGGGTGGTACCCGGGATCATTCTACATCGATCCCGGGCATGTTGAGGTCATGCGCGTGACCCAGAATGGCCAGCGCATAAGGCTTGGGCGGTTCCTCGTGGAACAGCGTCCGGTAGTATTCGGCGTGGAACGCGGAGAGGAAAATCTTCACCGCGAAGCGCCGGGCCATGGCATGGATGTGCGCGGGCGGCAGCTTGCCAGCGGAGTAGGCCTTGTAGGCGTCCGTGTCCTTGCTGTAGTTCTTGCTCTCCAGCGCCCTCTTGGCGACCTCGGCATATTCCCCACGCTCGTTGCGCGCCTGATACTCGGCCTTGCGCGTGGCGTAGATTTTGCCGTAGTAGCCGGTGTCCAGATTCTGCGTCTTCACAAAGCACTCGCCCAGCTTGAAGGCGCAGATGGTCTTGAGCTGCGCATTGTAGGGGCGGCGCTCACCCTTGCCCCAGGTGATCGAGGGGTCCAGACCGGCGAAGCTCCAGATATGGCCCACCGTCTCGATGCGCTTGTGCCCGCACTGCGGACCCGGATGCGGCTCCTTCTCGGTGCAGGACTTGACCTTCCGGTCCACGGCATGAAGCCCGCAGGTCCACGGCTGCATGTCGATATGGGCCAGCAGACCAGCAGCGATCACCGGGCCGATGCCTGTAATGGCCTTCAGCCAGCGTCCCATGTGCGATCCGTCCGTCCACTTGTCCAACGCTCGCTTGATCTGCTGCTCCAGCAACTCGTCCTGCGCTGCCAGATACTCGATCACGGCGTGCGGTTCGCCGTTCTCCCGCAGGGTGCGAACCTGCGCTGCCGAACGGATGCGGTTTTCCTGCATGATGTAATAAGCGTCTACCAAGTAGCGCGCCTCGCGCACGGTCAGGGTCTTGGCACCCTCGGCCAAGTCCTTGCTCATGCGCTTCACTGGCTCCAGAAGAGCCTCTAGATTCTGCGTGGTGCTCATACGATGTTCCTCCTCACCTCAATTGCATTGTAGTCAAAATGCCCTGCGTCTTGCTTACCAGCCCAGACGCTTGCTGATCTCCGGCGTAAAGCCGCCCAGCTCCTCCAAGCGCTTGGCGAAATAATCACCGGTATCACCCCGCAAAAGCGGCTCCCCTACCGGGGCAAACCGCCACATGCGGCAGAGGTCATACTGGCTCATCGCGTCGATTTCAGCTTTCTGTTCCGGGGTCATACAGTTTTCTCCGTATCTGTCCAACACATGCACTTTGTCAAAAGCCTCCCTCGCTATACGGGCCATGTTCTCGCAGCGTTTCAGGGACCCGTCAGCGGGGTTCCAAGCATTGCAACGTTCAATCTCGATCAGAGCCTTGCGCATCACCCTTACCTGTTCTGCCAGCCTCTCTTCATTCGTCATACGGTTCTCTCCCTGTCTCATCTTCTAATCCAATACTCAATCTGACACTCGGGGCTGCAAAACGGATTGCCCGCCTCGTCGAACACCACCGCTTCCTCATGGAAGTAGATGTCCTCCGGCGGGTCCTGTCCGTTGCAGGTCAACGGGTACGTCACATGCTCGCCGATCACCTTGCCGCACTCCCGGCACTCGATCTCGCTTCTCATTTCCATACCTCTTCATCAGCCAGCGTAACCACCATGTCCCTGATCTTCTCGTCCAGATCGCTGATCTTCTGCTTGACGGTCTTCAGCCAGTCGATCTTGGCCATGACCTGACTGAACTCCGTATCCAGCCAGCGCTCGTTCACAGAGCTGGCTCCCAGACGCAGCGCCTTGTACTCACGCAGGCAGTCGTCACCAGCAGCCTTCAGAGCCGCCTGCAACTCGACGATGGCATTCTCTATGTGCCCGTCGAACTCGGCGCGCAGCTTGCGCGTCTGCTCCAGTTCCTCACGATACTGTTTACGATCCTGCATAGTCACTCCCAAACTTGGCTGGGGCATACGGGAGTCGAACCCGAAGGTACCAGCCTTATGAAACCGGCCCGAATGGATGTGCCTATTAGCTGGTCGCCTCTGGTAAGGTTCACAGCGTTCAGCAGGTCCAGCGGTTCTATGCCCCGAATTGGTGTCGGAGTTAACCTATCCGACCCCGGTACCCACCGGAGGCCCCGGCATCTCCGCTTCTCTTGGATGCCCTGAGTGCAATTACAGTATAGCACGTTTCAACAAACGTGCAACACCTTTTTGCGTCGTGTTTTCAGCGGGTTAATTACCACTCCAGATGCCATCCGGGCGCAGTTTCGCCATCTCGATCAGGTTGAGAAGCGCCCGCTTAGCATTACCCTCAGTCGCCTGCCAGTAGTCACGATCCACGTCGTCCTGTAGCTGGTCGGCTGCCTTTTGCAAAACCGGGATGGACTCTGCGCCGGTCATTCCGTAAATGACGCGGATACCCTTTTCTCCGAGCAGCCGGTAAAAGTGCGATGCGTAGTTCCAAGTGACGTTCAGCCACAGCACACACCCAGCTGCAATATAGAGGTCGCCGATAAACTGGTGTGGCTCGTCCAGCATCAATGTGTCCTTGGTAACCGGATCAAGAAGAGAAATGTTATAGCTCATTGCAGTCCTCCGTCACATAATCGAGATCAGCTTGCGCATCCCGGCCAGAATCACGGCAGGCTGGAGCTGCTGCGCGTCGTAGAGCAGCCGCCCCAGAGTACGGGGCTGAACCTCGAAGCCGAACCACCTCTCATGGGGGATGCCATCGGGATGGAGCACGATCACCTTCTTGCCGTAGCCCGCAGCCGCCCACGTCCAAGCATTGGGCACCCCCACCACCAGCTTGGCCTGCGCCAGCGCCCGCAGCTTGTCGGCCACCGGCAGGCTGCTCAGCACGGTGCCCTCGGTGAAGTTGGCATAGTCGGCGCGCTCGCCGGTCATGCCCAGCAGGTGTACCGGGAGCCCGTAGGTGCGCAGGTGCTTGATCAGACCCCGCCAAATCTGCCAAGGGAGGCGGAAAGAGTCGTGGACATGGTAAGGGCTCACCACGATGCCACCGGCCTCGCCTTGGGCCGTTTCCAGCCCGGGAAACAGGGGTGCCTTGCCCCCGCCAATCTTCAAACCCACGGTATCGGCCAGCAGATCGGGGTAGGTCACCTTGGCCTTCTCCAGCTGGCGCATGGCGCTGCCCAGATCGAGCCACTTTTCAGCCGTACCCGATTCCGCCTGCTTCAGCCCGGTCAGCTCCAGAAACTGGCTGCTCTCGTCACCCCCGTTGTATTCCACGTCGGCGATGCCCGCTGACTGGCACACCTGTATCGCACCCACCACTTCCCACAAGGCTGCGTCGCTGGGTATACCGAGAATCATTTGACTAGCTTCCCCTTGCAATGCGGTTCGTGCTTGCGAATATCCCGGGCGCTGAAAGGCTGGCCGCAGCGGCGGCACAGCTCAATCACCACCTGTGGACGAAGGTGTCCCACAAAGGGCAGCTCCCGCAGCGCGAGGCGCACGTTCAGCAGCGTGTGCTGCAGGTCCACGTATGTGGCCACCAAATGGGCACGTCGCTGCAGTGCCTCTTTCAAACTCATCTTAGACATTTTTAACCTCTACAATCTTGGGGCTCGTCCTGTTCTCCATGGCACGGCTGAAAAGAGTGGACAGGCAGCCCTCTCCGCAGATGTGCAGCACGCCCGGCTTGGCCGCCAGCGCGTCGCTCCAGTCGAACACCGCGAGACGGCAGCGGCCAAACTCCTTGATGGAGGTATGGCGCACCGCCAGCAGCCACCTGTTGCCCACGCCCTTGGTCTTGCCACACACGTCGCACTTCGGCAATTTCGTCCACATAGCGCCCTCACACAACCGTGCTCTTGGTAGTGGCAACGATGTAATCGCGCAGCTTGCGCGCGCCCTCCTTGTTCAGGAAGGTGACCCACTGCTCGATACTGGCCCGCAGCGGCTGGGGGGCCACGCCATAGACCAACACATCACCTCCGTCGCGCTCGAAACGGATGGACATCTCCTGCTTCACGTCCTGCAAGTGCTTCAGCTCGGCTTCCAGCTCAGCCTGCTTGCGGCGCACGATCTCGATCTGCGTCTCCACCGCGCTAAGGTTCTTGGGCATTGCCAGAGGAGCATCGCCCCTCTTCGTGTAAGCGCGCTTGGCCCGCTCCGGCGCACCCACGTGCCCGGCATAGGTCTTGATCGCGGCAACACCGCCCTCCACAGGGAACGCCCGCGCGATCTCCGCGTAAGGCAGGTCCCGGTCCATCAGCAGTTCACGAACGTTCTTCTGCTGCTCCTCGGTCCAGCCCCGCCAGTATCCCCACTTCTTTGCTTCCGCTACCGTCGTCATACGTTGTTCCCCCTCACACCCTCAGCCACTTTCCAGCTTCAAATCTGACCTTGCCTGCCTCGCGCAGTTTCTTCAGAACCGGGATCACTGCGTCGGAATACTTAACCCCGGCCAGCTCACACAGCTTCTGGCTGCCGTGCGCTTCGGTCTTGCTCATAGCCTGCAGCAGCTTCACTGCCAGAATCTTGAGCGGATGATCCTGATAGTCGCGCACGTCCTTGACAGTCTCAGCGGGATAGCTGACCACGTGCTGGTTGCCATTGCCGTTGCGCTTGTACAGAGCCACCTCGCCCTCCGGGCACAACAGCATGTCCGCATCGACCTTCACCACCCTGCCGTCCTTGAACAACACTTCTTTCATCGTCATCTCCCGTGGAACGGGCACATGATGTCCCTCTTCCCGCCATGGCATAAACACTTGGCAACGCCCAGAGCCTTCGCCCGGTTGTGCCCGATGTAGTTCTCGGACTCGGGATCAGCAGACTCGTCCTCGCGCATCGACTCTGGTAAAGCGTCCAGCATCTTGAGAACTCTGCGCAGAACCCGTGCAGTGGCCTCGGCCTTCAGCGCCCTCTCCAACTGAAACAGCGCTTCAGTGGCCTTGGGCAGGCGCATCCTCGCACGCGCAATCTTGGCCTCGGTCTCCTCCCGCGTCAGCCAGTCCCTGATCTTCAGATACTCGTCCGGGGTCATTGCTCACCCCCACCCTTGATGATCGACAGCTTGATGCTGGGCTTGTTGGCTTTCTTCCTGTAGGCCTTTACCAGCCTGTACAGGAAGGCCTTGAAAGCCGAGGCCGTGGGAAACAGCTCGCGGGCCAGCTTGAGGCATTCCCGCTTCCAGTCCACGCGGCGCTGCCAAGCCTGCACGATGGTGCAGCGCAGCTCGCCATACTGGCGCACGTCGCGGGGTGGCATGGTGGCCAGAATCTTCTCTGCCAGCGCGTCCCACTTCTTGTCCAGCTCCTCGTACTGCTCGCTCAGGTCCTGCAGATCGAGAATGGCCTTCTTCAGCGCACCCTCTTTCAGCGGCTCCAGCTTGATTTCCTTGGTTGCCATACAATTCACCCCTTCGGTTTTCCATCCGCGCCAAGCTCCCGGCTGAGGGCTGCGCGATCTTCCTGCATCACGTCGCGCATGCCCTGAAGGTAGGCGATCATCAGCGCCTGTCCCAGCATCGAACGGCTGCGCCGTCCGGCAACCCGGCGCACGATCCACTCAGGCAGCAATCCGATCAACTCCTCGCCAGTCTTCATACATCCACCTTAGTGAAAATGTGCTGTGTCCTAGTTCGTGCTCACCTGATCGGGCGCGTACTTCGCAGCCTCTTCGGCGGTGACTGTCTTGATATGCACAAACGGCATCTTAGTGAAGCGCTCCGTGAAGTCCTTGATGCCCTTATCGTTCAGGCACTCATAGACGTCGCCCACGGCCCCCTTGCCCTTGAGATAGGCACTTGCAGCCCGGGCGATCTCGATGCCCACCTCCCGGCTGGTGGCTGTGCCAGCATACCAGTGCTCGGTATCGCCGTCCTCAAAGGTGTCCTTGCTCTGGTCACCGTCGTAGTAACGGAACCGGTAGGTGACGGCGCATTTGCCATCGGGCAGTTTGCTGACTCCGCACATCCAGTCCGACGTCGCGCTCAGCTGCACATACCAGATACCTACGATGTTTTCATCCAAGTTGATCATGTTCCTTCTCCGTCTCCAAACAGCACCAGTGTAGCACGTTTCAATAAACGTGTCAAACGCAGAAGAGCATGTTGATGTCGAATACCGCCTCGTGAACCATCTCATTTTGATCGAACCACACGCACCGGTACACCTCACCAGCGGCACATGCTACACGCTCCCGCACGGTCATTCTGGGACCGCCTGATTTCAGCGTCACCACAGCACCAGCAGGTACGTTTATTTTTCTCGCTTCCGCCATCGCACACCTCTACCCCACTATAGTGAAAACGTGTTGCGTCTTAGAGGCGGGTTGCGTCGATGTAGCCTTCACGGCCCTGCGAGGGCCAGTAGGCCATCAGCATGGCCCGGGCGGCCTGTGCCATGGCCATGGCCATCACCCGGTCGTCGTGTGCGCCCGGGGTGGCCTTGGGGATGCCTTTTTCATTGCGCACGAAGACCAGAGCCTCGTCGATGAAGCTCAGGTCGTTGATCAGCTCGGGACTGTCCTTCACCCAGCGGTTGACGAAGTTCAGAGCCACAGGCCGGGTGCGCACATTGGTCTGGAATCCGTCAAACTCTACCAGCTTGCGCTCGCGCTTCAGCCATTCCTTGGACTTCATCACACCCGCGTAGCGGCATTCTCCCGCCAGCGTCAGAATGGTGGTGCCGCCCTGCCCGTTGCGCTCCACCATGATGGGTGCGTCGTTATAGTATTTGCCGATGTCGGACAAATCCCACGCGAAGTCCTCGGGGCGCACGCAGGCGCAGTAGCTGCCCACCTGCTCACCGGTTTCGAGATCAAGCACCTGCGCCGCGCAGTTGTCGGTTTCCTGCTCGGAGATGGACTCGCCCTGCGCGGTATCGGCCCCGATGACATAGCGCCGTCCGGGCAGCCGCTTCTTGAGGAACTTGGCCTGCCCGCCCTGAAAGGTCTTGTAGGGCTGGAAGCCCATCAGCTCGCGGCGTCGCGCGGTCAGGATGTCGCGGTCGAAGTAGCTCTTGCCGGACACCACGAAGGCAGTAATCCAGCTCTCGGGAAACTTCTCGTCGAACTCCACGCCGGGGAAGTCCAGCTTGGCCTGCCTGCGCCACGCGATCCGCCCCAAGTACAGCCGCACGATCTCCGGAGTGATGCCCAGCTCGTCGATCAGCTTCTGTTCTTCGGCAGTGGGTTCGTTCAGGTTCATCCCCTGCAAGCTCTCTGCCCGTCGCGGGGCCACGGATTACGGTTGCTCCACCTCGGGTCTGTCAACAGATGGTAGCAGACAGCACAGGAGCGATACCGAGTGCCGGTGCTGTCGCAGAAATTGATCCATGCACGCCGGGAGCAGAACATGCACGTCGCATCCGCCTTGGCGCATCCGTATCTCATACAAAGACCCTGTTGGCCTGCACCCCAGTCCACGCCACGTCGGTCAGCTCGCGGTGCATCTGGGCGATCAGCCTAAGCTCGTCCTCGGAGATGTCCTTCTCCATCTCCTCCTTCTGCTTGTCATCGATCTGCATGTCCAAGTCCTCAGCGAAGTACCAGCTGTAGTAGTGGCTCTTGGCGTCGGATGCAAGAGGATTGAGCTGGGCCAGTTGGAACTTCTCGAAGAAGCTGCCCGCCGCGCCGTTGGCGGTACACTCGATGTCCACCGTTCCCCGGGGTGCCAGAGCGCCGCGCACGTTGGCCAGCGTCGCCGCCGGATTCTTGGGCCAGCGTGCGTACTCGCTGCAGATCAGGTGGTGTAACGTCGCGCCCTGACCAGACTCCTCGACCTCCGCCGTAGCCACAGCCAGCCGCGATTCAATCTGATCAAAATACAGCTCACGGCGATTGGTGTACTTGGTGTGCAGCAGATTCTGGCGGTAGGAGATGTTGATCTGGTTCTCCCGGTCGTCATGCGGGTTCCTCATTCCAAAGTAGCGGTAGGCCCTGGCCGCGATCATAAAGTGCAGCTCGGCATACTCCCGGCTCTGCGAGATGAGCAGCGCGTTGGTGCCCTCGTTGGTGATGACCTCCAGCAATCCACGCACCAGCAGGAAGAACGTCGTGCCGCCGATCTGGCGCGCCTTGAGCAGCAGGTTGTGGCGCTCCAGATTGCTCAGCATGTGCAATTGAATGGGATTGAGAATGAAGGGCACCAGCCGGGTGGGGCGCTCGACCGCTGTCTTGATGTCGTCCACCTTCTGGAGAATCCAGAACATGGCGGCCAGAAACAGGTAGGAGCCCCAAGCCTTGCGCATGGCCTGCAATGCTTCCAGTTGATCGTGGCAGAGGGACTTGTCGGGCTGGTTGGCCATGCCCGGACAATACATCCAAAGCATGGCCCGATGAACAGCAAACTACCGGTAAATGGGATGCGGGGGCACCGGAACGACCAGCGAAGGAGCCGACTGTGCTACGTCCCCGTTGTAGCAGTAAGCGTTCTTCTGCCACACATCGACCACATCGCTCACCTTCTCCTGAATCAATCGCTTCACAGATCGATTCTGGTCCTTGTTGACAATGGATGCGTCGAGGATGACGAAGATGTCACCCAGCAGGCGCTCGGCATCGTAGCGCAGCATGCTGTAGTTGAAGCACATCCTGTACTCAGGCTCGTCCTTGAGGACAGCATGGACCTCATCAGGCAGATCGTCGGTGGCCTCGGTAGCGGTGGACTGGACCTGCACCTGATTTACATTCTCGATTTCCATGGAACACCTCTCAGTTGGGATTTTCCGGTTGTTTAGCGTCTTACCGGAACGACGTCGTACAAGAGCGAACTTACGGTGCCGGGGCTGGAGCGGGCGGAGCGACAGCCGCCTGCAGCGCCGAAGCAGCGGTGTTGATGTTGCCCACCTGCGTCTCGATAGAGGCCGCTGCAGCCTGTACTGCGGGGTCTTCGCTCTGTGCCAGCTGGGCGGTCAGCGCCGCGATCTCGGTGGTGGCAGCAGTCACCTGCGTGCTCATGTTGGTTACCGCCGTAGTCAGATCGGTCACGGCTTGGGTCAGTGCAGTCAATCCGGGTTGGGTGCTCATTTGTTTCATCTCCTCAAGGATGTTGGTTAGAAGTTTCACAACTTGACGGTTGCCGAACATCGGAACCTCCGCTATGCATCAGGCGTCGGGTCAACGCGAAATTCGTGGCCCTGCCTGCACCACGCCGTCCAAGGCGTAGTCTCTGTGTCGATCTCGCTCTCCAGATCGAGCTTGTGGCAATCGGGGCAAACCAGCTTGTACGCGGCGATAACCTTGCCGCCGCTCAGCGTCAGGTATTCAACCTTGTACTGGGTCATCGGTCTTCCTCCAGAACAGCCTCGGGGACGCCCATCAGTCCCAGCTGCTCGGCCAGCCGGAGCTGGTCGTCCACGGCGTACTGCACCCAGTCGTCGCCGGAATCATGCTTCTTCTCGCAAAGCGGATCGCCGCATCCGTTGCGGGCTGCCTCGTTCATGTAGCACAGCATGCACTCCGGCGCGCCGGGCTCGTATGCACGTGGACCGAATACCCGGATCATGCTGTCCACGATGTCGGTATAGGCCAGCAGGAATGGGTCGTAGTTGGCAATGCACCGGTCTCCTGCGCTCCACAGCCACATCCGGTCCACCGCTTCTTCCCCGCTGGCGGATGTGTAGGACAGCAGCCCGGCCTCGCCCAGTTTGGCCTTCAGCAGGTCATCGTGGGCCTGACAGATCGTTACAGGGGCGTGTGTGCCAAATCGCTGCTCCATGTCGGCTCCAGAATGCCCCGGGATCGCACGTAAAGGCCCCAAGGCGCGTTCGGTGAGCTTTCATCGGCCTGACAGGGTGACCGAGTTGGTCTCGCGGTCCACGACAACGTATTGGTCCTCGATTTTCTCTACCAGCAGCCTTGCCTCTTCCGGGGTCAGCGCAGGCCACGGTTCCCCGGTATGCACCTGCTTCACCAGCTCCAGCAGATCGGTCACCGCCTTGGTACTCCGCTCATAGGTGTCAATCCGCCCATAGATGATTCCGTCGTCCTTGTCGCGCCCAATCTCCTTGACCACCCGGAAGCGCTCGGGATCGTAGCCCGGTACCGGCGCGCCCGCCCAGTGCGGGAACACTACCCGGTGGCCGGGAGCCAGCTCACTGCACTCCCTAACGGTACGCATCATGCGTACTCCGTCCTTGGTGGTGTAGCCGCGCTCCACCAGTCTGCTGTTCCAAGTAGTGAGCACGATGCCCTCCCACACCGTCTTGTTCTGCTTGTCGGGCAGAATGATATGACCCACCTGCTGCGCCTTGGTGCATACCAGCACGAAGACCCAAGGGTAGAGCGGGGTGAACACCCGGTTCTCCTGAAACAGCTCCTGACTCAGGCGGTCGATCTCTTCCAGCTTCTCTTCCACACTGACTACGCGAATATCCATGTCCGCCATGCCTAGCTCCCTGCCTTCTTATCAGGCTCGTAATCGGTCCCGTCCCCGACCACGAGTACATTTTCGGGGGCGGCGACGCCGTTCAGTATCACCACCGAACAGTGCTTCTCCAAGGTGCTCTTGACCACTGCGATGGTGCTTGGTGCCTGCGGCTTCTCCCACCACAGGATCAACGTGTCGTCCACACACATCCTGAGCACTTCAGGACTCCTAGATTCCACCACCTGCTTCTCCTCTGGCCCCAGACTCCGCCACACCAGCACGAGCAGAAATGCGGCGATTAAGAACAACAGAAACATTTCCATACCCACCTCACTGAATGTGAAAACCACCCGGTGCAATGATACGGGATTGCTCTTTCGTCGGCGGCGGAGCCTGAGCCGCAGCCACCGCCATGCTCACCTCCATCACCACCGGCAGCGTGTCCGTGTTGCACTGCGGGCACTGTGTCCGCTGGGTGTGAATGGCCACAATCAGAGTGACCTCGGGCATGTTGATGATCTGCGCCGGAGCCAGATCAGGGATGTCGAAGGTGCCGCCACAACCCAAGCATTTGACAAGCATCAAAGACCTCAATTCGGCTTGACTTCAGAAAGCGTCGTGGTGGGGCATGCGCGCTCCTTGTCCACCATCTCCCAAATTCTCTCTTCGGGCACCTTGAACATGACAGCAGCGTGGCGCAGTGCGTCTACCCACATGAGACCAAAAATATCGGGACTAAGGTCGTCGCCGCGAAGCTCGGTAAGCGCCCTTCCATCCGGCAGCGTGTACTGATGCACATACAATTCAATCATCTGGTTTCCTTTGCCTTGTTCAAGGCTGCGTCCAGTTCCTGCATACTGCCCAGACCGCCTTCCATCTTCTCCAAGTCCACGGACTCAAGCAGCCGTCCGCGCTTCTTGATCTTGGCCACCCGCACGCTCTCCAGCGGCTTCTCCTCGGTCTTCGCAAAGCCCAGCGCATGGGCCACGAAACCGCCCAGTGAGCGCAGGGTGAACTTCTCGCCACCGGCTGTCACCTCGTCGCTCACATTGACGCCGGTCACCTGCCTGTCCCGGTGGCCCAAGGTGCCCAGCTTGTAGGCCTCGATGGCGTCGGCAGGCATGATCTGTCCGTTCAGGGTTGCCTGACAGAGGGCGCATGTGACCTTTCCAATCCGAATCTGGGAGTCGCAGATATACTGGCGGCAGCTCTCGCAGATGATGCGGTAGCTTCCGTCGGGGTTGCGATAGCCTCCTTGGCGGCTTGATCCTGACCAGAACGGCATCGCTTCTCCTCCAGAAACTTTAGCGTGGCTTCGATGTTGCGCAGCGCGTCGGGCACGCGCGCCAGCTGATCTTCCTCAACTAAACGATACAACGAATTCTTCCACTTCGATAGCCAGTTCAGGCCGCGCCCCTTGGGCAGGATTTCGATCACCGGCAGATTCATGGCCGACAGAGCATAGGTCTGCCAGCTCTGCGTGCCCACGTAAACCGGAGTGGGCGCAGCATCCGTGGTCGTGTCCAGCAGGCGCGTCCAATCTTCAGAGATCATCAGCTGCACACTATATTCGCCTCTCCACTGCAAAACCTTCTCCAACAGGGTGTGGGGCACCGGGTAGTCGGTGATGCACAGCACCCCGCTCGCCAGCCCCGGCGTTGGCTGCTTCACCTTGGGATAGGGCGGAGCCTCCACCCCGCTGAGCGCGGCGCACACCTGCGCGGCATGCTTCTCGGAGTTGTAGAAGCTCAGAATCTTCGCGTCGCTCATCTCGATCACCGAGTCGGGGAAGCTGATCTGCTCCGGCTGCTGGACAAGAGCGATGCCCAGCTTGGCGAACAGCTCCCAGTCCTCCGGGCTCATGGTGGTCTGGTAGCGGAAGCGGTACTCAGGCATGACCGTCGTCACGCAGTTGGATTCCATCTTCATCTGGTAGTTGTTCACGTAGGACTGCAGCGCGGCCATGGCCGGGAACTGCAGCTCGCGGTCCTTGGGCATGATGAACAGGATGTCCTCAGTGGCCACCATCAGTAAGCTCCCCCACATTCCATCCCCATGGTTCTCTGAATTCCGGCAGCTCTGCGACAGGATCAGGCCGCACACACTGCAGCACTGCTTCAGCAATCCTCAGTGCGTCCTCTTTGGTAAGTGTGCAACCCTGCAAAGCATCGATTGCCCGGTCTGCGGCCCGTTTGGAAAGGCTGGCCTCGTAATCATCGTTGCGGGGGCTCATTCAGCTGCTCCAATACCGAGGTGGTAACGCAAGGCAACGGCTCACCGTTCAGGGCCTCGACACACTTCCAAAGGAGGCGCAGCAGCGCATCCTTCCTGCCGCTAAGCTCCACAGACTCGTCCCCGGTCACAAGCTCCACCGTGGCATTGTCACCGACGACCATGGCAATCATGGCCGTGTCGCTGTTCACCTCGAACTCGAAAGTTGTAAGGTCATGCTCCATGGAACACCTCACTTCACTATAGGGAATCAGTGGATCGTCGCCTTCTGCTCCTGCTCTCGCACTATTGAATCGGCGCGCTTGTAGGCGTCCTGAAAGCAGAAGCAGCACACCTTGTGCGGCGGACCTCCGTCGTCCATGGGCATGTCAATGGCCCACTTCAGGGGGAACGATCCGTGCTTATCACAGGTGAAGTAATCGACCTTGGGCGTCGAGCGCACTTCGATCCACGCCCGGAAAGCCACCACCAGCACGTAGACGGCCAGCGGACCCAAGAAGACAAGGCTAATGACTAGCAGCTCCATCGGACCCCTCCTCTCCGAGGATTTCGTCGGTCAGGCCGTGAACGAATGCAGAAGGCAACGCAACCACCACGCCGATGAACATCAGCATGAGCATGGCCAAGCCGGTCAGCAGATCGATCAGATGCACGAAGAACTTCATCAACCAGCGCATCACAGCCCCCTTACCATCCTCAGCGCCTCGGCCCACCCGGGGTGGGGCCGGTCGAAGGAATAGTGTTCGTGCAGGACGTTGTACATCCGGTTTCCCAGATCGATACGTCGCGCCTCATCACACACCAGATCACGCAGTTTGGGTTGCCAAGCGCTTTGACCAGCGCATAGTAACCAGCGCAGCTCGGGGTCGTGGCTGGTGAAGTCGTCATAAGGCTTCGACCAGCTGGCAAGGCATGGAATGCGGCAATATGCGGCTTCAAACATTTTGATGGCACTGTTGTGCGTGACGAGACCGCTGGGCAAGACGAAGAGATGGTCACCCTCAACCTCCACAGCAATAGTAGAAGTGCGAATGTGCTCTACACTTGCAACCTCGAATGGAGAGACGTTCGACTGATAAGGGACGTATGCAAGGTTGATCGACCCGCGCACCACTTTGAACTGCTTTCCCTTACAAGAAGCAAAACCACGTCGATAGCGCATCCTGTAGCCCAGAACTGAGCACATAGCCTGCACGTCACGTAGCCATCCCCAGTTACGAGTTATACTGAAGTTCCATGTACCGGGGCGTCGTCCAGACCTCTCAGCTGAAGTTGGCTTGGCATAACTTCCGCCGGCCTCCAGCCAACCTATCAGGACACCCTGTAAAAACTGCCTGCCCGCATTCCACGCAGCCACAGACAGCCTCTTGTCTTGGCTAGTGGACCCAATCACACACTGGCGCAACAGACCATGTACATACGCTCCACTCACCTCCAGACGGATACCACGCGCACTGATCACGGACTCAGTTACCACCGCATGATGCTTCTCAGCAAATTTCCTGATCTTGTGATGCAAAACATTCTGGTCCGCATGGCATGCGAAGCCAACTTGATTATTCCCTCCCCGCTTTCCTGATCCACATTGCATACCCCAATTGCCGTCACCGATAAAATGCCCGACAAACCAACCTGCCTCGAAGTCAAGCAGACCCGTAGAATCGTCGATTAACGGAGACAGGTCCGCCTCCCGCAAAATCATCCCGGGCTTAATATCCTTAGCGCACACCTCTTTTCCGTCGTCAAGAATAAAGCGGTGCTTGGGGGTCACATGCAGCATGTCACCGCCCTTCATGTGCACAGACAATGCTGCCCCAAAAGGCTGTTTTTCCCATGCCGTAACACGCCTCCATCGTCCATCAGGACCGGGCAGCATGTGATTATCACCGTCACTGAGAAAGTCGGCTAAATTGGTGCGCACTAAGCGGCCACATTTCTTGCCGATAATAGATGTGCTGGGCGCGAGACACTTGGCCTCGTTGAAAGCGTGGTCGGTCAGCGGCGCGAGAGCCACGCTCCAGCCCCACACCGGCATGCGCGCGGAGAATTCGGCCACCGGACACCATGGCCGGTGCTGGAAGTTAGGCAGGGTGCGCAGGCGGTCGCTGGGCTCGCAGCCCCGGAACTCCACCACGGCATCAGGGCGGGCCTCTACAGCCCCTTTAAGGGCATCGTAGACCAGCTCCAGATCGCCCACGTGGGAACTCGAACCACTCCAGCCGACAATGAACTCGGGGCGCGGCATCGGCGTCGCGTACAACCGCTCCTCCATCCAGTTCTCGCACACCACGATGGGAATCTCCCGGCGCGTGGCCGGGTTGATCATGTGCTTCACGTTGGCCTTGATGCGCTTGGCCAGCGTCTTGGTGGAACAGGTCACCAGATCGGTCACCCGGATGCACTGGATGAAACCCTCGCGCATCTGCTTGAGCGGCTGGTGCGCGGGGTTGTACTCCGGCAGGTCCCACACATCGTCGTCCAGATCGTAGATGATCTTCGCGCCCAGACTCCGGCAGGTGTTGATGAAGTTGAACTGGGGCAGGGAACAGCAGCGCTGCACCACCACCACGTCGCAGCCCGCGATCACGTCGAAGTTAGGGGCGTTGGCGAAGCAGTAGAAGCTCGACCCGGGGATGTTCTGGTGCGGGTAGTAGAAGCGCCAAAGAGCATGGTCACGCGCATGCGTCCAACCAAGCTCCTAGAAAACATACGGAATTTTGGCGTGTCAGCATGCGCGTTGCACCTCCGATCCAAGGGGCATAGCAGCCTCCTTCCAAATTTTGTTCCTGCGCTCGTAGTGTGCCTTCAATTTCGGCGGCAGAGGCTTGGTCTTCATGTCAGAATCCCTTCCAAGCAGCTTCGTCAATCACCTCACGAGTCATCGTGACGCGCACAATGCGACACTCGTAAGGACCGCTCGCTTCATGGTCCTTTTTGAAAACCAGAGCATTGTCATAGCTCAGAGGATCGTCGCAGTAACGGTGCCACGGATTAGCGGGGTGGGTTGCGATGCGCCACTCCACCTCATACCACGTCGAATCGGTTATCACAGGTCCCTCTCCAGTATGCCAGTCGGGGCGTGGGGAACGCCCAGCTGCTCCTGCAACTCCCTGATCTTGCCCAGCAGGTAATCAATCACGTAACGCTGTGACTGCTCCTTGTTGCTGCGCTGGTGCTCCATCAGAGCCATCGCCGACAATAGTCCGTCCACCGATACAACAGTGCATTTGCTGGCCACATAGGTTGTGTCGTCGTAGTGGTCACATATCGCTATGGTACGGCCCTCTGCATCATGCACGATGAGCACGCTGTTTGAAGAAGTCAGGGCAGGCGGAAGCTGGGGACGTGGGCGAACGTGCCTGTGGCACACTGTCACGCCCAGCACGATGGCGATAAGCAGCATGGCGAAGATCAGCGCCGTCCTCACGTAGCCGGGGTTCATTTGCCCACCCCTAAAAACCAGATAAGCAATCCTGTCACAGGCCAGATCAAAACCAGCGCCGCCTTCAACAAGTCGTCCGAGTCCATCCTGAGCTTCATTTCCAGCTCCACTTGCCACCGATGCTCAAGCGCCGCTTCACGTCGGCGGATGATGCCGGGCTCAGGTGCTCGTCGAGGAACAGCAGCAGCTCCTGAAACTCGGTCGCGCTGAGCCGTCCCTTTTCCCAGTTGCAGCTCTGGCAGCACCACGCGAGGTTGTCCAGATTCCAGCTGCCACAGGCCGCCAGCGCCACCTTGTGGTCAGGAGTCAGATTGCGCACTGTCAGCTTGGTGCCGCAATAGAAGCAGCAGCCAGTGTCCAGAGCCCGCTGGGCTGCGCTGCGGAACTCAGCAAGGGTGTAGGGCAGCGCCCCGGCGTTGGCAGCCTCTATACGCTTGTTCTGCCCGTTGTAGATGGAAAGGGTGCGGCGCATGAAGGCTGATTGCTTCTGCTTCACGCGCATCTTGGCCCGCTCCTCAACACGAACGGCCAGCAGCTCAGCTTTGGTCATGCGAATGGGCACCGCCTGCCTCCTTCACAGCTTCAGATCGCGGGTCACGCCGGGCTGTTTCATAGCTGTCGGGTGTGCGTCCGCAAAGTCCTGAAATTTGCGGATGGTCTGTTCCACGCCCTTTATGTGCAGGTTGTTGCAGCCGGATTCCTTGCAAAGCACGCGATAGGCCTCAAGAGTGGCCACAGCATTCCGATCACGGGCGCGGAGCAGAAACAAGGGCTCGTCCTGCGGTATCTCCGCACCGGACACGGTATTGAATATCTCACACCCGTCTGTACTGAACTTGCCATCGATGTTTCTCATCACTGTGCCGCTCAGCGACCAGAAGCGGTAGCGCCGCCAAGGCGCATGCCACGCCACCATGCCGAGAACATAGCCCTCGGGAGAGATGACCTCCCACTTCTTGGTATTGTCTAACGTCTTGCTCATTACTCTTTCTCCTTTCTACGCAGCTCGCGCAGGATAAGCCGCTTCCACTCACGCTTTACTTCCGCCCGCACATCGGAATCGAACTGCTCCCACTCCTGCCTCCATCCCCGGCGATCAGTTACGTCTCCTAGAATGGACATCACAATCCTGCTGGCCAGCCTTTCCTCGGCCTGTCGCTCAGCCTCACGTTGGCGCTTGTCAATATCAACCTGCTCTGATTCATCCGGCATATTGGGGCTCATACCAGTTTCTCCTCGCGCTTGATGATCTCCAGCAGCTGATCGCCGCGCACCCGCTCGGGGTGCATGAACAACAGCCGTGTCGATTTATTATAGAGAGGCCCGATGAAATCCACGCCGGACATGGGCGGCCAGAGGATCAGCGTCTTACAGCCAAGAGCGCTGGCCAGATGGCCGATGCCGTTATCCACCGTCAGAATCAAATCAGCATGACGCAGCAGATTGGTCATGTCGTCAAGGTCGCTGGCGGTTGTCTTGGCACACTGGAAACCAGTCCAGTTATCATTCGGCCCAGCCAGAATGGTGGGCTGCAAACCACGTTCATCACGCAGCCACTCGATCACCTGCATCCAGCGCTCGTGGTCCGGGGTCTTGTTGGGACGCATGCCCACGTGCCTCGAACAGGAACGCGAGAACGGAGCGATGAGCGCGTAGTGAACGTCGGTGTTTCTCGGATGGATGTTTGCCCATCCAGTCAGGGGCGCGGGCACCCCAACCCAGTGATCGGTGTTCACTCCCAGCAACCATGCGAAGCACTGCGAGATATGCACCCGGCGATGATACTGGTATAGCTGTACAACGGCCAGCTGCGCGGCACGTCCTGCAGTCAGGTCGATGGCTTGGGCGTTCTCCACCGGAGAGAGCGTCCCTGCGTCGCGCACTGACAGCATGGGGAACTGGCGGCGCACCATCTCACCCGCCAAGTCCTGTCCCACGCCGATCACGATCTGCTCCAAGGGCTTCTGCATGTGCAGCTCGGCTATGGGGCGCAGGGTGTACAGCGTGTCACCCAGCAGATTGACGTTCCGAATGACAATCATCGCGCTCCCCTAGCTTTTCAAAAGCGTCGCCCACAGCGCTAACCATATTGTAAGCACGACCCTCGGCCACCAGCACGCCCCCGAGGAACACCTTGGCCACCCACTCACCCCGATAGTAGTCAAACGTCACCTGATAGATTTTGTTTTCCATCATTTTGCACCCGGAGTCGGAGGCTGAGGCGGCAGCAGAGCCGTCTGCTTGACAAGATATGTGCTGGTCTTCTGCCTGCCCTTGTCGTCGTAAGCCAGCTCAATGGCCGAACCACCACGCTCGAAGCGGCCCGCGACAAACTGATTGGGGTAGAAGACAGCGCTCCAAGCATTGCCCACCACGCCGTAAGCCGTGTTCGTCCTAGCATTGCCCAGCCACATGACAACCCAGCCGCCTACCGTCTGCGAAGTGCCCACATAGAACTGCTCGGGGTACTTGACCTTATCCACCACGCTGGACGCCGGGGGCGCATCCTTTGCTGCGCTGATCATCACCCCACTGCCCACCCGCACCATGGCATTACCCTGTGCGAAAGCTGCTCCTACCAGCAGGCCCAGCCCAAACAGCAATCCCAGTTTGACAATTCGTTTCATATCAGTCTCCTCTTCCTCATCTCGTCCAGTATATCACGTTCTGTCAAACGTGCCATATACCGGGCGGCCTCGCGGCGCGCGTAGGCCTCGCGCTGCGCATCTGTCAGGAAAGGATGGAATACGCCATACCAGAAGGCCTGGAACAACACCCAGAAGCGCCTCATCGCGTCCTCTCGATCTCCCGTATCAGCTGGTTTGCTTCCGCGCAATCGAATGTGTGTTTGGCACCGGCATGCGAAGCTGGACAGAAGCACCAACCGCCTTGAGGCAACTCATCCCCCACAGATTTCAGCGCCTCCAGCAGCGCATCCTCCCTGGCGCGGGCAACACGGTAATAGCACATCCAGCCCTCGGGCTCTGGCGTGCCATCCTGAGCGTAACGTTCCAGCTTTTCGATCATGCTTCCTCCTTGGGTGGAGCGATGGGCATCCACATCACAACTTCTTTTTCTTCCAAGCCATAAGTGTCGCAGTCGAACCGGTATGTTTCCGAATCGGGCCGATAGAGCGCCAAGTGAACAGAATCCCCATCCCACACCAACACTTCTTCGTTGGCATTCGGCAGGCTCTCCGGCGTGATCCTCCGCCAGCGCAGCCGCTCCAGTTCCTCACGCGCTGCGAGGAGTTCGTCAAACGCCGCATCAATTTCTTCGTCGTCTGCGATAATGCATGGCGTCAGGACTTTTCCCGGTGAGTAAGAATCTGGTGGCCTGCTGCATATATCTTTCAGTCTCGCTTCATCGATCATTGGTGGGCCTCCGGTTCAACGTGTAAGAATTTTTTAGTCCACCAGCACAAAGTCCGTAGTCCTGTAGGCCGCCTTGCAGCGGGGGAGGATGGCGGCCCCGGTGAAGGTCACCTTGGTCAAGTACCACACTGCTGCACGCATGTCTTCCACGTGCGCATCGGCCAGCTCATAACTCATGCCGTACTCGGCGCTGGCCCTTATCTGGCTTACGATCTGCGGCACGTCCCGCGCAAACAGGTAGCCAGTGATCACAAGTTCATTGCCGTGCAACTCAGCAGTATCGATAACTCCGATTTTGGCTCCCACCACATGCTTGCTCTCGGCGTGAAAGCAAACTCCCATGCCCAGCAGGCTGGGGATCGCGTCCATTGCGGCCTGCTTGGTCAGCACCACAGTGTGCCCCCGCGCACCAGAGGGCGCTTTATTGCTCGGCTCGTCCACTTTGGTCAGAACTCCGATGAAATGGCTTTTATTCGGATGGGTCATTCGCATCTCCCTTCTGTGCGCGAGCTATCACTTCGGCCTCTAACTGTGCTAGGGTTTTCTCCTCACCGACAATCGTCAGCTTTTCAATCTGGCACGGGGCAAGGGCATTTGCACAGCACACCTGCCAGCGTTCCAGTTCGACGTCGAATGACACGCGGACTGAGAACACGTAAGGGCCGCCATAGGCCACCGCAGTTTCCATGTTCCGCGCAAACCACGTGCCTTCTCGAAAGCCCTTCAACGCTATACTTTTTGCATTTTCTTGTGAGGTACCGTGGAACCACACAGTCTGCCCATCTCTTACCGGTGCCTTGAGGCGGGCGATTTCGGCCATTGCATACTCAAGCTGACCTTCGGGGCTTGCTGCGTAATCACTCCACTTCTGGCCGACTGGGACCGGGCCATCATTCGATGCCTTGAGTGCGTCCTCCAGCTCCTTCACCCGCGCTTCCGCCGTGCTGGTACGCTCGATGAGTTCTTGAACCAAAGATGGACGCATCGCTACGATCTGTTGCTCGGATCGCATCATAGCTTCGTCGTACAATCCCCGCAAATCTTCCGCTATCTCAGGCATAGTCCCTCCTTACCGCGCTCCCATGTCGGCGTCGTGAATAAGGTGTCGTGATGACAGAGCACGATCACGTCCCCGACCTTCATCCCGGCACACCGCTCACGGCAAGCAGCTGCTTCCTCTTCGACCGACTTCAAAACCAGACTCATACGTTGTTCCTCCACTCCATAATAGAAAAGCCCTGCTACGTCCAGCAGGGCTTCTCCACTCTCCACGGTCTTGCTACTGCTTGGGAACCCACGGGGCACCGAGGTGCATAACCCACGCATCGCTGACCGCAGGGCCGTTGTTGGGATCGTTCAGCTCCACGAACTTGTAGGACATCCAGTAGCAGCCGCCGTCCGAGTGGCCCGGGGCGCTGATGCCCCAGCCCGAACCCCAGCTGTTCTGCACGCCCAGTCCGCCCACGCTGCTGTCGGGAAACACCAGCGTGTCGTCGTAGGCCATGACATGCTGCGCGTGGCCGCCCAGCAGCTGCTCGGTGGTGATGTCCGGCACCGGCATCATACCCGGCTGCGCCCAGTCGCTCTCGAAGCTCTGGTACACGCTGATGCCGAAACCGAAGCTGTAGCCGGAGGCGATCACGCTCTTCATGGTGGCGAGATCGGGGATGTAGTGGTATGCGCCGCCCTTGTACACCAGCCCGTCGGCAAACTGCTCGGCAGTGGGCGGCGTCGAATACTGGCTGTCGGAATAGGGCATCTGCGAATTCAGGCACGCACCCTTCTGGTTGAGGCTGATGAAGGTCTGGTGGATGCTCGAACCCGCATCCGCGCCCAGATTGCCGTCGGCAATCAGGTTGCACAGGTAGATGAATTCCGCGCTGGCCTCGAACCGGTCGGCAGGCACGCTCTGGTTGACCTCGGAGGTGAAGAACTGGCGATAGAGCGCGTCGCGCAGTTCAGCTCCCATCTGGCCGGTACACGATCCTTCCTGCCCCTGATCGCGGGTCGGGCCTTTGAAGCGCCACACGTCGGCCTTGGACGGCAGCACCACCGCCGGATCGGCTTGGAACAGGCGCAGGGTGCGCGCCGGGTGATTGGGATTATCACGGAACCGGCCATAGCGGCGGCCCCCGGCTGATACAGGCAGAAAGCTCATGGTGTCTCCTAGAGCGAAAGGGGCGGCTGCTCACCGCCCCCGTCGGGGTTAGACAGCGTGCGTGCTGAGGCCATGCAGCCAGAGCACCGAGTTGTAGCCGTACTTCAGGGTATCGGTGCCGGGTACTGCAACCTTGCCCAGACCTGCCTTGACCTGCGCCTTCATCACCACCGAGGCCGGAGCCGCGCCGGGGATGAGCACCTGAATCGACGACAGGATGACGATGGCCGTCCCGATGCCCGCCGTGACCACCGTGGCAATCGAGCTGCTTACCGGCACACCGGCTGTCTGCAGGGCTGTGATGACACCGCTGGCCGCCGACTGCGCCGACTGCAGGGCCGCGATCACTGCGTCCAGATTGCCCTGAGTCTTGGCCGCGTTGTAGGCCGTCACCGCCTGACTCAGCGCATTCAGTGCAGCGTTGAGCACATTGGAGGCGTTGGCCATGAGCGCCGCCGCGCTGGCTGCCAGCGTCCCATTGCCAGTGGCCTCGGCAATGATGGCTATGATGCTTTGCACAATGTTGACGATTACCGGCAGGTCTTTCTCCACCGTCGTAATCCAGCTGGTGCTACACCCCTCCAGCAGTACGGAACTTGGCACCGTGACCACCGCCACTGCCGCGCCCGCGCTGGAGAGCTTCAGGAACGTCCTACGATTCAACGCCAGATTTTCCATGTTTACCCTTCTCCTTCTCCGCCTCTGCCTCGACAGGGGCTGCTCGCAAACCCTGCATCACGAATTGCTCGATCCTGCGTCGCACCAGAAAGCCCGGAACGAGGGGAGGCTTCCTGACACAGCGCACCATCAGCACGCAACTCTTGGGCGCATAGGCCCAATCGATGGTGTAGAAACCGGTGAGGGCCGCCCCGGTCCATGAGCCCCGGTTGTCGTAGGCCGTGACCTTCACCCCAAGGTGCTCCCTGACGCGCACGCACAGTGCCCCATACTGCGACCGGGAGACATGATGAAAGCTCTGCATCAGAAAACTCATGTTCGCCCCCTTCCAGAATGCCCCGCAATCGAGCGCCAAGGCCCCAAGGCGCGTTTCCTAGCCCTTCCCGCCCATCATCACCTTGGAAATGGTGCCGTGAACGCCCGCAGACCCCAAAATGGCCAAAAGCAGGTTTTGCAGAGTGGCCAAGGTATAGAGCTGGTCCGGCGAGGTGATGACCAGCACGCCCCCGGCGCTCAGCAGCACGTTGACTAGAACCGCCACCCAGCCGTTCAGATAGGGGGCGAACCACGGGGCCTGCTTCAGGCCCTGTATCACCGCATAGACCACCGCCACGATGGCCAGCACCTTGGCGGCAGGCGGAACGGTGATGGTTACCAGCACCAGCAGAAACATGAGAGAGTGCATGTCGTCTCCTTTACAGATCGGCGATCTGTACCCAATTTAGGGTACAGTAGAACTGAGTATGGTGAGGTAGCAAATGTCAATTCCCAACGGCCTATGCCAATGCGGCTGCGGAGAGGAAACAAAACTCGCTCCACGCAACCGGGCGTCGAAGGGTTGGATAAAGGGCCAGCCCATGAAATTCGTCAAGGGACATGGTGCAGTAAAGCAACGCCCCATGTACCGAGTAGTTGACAGCGAAACATACGCAATACCCCTAAGCGATGGCCATGAGGCAATCATCGACGCCAAGAACTGGCCCAAGGTTGCAGGACGCTGGCAGTACGTCAAAGGATATGCAGCACGCATCCGTAACGGAAAGTGGGAGTGGCTGCACAAAGTCGTGATAGATTGCCCACCAGAAAAAGAGTGCGACCACCACGATAATGACCCAATGAATAATCGTGAAAGTAATCTCACCCCATGCACACACAGCCAAAACCAGAAGAACATGAAAAAGCCCACCACAAACACAAGCGGGTACAAAGGCGTCAGCTTGGATAGAGCCAGCAAAAAGTGGTGCGTCGGCATTACCGTAAATGGAAAGTTCAAGCACATCGGGCGCTTCCCTTTTTCACAGAAAATCAAAGCAGCCAAAGCCTATGACAAGGCAGCCAGAAAATACCACGGCAAATTTGCTCACATCAACTTTCCTCATAAATCCGCTATTTGAGACGGTGCCCAGAGATTGGGATCGCCGCCATGGGCATGGCGCACCATCGTTGGCCTGCCCTGATTGAGGGTCTTGCGCAGCGTCTGCTTCATGTCCCGCCGCGCCTGCTTCTTCTTGCGCTTCGAGTCCTTCCTGCGCCAGCCGTCCTGCATCGTGTCCTGCAGCTTGGTTTTCTGGGGGTTCTTCAAGTACGGCGGGTGCGTGTGGGGAATGGGCGTAGGAGCCTGAAACGTCTCGTAGTGCTCGCTGCTGTAGTCGGCCATGATCTCGATGTAGTCGCGGATGTTCACAGCAATCCTCACATTTCAGATGTCCTGCAGGCCCACGCCCACACCGAAGACAATACGGCCCGGCGGCCCGTCCGGGGTCGGTTGCAGATCATAGAGGAGAAAACGGGCACGCTCGCCGTGGTATCCCCCGCGCACAGGTGTAAGTATGTCCACTGTCACAGGCATCTCAGGAGGATACTTTTCCAGCGTCTCAATCAGCTCCATCACGGTTATCGCATCCCGTAGCTTCATGGCGTAAGCTCCTTGATCACGAACGGTCCCAGCGGGCTGTTGAACAGATCGCTCACGTCCTCGGCGATCTTCTCATCCAGTGGCAGGTTGCGCTTGTCGCAGCTCTGCGCGATGTGAATCACTTCGTGGATCAGCACCTTGGCCTGCGTTACCGGCATGACTGTGCTGTTCACGCCGATAGCCCCGGGGGTGCCCGCCACCGAACATCTGGAGTAGCCGTCGATCAGTTCGAGGTTGAGAATGCCGCCCTTGGACACCGGGCCTTCCAGCTGGTCGCTGATTCTCACGTCGTAACGCTGGCCCGCAATCCACACAAAAGTGTGTGCAGGAGGGATGATCAGCGCCTGTGACCAGAGCACCACTGCGAAAACCTGCAAACCGACTCCGAACAATCCAGCCCACAATCGCCAGTCCATGATCACACCTTGAAATGCACTTTCTTAGGCCCGCCCACGTCGTGCATCTTGGTCATCGATCTGTGCCCCATCTTGTGATGGAAGCCGATGCCCAGCGCCTTCACCTCGTCCTCGGAAGGCATCGAGCCCATGTCCGCCTCTGCACCGAATCCCGGCGCGCCCAGCGCCTTGGCCCGCTTGTTGATGTGGGCGATGGTGGCGGCGCGGTTCTTGGCGCGTCCGATGGCACGCTTGGCGTTGGACAAATCCTCACGGTTGACGATGGGGAATCCGCCGTGGGGCATCGCTGCTCCGCTCTTGGCCAGCTTCTTGCGTCGCGTATCGGAGAATTCGCGGCTCTCCATGTACTTGTCCGCCCACACCACAAAGTCCGCCGGGGCTATGCCTGCTGAAACCAGCGGCCCGAGAATCTTGCCGTCGTCGGACAGGTTGACCGGCGCGAAGTCGGGCTTGAGAGGCTTGTACAATCCCGTCCGCATGGCGCTCAGCATCTTGTCCACCACGTTGGTCTCGCTGGACACGTCACGGATCATCATGCGCACCAGATCGGCGCTGGCTGCCGGGAACTGCGATACCTGATTGCTGGCCAGCGGCATCGGCCTGCTCGTGAAGTGGCCGCCGGTCTGGGGGCGGTCCATGCCCGGGCAACTGGCGTTGATCTTCAGCGGCATTCCGCTCAGGCTCACGTCGCCGTTGAGCGAGTAGTTCTGGCGGAACTTCCTGCCGCCCAGCTCATAGGTGCAGGCGTTGTGATAGGGATGGACTTCGGTGAGGATGGGGTAGGCTTGGCCCATCATCACGCGCGGGCCGCAGTGACGTTCCTGTATCAGGCGCTGCAGCGTGCCGGTCAGCTCTCCCGCACTGATCACGTCGGCATCCTGCACCTCCAGCGCTCCCCGCTCCACCCAGCCGTACTCGTCGAGAATGCCTTGAGCCAGCAGCTGCGCGCGGCGATATTCCCCGCACACCACCACCGCCTCGGGGTAGTATTTCGTGGCCGCAAGCTCACCCAGATGACGTCGGTTCTTCTCGACCACCACCGGCATGTTGAGCTTGTTTTCCTTGGCCGCAGTCAGCTCACGGGGGCAACCCACGCGCAGCAGATGAACGCACACCAGATCATATCTACGCCCGGTCTTGAAACGCCCCATGGAGCCGTCTCCAGCGGCCACCAGCTTGGCAAGGTCCTCTCCTAACAGGGAAATTCGCATGATGCACTCCTCAAAGTTTCTGTCCCGGGCATTCCGGTTGTTTCCCAACTCAGCATACGGCTTCAATCATCGCCTTGTCATAGTAATTCAACTTTTCTTCCCACGCCCACTCTTTCCGTGTAGCCGCTTTCCTCCACCCAGTCCGCCACCGCCTCGCGGGCCGACTCCAGCAGCACCACCGCGTCGGTCAGCCGGGGATGTGCGCCCAGCGCTTCCACCATGATCATGTCATCACGCAGGCGGCGCTCCATGGGGGTCATCTTCTCGATCATTGCACGTCGCGGAAACCCGTTGATCATCTGCGGCTTCATCTCCACCTCACTTCGCTGCTCTGGCCAGCCACGCTTTGATCGGAACGCTGGGGTCTTCCTTGTAAATGCCCTGATACAGTGCGGCGCGCTGACGCTTGAACTGGGACACCAGCATCGCCTCGTTGCAGTTGTTGGTGGCGGCCATGGTGTTCGGACCCCATGCCCCGTCCACAGTCATGTCGATTCCGGTGATGGCGTTGATGGATTCCTGCAGCAGCTTCACGCCGGTACCGGGTCCGTTGTTGACCTCGCAATCGAGCACCCGCTTGACCACCTCGTCAGAATCACAGCCCGCCATCCACTGATTCCAGAAGTCTGTCTGGTAGGCGGACTCGACCGCCGGGCCACGCTGCTCCTGCGGCAACCGGCTGATGGCCATGTACTGATTCGTGTGCCAGAACGAGTTGATGCCGCTGACGGCGTAGGCCGCACGCTTGGCGGCAGCCACGTCCGCAGAATCACTGGGCCGCACCGGCACCGGATCGGGCACGAGGGCGTAGCTGCGCGGCTGGTCCTCGTTGTCCATCATCCAATTGAATGCCACGTCGAAGTTTGCCACAGCTCACCTCTTGGCTTTGGACCACGCCGCCTCGATGCCCCGGGTGGTGGCATAGGCGGCGATGGACTGGATGTACTGCTTGTTCCCGCCCTGTTGCTGCTGCCTGCCAAAACCCTGCTGGCGCTGACGTCCGAATCCCTGCTGCTGTTGCTGCTGCACCTGCTGGCCTGACTGCTGCCAGTGCTGGTCTTCCATCATGGAGCGCTGTTCCTTGGTCAGCTTGCCGAAGTGCTCCATGGCCTGATTGCCCAGCTTCCACGCCTTCTTGGCATGCTGCTTGTAAAGCGGGTAATCCGCGTCCTCATGGCTCTGGTTCAAGGCGTCGGCGGCGCGCTGATGGGCAGCCGATTCCTGCATCAGGCGGTGATACTCGGCCATGTGGTCAGTAGGCCCGTCGGTCTTGGTCTTCTGCGCCGCCTTGTATCCCGCCTTGGTTCCGTAGGCGTTGATCTCGATCAGGTCCCTGATTCTCATTTCTTCCTCCTGTTTACGTCCGCCGAAAAACGCATCGCCGGGGGCGGCGCTCCTCCACGCAGATGCTCGGCCAGCTGGTGCACGCCGCTGCCGCTCTTCACCTGATAAATCGGGGTGTGCTGCATGTTGGGATTCGCTGCTTCGCCCTGCTGATACACCCGGAAGTGATTCCAGTTCTCGTTGCCCGCTCCGGTGCCGCTTCTGTCCGTCGTAATAAGCTCATTGGGCCGGGCATCGTTCACGAACACCACCTCATGGGGGCTGAGGCCGTATTCCAGTGCCTGCCCGGGATCGGCATTGCGTTCCGTGGCGTCCTGCATGAACTTCGAGTAGAGGGGATTGCCCATGTCCTTCACTGTGGCCTCGCGCCAGCCTGCAATAGCCAGCGCCTTGTTCATGGCCTTCTGCTCGGTCCTGCCCTTGTCACCTTCGTCGCGGTAGCGCTGCTTGTAGCGCGGGTCCACCGGGTAGTTGGCACCCTGTCCCTCGCGGTAGAGGTCCTTGATGTGCTGCATCTGGTCATCGGCCCGGCCACGTCCTCGTGTATCCCAGCCCTTCTTCGCGCCTTCGCTGGTGCCTGCAGCAATAAGCTCTCTGATGTTCACAGTGCGTCCTCCTCGGGGCGTGACAGATCGATCACGCAGTTGCAGCTCAAGTGGGCCAGCGGCGCATAGTCTCCGCTCTGGAACACCTCTTCCATGGCAATCGGGCTGTCCTCCTCGTTGGCTAGGCAATCCTCGCAAGGATCGTCGCCCAGACACACCCAGCTCTTCAGCAGTCCCTCGCCCATGGTGGCGTCCATCATTCCCTGATAGTAGCCCCTTGCGGCCTCGTACCTTGCCGCCCTTTCCGCTCTCTGTCCGCTCAGTGCGAATTCGTTGTGGGGATCAGCGGCCAGCCACTTCTTGGTCGTCAGGTTCATCTGGTCGCTGATCTCCTGCGCTCGATATGATGCCCGGGCCTTGGCGTCGGCGATGTAGAAGCTGCCCGCCTTCCTTCCCACCAATGATCCTCCGTCGTCGTAGCCCCTGATCAATGCCGCCTGCACCAGCTTGCTGATGGAGTTGTTCAGTTTCTGCTTCAATCCGGGCAGGCTCATGGCGTCCTTCATCACCTTGTAATCAAGCACCGAATCGATGGAATCGAAGTAATCGTTGAGATCGTGCGTCGCCATGCCGATGTGCAGGCGCAGGCTCTTCCACGGGGACATGAGCAGGATGGTTGCCAGCGCACGCCTCTTCAACCTGCGTCTTCTTTGTTCATCTGCGTCATCGGCATGGATGTGTCGGTGCATTAGTGCCTCATCAAAACCCAGTCCACGACTCCCTGAAGCAGGCCGCCGATGAATAAAACAGCGACCCCTATGCCCTTGGCCTTGTTGTTGTCGGCGGATATGTCGTCCACCTTGGCGTTCAGTGCATCCACATCGCTGATCACCCTGTCCACCCGTCCCCCGTCGCCGCAGTTCAAGTGACAGGCGGCCTTCACCTCGGTCAGCACGGTGCGCATGGTGCTCAGTTCCTGACGTATCTCCTTCTGTCCGTCCAACAGCTGCTTCTCGAAAAAGTTGGGTTCGGAGCGGTTCTCGATACGCGCCAATCTCTCCGTCAGCGCCTGACCGACAGCGGGTATCACCACGTTGGCTATCTGCTGCTGTTTGATCTCCACTGCGGTCAAGCGCTCCTCAGTTGTCTTGGGATCCAAGGGCCACCTCCTGCATTACGCCGCTCTAGCGGGCCTTCTCCAAGTTGATCTGTTCGTGCCTCTGCTGCATTATCGCTTGCTCCTCCTAGTGTACTAACGGCATTCCCGCCACTGGCGGCTGCGGTCGGCAGGCCACGGCAGTCACATTCACACAGTTGGACGGGCCGCTGTACGTGGTCGGCGTCGTCGTGGATGTAGCCTCCACATCGTAGGCGTAGGTGTTTCCGGCCACCACCGTGCTGTCCACATAACTGGTCGAGGTGCCCGGCAGAGTAGCCAGCAGCGTCCAGCCTGTGGAACCGGCCAGCGTCGCCGGACATACGCCGGTATTGCGGTAGATGGAGAACCCGCAGGTGCTCGAAGTGCAGCTGGTGTCGCTGATGGGAATGGTCACCGAGCTGAGCGTCCCGCCAGTGCATGTGCTCGCACCGGGAAGGGTTGTCACCGGGATCAGGGTGAACGTCGCAGTGAGAGTTGAATTGCCGGTCAATGTGCAGGATGCGGTGCCTGTTCCTGAAACGCTGGCGCACGATCCTGTGCCGCTCCAGCCGGTGAAGCTGTAGCCGCTGTTCGGCGTCGCCGTGCATGGGCCTATGCTGGTCCCCGATTTGCTGGTTCCCGTCGCACAATTTGTGCCGCTCACGCTGCCATTGGTGGCTGTCACCGTCAGAGTGTAGTTGTTGCCCCCGCTGCTGGGCGTGTAGGTGATGACCACGATGCCCGGCGCACCTGCTCCGCCGTTACCCTGCGTCCCACCGGGCGTGTATCCGCCACTGCCCCCGCCACCGCCATAAAGTCCACCCGTTCCCCCATTCCCGGCATTGCTCGTCGAGCCGGAGCCCATGCCACCACCTCCACCGCCTCCGCCACCCGAGCCATAGCCTCCCCATTCCAGCCCGGCACCGCCGTTGCCGCCGTTGGGACTGGTGGTGAAATTTGCTCCACCCCCGCCTCCCGAAGCGCCATTCACGTCGCCGCTGCCCGGGGTTGCCGCAGAAGTGCCCGTGCCTCCCAGACCTCCGGCTATCGATGCCAGATGATTAGCCCCGCCAGCACCGCCGGTCGTCGCATTGCTGGGCGGCCCGTTGCCTGCTGCACCGGCACCCGATGCGCCGCCACCGCCTGCTCCCGGCTGCTGCGTAGCGGCATTTCCAGCCCCGCCAGCCGCGCCTGCGCCGTTAGGGCCTGCCGCCCCACCCCCACCGCCAAACGCGGTGTACGGGGCTGGCGTGCCCGCTGCGCCCCCATTGTAGAGCGTAGTGCCAGTGCCTCCAGAGCCTCCCAGCGCCGCTGTGGCCGTGTTCGTGGCTCCCTGCCCGCCGTTGGCCACCACCAGCGAACCGAAGGACGAGGCACCACCCGCATTGCCTGTAGCTGTGCTGCTGGCTGCGCCCCCGGCTCCCACCGTCACCGCGACAGAAGCGCCGGACGTGTAAGCCACTGAGGCTTTCGCATATGCCCCGCCACCGCCGCCTGAGCCATATGCCGCGTAGCCGTAGTTGCCGCTCCCGCCGCCACCGATGGCCTCCACGACGATGTTGGCACCGCTCGTCGCCGCATGCCAGCTGACCGAGGATGTGCAGAACTCGCGTACCTGCGATCCCACCGTAACTGAAGGGCAGACCGTGCTGCCCGCTACGAGTGTCGCCGCCGCAGAATTCGAGGGCACGCTTTCCAAGCCGTCAATCAGTGCGGTTGCGTAGTAGCAATAGGAGCCCGGTGCCGCCACCGTCGTATCGACATAGGGACCACCCGCAGCCACCCCGGATGCTATCTTTGCGAAACTATTGCACGACCCACCACGGTACACGTTCACCGTGCCGGGGTCGCCCGGGGTGCTGTTGGCGCTCGCGGTCCAGTTCAACGTCACACTGCTCTGACCTAACAGCAGCAAAGCAGGCAGGAAAACGGTAAGGAACGTAGAGAAAATGCGCTTCACAAAAACCTCCTAGTGGGGAGCCACCTTGAATCCCCCCTTGATCTTCATAGCCCCGACCACGCGGAAGTTCGTTGGCGGAGCAGGACCAATGTTGTACGTCGCGCTGCCCACGGCACTGTTCGAGTAACCGCTGGCCGTGGCAATCGCCTTCACTGTCGTAGTGACACTGATACTGAGGGGCGTGGAATATACAAAAGAGCCCGTGGTCGGCGTGCTGCCGTCCGTGGTGTAGTAGATCGTGGAGCTGGGAGTAGCATCCGAGATCGTCACGGTCTGGGTGCTGGAGTAATTGCCTCCTCCGGGCGAGAATGTGGGTGTCGCTGCAGCGCCACTGAACGTCGCCACCAGAGTAGAGTTCGCTGTCAGCGTACAGGATGCGGTGCCTGTTCCTGAAGCGCCAGAGCAGGAGCCCGTGCCACTCCAGCCGGTAAAGGTGTAGCCACCGCCCGGCGTGGCTGTGCAAGGCCCGATGCCCGTGTAGTAGTTGTATGTCCCCGTCGCGCAGTTGGTGCCGCTCACACTGCCACCGAGTGCGGTCACCGTCAGAGTGTAGGTGTTGATCGTAAATGTCGCGGTCAGCGTCGAGTTGCTGTTTAAGGTACACGAGGCCGTGCCTGTCCCCGAGGCACCGGAGCAGGAGCCTGTACCGCTCCAGCCCGTGAAGGTGTAGCCGGTGTTTGGTGATGCTGTACAGGCACCGATGGCCGACCCGGCACTGTAGCTTCCCGTCGCGCAATCTGTACCGCTCACGCTGCCGTGGGCGTTCGTAACCGTGAGGCTGTAGGAACCGATGGCAGTGAACGTCGCGGTCAGCGTCGAGTTACTGTTCAAGGTACACGATGCTGTTCCCGTACCCGATGTGCCTGAACATGACCCCGTTCCACTCCAGCCCGTAAAGGTATAGCCGCTATTCGGCGACGCAGAGCACGCGCCGATGCTGGTGCCTGAGCTGTATGAGCCCGTCGAGCAGTTGGAGCCGCTGACTGTGCCGTTGGTGTGCGTGACCGTGAGGCTATAGGAACCGACCGGTGCGAACGTCGCAGTGAGAGTCGAGTTGCTGGTCAGCGTACAGCTTGCCGTGCCTGTACCAGATGCGCCGGAACACGATCCCGTTCCACTCCAGCCACTGAAGGTGTACCCGGAATTCGGGGATGCAGTGCAGGCTCCTATGCCGGTGCCGGAAGCATATGTGCCCGTCGAACAATTAGTGCCGGAGACGCTGCCGTTGGTGTTGGTCACCGTCAAGGTGTAGGTGGGACCACCGCCACTGCTGTTGTACGCTCCCATGGTCCACGCGCCGGACCCTCGCGCGTTACCCGCTGCGTCGCTGTCCAGCGGGGTGATGCCCAGACTCGACAGGTTTACACCAGCTCCGATAACCGGCGAGCCTGATCCCGGCACGTAGCTTCCATTCAGATTGGGATTGGATGAAATCGATGATGCGTCGCAGCCGCAGCCGGACTGCCATGAATTGAGCGCGCTGTAGTAGGAGGAGATGTAAATCCACTGCGGAACCGATGCGCCGTAGTAGTCGTTGTTCGAGGCCGTGATGCCCGATCCCTGCTGCCATATGTAGGTGCCGCATCCCAGCTCGATGTTGTTCTTCACCGTCCAGCCGTTCTGATAAATGTTTATGCAGTTGTATGCATTAGAGCCCGTTCCGCCCGCGTCGATGATGGTGTTGTTCAGGATATACCCGCCGTTGAAGCCCAGCATGGAGACGATGCCGGTGGAGGTGGGCACATTCGCGTTCGTCTTGGAGAATACGTTATTGAAGATGTAGCTTGTTCCGATGCTGCCGCCCGCCCCGCCGTTGTTGTTCTCCAGATAGACAATCGAGGTGGCGTTGGCTCCGATATTGCCCACGGCCACGTTGTTGTATATCCAGATGTCGCCCGTGATGCTCGCGCCGGACAGGTTCGTGAACAGGTGAACGAAGTTGTGATGGAATGCGTCGTCCGCCGTGTCCCAGTTGTTCCAAGTGTCCGCCGTGTTGCCGTAGATGTAGACGTTGGTAAATGTGCCAGCAGGGTAGAAGCCGAACTCCATATCTTGATTGGCATGGCTGAAATTATTGTTATAGATCGTCAGGTTGGAGTTGTTCGCGTTGGTCCAGTCATCAAAAATGCACACGTCGCACTGGGAGAAGCTGTTCCCCGGACCGATGGTCACATTGCTCTGGCCCTGAATCTCGATGCCCCATGATCCCCCGCCCCCGTCATCGTTGGCGGTGTGAACATAGACGTTGGGCATGGATAGATTCTCGACCTGAAAGTTGCTGCCGAAGCCGCCGATGTACGTGCTCTGCTGCTGGTAGGTGAGGCTCGTGCCGTTGGCGGTGTTCTGAATGACACCATTCGTCCCGCCGTTGATCACGACATAGGATGCCCCGTTGCCGTTGATGCCGAAGGTCGCGGCAGAAAAGTATGGGGCCTGCAGCACAGCACCGGATTCCCACAACAGCGTAATGGGATTGCCACTCGTGCCGCTACCGTTGAACGTCAGGGCGGTAGCTCCTGCAGAGAAAGTGAACGTGCCACACAAATGCACCGTAGTACCGGGGCCTATCTGACTTGAGCCACTTCCCCAGTTGCCTGAAGTATTGAAGAACGTCACAGCGTAAGCATTGGCACATGAAGTGCCATCTGCGCTACCAGCAGACGACTGGGCAATGTACACGTTCGTCAAGCTGGCCGATGCTGGCAGTGCCAGCAGCAACGTAAAGAGTAAGCCTAATAGACAGCGCTTCATTTCGCCTCCACCGTCCAGTTAGTTCCATCGCAGTAGGCCTTGACGTGATCGCCACCGCTGCCGGTGATTGTTGCGCCCCAAGTATTGGTGGTTGAGTCGGTGACCGCTGCTTCCGATCCCTCCTCGCCGCTGTTGCAGGTAGGCAGTGTGGAGAAGAGCCCCGGCGTGTAGGTCGTCACGGTGGTGCCGGTGCCCTCGATGTCCACTTCGCCATACAGCTTGGTCAGCGTGGTGTGGGAGGCCGACCCCAATACTGCCTCGTTAGAGCCGTCCGCGCAGGCGTGATCGCCAATCACAATAATGTCTGTCAGGGTAGAAGGGGTTGTACACGGCCCCGCATTGTCACCTATGACAACGTGATCGGAGCCAGCCGAATTCTGGTCTACCGAATCACCTATAGCAACAAGCTCATTGACTGTGGAACTCAGAGCCGGGTTGTCGCCGATAGCAACCACGTCGTTAGTGGCGTTGGTGCCTGACGCAGCGTTGTCACCGATAGCCACAATGTCGGTCACGGTGGTCAAAGACTCACCAGCATCTTGTCCTGCTAGTAGTGCGCTTGAAATGCCGGAACTGCCCGATCCTGTCGAAGTGCCTATAGCTACGAAGTTTGTATCGCTTGACACCGTGGTCGCTGGACTGTTACCGATAGCAATGATATTCGTTAAGGACGTACCACTTAGCAACGCGCTGTCACCTATCGCTATGACGTCGTTACCAGATACTGCCGTGTCGCTGCTATTTCCCAAGGCAACATGATTTGACCCGGAGGAGCTGTCTGCGGGACTGTTGCCTATAGCTATCATGTTACTTATGCTGCTGGAGCTTGTATTGACAGCATGATTGCCTATGGCAACAAGATTAGTAGCACTCTGCATAGCAGTGCCTGTAGCTGTGTGATCGCCGATAGCAATTACATCAGCCTCGCTAACTGCCTCGCACGCGATGCAGGCTGAATTGTAGTTACTATGGTCGCCGAGTACAACTATCTCCTGCATTGTACCTGAAGAATAGGATTCAATGAAAGAGGCGCTATCCCCGATGTGAACTGATTCAGAAACTGCTACGGTGTTGTGCTCCTCACCATTGAGATTATAATCGCCCAGCATGACAGTCTCGTAGATGCTTCCAGTATCACAACCTACACCGTTGAATGTGCCTATGGCATAGGTTGTTTCCACTGAGCAGTTTCCTACAGGACTCAAGTTGCTGTAGCCAATGGCGACTACCCTATCAGCTTGTATGCCTTCCGCATCTTCAAAACCCACGGCAACTATATTGTCCAAGTCGCTGTTGCTTCCTTCTGCGTCACCTACCAACACAGCATGATACAACGTCGTCGCATTGGCACCGACGTTATCGCCAATCCCCACCAAGTCAGAAGACCCAACTTCTTCGGGGCTGATATTGTTAAAAGGATTGTTGCCTATAGCAACCACATCGGTGGTGATCATCCCGACGGTTGCCATGGAAATCGGCGTGGAGCCTATCGCCACCACCTGCCCCGATATAGCGCTGCCGTTGTTCAGACTGTCATACCCCAGAACATTTGTGTTAGCAGGATTGGCCGTCGGTATCGTGTTACCAGCGCCGCAATACACACTGCTTGTGTCACCGGGACCAAACGTACAAACGTCGGTGCCACCAGAACCACCACCAGATGGGGAAGAGTTAGAAGACACAGCAGTACCCACGTCGAATACTGAGCCGCTGATAAGCCACTGATCAGTGAACACCGCGGTGCCATAGGTATCGATGGCCACCACGTAATAAGGGACGCCCAGCGGAATCGTACAGTAAGAGCTGACCAGTATGGGAGGGCTCACCATCGTCCCATTGGTAACGGTGACGTTCACCACCTCAGTTGGCACCACCAGCTCCGGCCCGGGACACGGACTGGCACTGCTCACAGAAGCGTCCTGAGCCAATGAAAAACGCAGCACCCCACTGAAGCCCTGACCATTGGGAAGATTGACGGTGCCGGTCAGCTGGGTCTGCGCCCGCGCTGTAATGCAACCTAGCAGCATCGCCGTCCCGAGCAGAAGTTGGCAAGCCTTTTTGAACATGGCTCTTCTCCGTTCAGTTTCCAACGCAGACGTAGTTCACTACGTCAGAGGTGCCACCGGTAACCGTTATGCTGGTCGCGGAGGTGTTGGTGATCTTTGCTGCGCCCGCCGTGGTCAGGTCATTTGGAGTGCAGGCAAAAGATGCTGTAGAGGTCCACGCTGGCATGCTTCCCACCAAGGCAGTGCCGCCGGAAAGCGTAACCGTGCCCCACACAATACGTGGGAGGGTCTGACCGGTATTCGCACAGGTCGTCGTCGTGCCGCAGGCGATCACGCTCTGCACAATGGGTGACGTTCCGCCCACAATCAGATTGTTAATGGTAAGCGACGTGCCCGGGGGCTGCGTAATCACTTGGTTCCCGCTGGGGTTGGAGATGATGGCCAGCGGCACGGCCACTGTGATGCCTGAAGCCAGTTTTACGTCGCCCAGTGACCCGACATTCACGGTGCCGCTTAGGGTCAGCGGGATGTACCAGTTGTCGCTGTAGACGGACTGGTTGAACTGATCCACCACGCGGACGAAGTAGGGCAGCCTCGGAGACAGGCAGGGCGTGGCATAAATCGCCGTGGAGGGAAAAGTCCCGTTCACGGGGATGCTCATGTAGGAGGGCACCACAAGATTCGGAGTGGTGCAGATGTTCACCACGGTGCTCTTGGCCAGCGTGATGATGAAGGTTCCTTTGAAAGGTGAGCCGTCGGGATTCACCACGCTGCCGGATACCGTCACTGTCTGCGCAGACAGCACACGGGCCAGCACAATCAGGCCGATCCACAGCAGCCATTTCCTCATGTCAGCCTCTCCTTCGCAAAGCCATACGTCGCACGAGAACGACTGACAACCGGAATAGACTTACATCACATTGGACTTGGGCGGTTTCTTACCCTCTATCGTAACAATCTTGTTGGTAATCTCAGAAGGCAATTCAAAGCCGTGCTTGGCAGCCTTCTCCAGAGTCATCTCTGTGATATCGTGAATAGCCTGAAAAGCCCTCGACTCGCGGGCATTGCTGCTGGCCGCCAGTGTCATGGCCTGCGCCGCCAGCAACCGCTCGAAGCCGCTCATGTCGGCGAAGTTGATGCCGTGGCTCTTGGCGTAGATGTCCTGCGCCTGCGCGATCATGTTCAGCAGCCGGGCATGCAGACTGACATACTCCGAAGCCCGTTCCAGATTCTGCTTCATGCTCAGGCCCTCTACGAAGAAGCGGCCCCCAAAATCCTCATCCAGCCGCCGGGCCAGATTCTCCATGCGGACCAGTGAGTTGATGGTGATGCCGTTGCCCGCCATGCGCAGCGCATCCAGAGCACTGATCTCCCGGGCGATCTCCCGGCTGTGGGCCTTCAGCGCCTCGTCCGTGAACCAGCCGCCGCTCGCGCGCTTCTTCTCGAAGTCCAGAGGCTTGGCAAAGGGGTACAACAGGTCAGCCTGCGGATCGGCCCCCTCCGGGCCAAACAGCCAAAGCAGAAACTCCAGTTGTTTTTCATTGACCGCCTTGGCTTTGGCGAACTGCCTGACGGTGTTGTACAGGGGACGTCCAGATGAACCTATGGAGGCGTAGAATTCCTCCCACAAACCGGCGAGGTCCAGCGTTCGATAGAAGCGCTGCATATCGTCAAGCGTGCGGTTCTTGGGTTGCTGCTTCGCTACCGGCCCGCGCTTGGCTCTTCGCATACCGTCGGCCTCTTGCTGCGCTTCTCCGCTGACTTCCTTCCCAATGCTGAGTAATACTGCACGCCGTACATGCGTAGCAGAGCATTACCGCCAGCAGTTGCAAAGGCCGCCAGCTCACCAGCCGTCATGTTCTCTATCTTGGTGCGTCCGGCCCGGGACGCAATCTCCCGATTTAGAAAGGTGGGTGTCATCCCACTTTCACCGGCTTGCGGGTGAACTTACCGGCCAGCGCCGACTGCACGCTGCCACAGGGTTGCTGCACGTTCTTGTTGTTAGAAATCACGCGGTTGGCCACGGGACTGGGCGACGTGCCCAATTTCCCGCTCATGTTTTTCGTCGGCATGGTTCCTCCTGCTGCACTGTTCCGAGAATCAGCATAGCACACCGCAAATTCTAGCAGATACAAGAAAGCCCGGAGATTGCTCCCCGGGCTTTTGTTGTAGTCGAGATTGCTGCCGACCATGGTGAGCAGGTCCCGATGCCCCTCACTACCCGCAAGTAGCGAAAGCGGCGGTTTTGTTCGCTTTGTCCGCTTTCTCTAACAACACCTTAGAAGGCCAGATCGATCACCTTGGCCGCAGCCGCGTCCACCTGCACGCGCTGGTCGGCGAAGGCGAGGGTCTGACTGTAGCGGGTCACGCCCTGTGCAAGACCCCAGAAGCTGCGCGGATCGCCGTCCGTTGCAGCGTTCTCGGAGGCCAGCAGGAAGGACTTCTGCAAGGCGTCGCGGGAAATCTGTCCGCGCAGCTTGGCAAAGATCGCATCCAGCACCTTGTCCGGGTCGGCATCGATCAGGCGGTTCTTGGCCAGCTTGATCTTGCCTTCCACTTCAGAAGCGGACTCGTTCAGGTACTCAGTCAGGCCGATGAACATGGTCTGCAGCTTGCCCCGTGCGCCTCCCACGTGCCGGACTGCGATCTCGCTCACGTCCTTAGCGCCCCACACAATGTGGTTCGAGCACATATAGCGGTAGAGGAACGTGGTGACACGCAGCGCGCTCGCGCCCACTTCGGAGTTCTCCACAAAGAATCCACGAGCCAAACCGTCCGGGTTGCCGGGTTCCATAATCCTATGGTTCTCGGAAACCAGAAAGGCGAACATATCGTGGTCGGAGACATAGACCGTGGGATCAGGCTTAGCAACCTGCTCGGCCCTCACCCGGAACGGCGTCGGGCAGCTCCAGCCCTCGGCCTCCAGCGGCAGCATCCGGCCCAGCACTTCATAGTTCCAGATGCGGCGGTACTTGTCGGACGTCAGTGCCCGGACCAGCAGATCGCCGTTCTTGTGGGCGAAGATGTTGACCTTGGCATCGGCGTGCAACTCGCTGGCGGTCTTCAAACCATAGTTGAGGTTCTGAACTGCAAGCGTTGCAGGCAGGGTGCGCAGGTAACCAGCCGGGGCCTCGGCAATGCGGGCCAGCTGGCCAAAGGCCCAGTTGCCTACCCGGGCAGGGACTCCGCCCTTGCCGGTCAGGCATACCTCGCCTCCGTCGGCCTCTGCACGAATCGAGGTGAGAGGCACGTCAGGCTTCTCGGCGGCGGTACGGGCATATTCCCGGGCAGCCTCAAAAGCGGTTTTCACATTTGAGAAGGTTTCATCAGCAGGACGAATCGCCCACTGGTTGTGTGCCTTGAACAACTCCATATACTTTCCTCCGGCAACCGTGGGAGTCCAGCTCCCTACTGTGCCATCACCAATATAGCACAATTACAGAAACGTGAGCATTTATTTTGCGTCTTTATTTGTAGTGTTTTGAGAGGGTTGGGGCACCCAGTTGAGCCGGATGCCCGCAAGCCTACCGATCCACAACGAGGTTCGCCGAATAGCTGCGCGAAGGAGAGGCGCAGGTGGTAGTAAATGTGCAAGCCGTGAGGCACGCACCGGCAACCGCATCGCTCACATTGAACATCTGCTGACCACCGAGGAATTCTGGCTGCTCGAACGTCACCGGCATCGCCTCGCTTCTGATGCCCTTCCTTTGCCTGACGAACTCCCGGTTGCGCTCGTCCGCTAACTGCCCAGCTGCACGCTTACGATCCAGCTGGGCTAGAAAGGGCGGACCTTGATCTCGATCTGCTCCAGCTTGTCCAGATATTCCGTCGGAATGGACCGCGCGGCGAGAATGGAAACCTCCTCCGGGGAGGCTGCCAGAACATGCGTTACGTCGGTGATGATGGAGGATTTCACCTGCTCCTCGTTGCCCGCTAGGTCCTTCTTCGCCTTGGGATGATGAAGGACCACATACTCATACAGATTCCCTTTTGCCATACGCTTCTCCTTTTCGGAAGTTCTGGGCGCTGGTCTCGCAGGCCTGAACGCGGGTGTGATACCCCTTCTCACCCTCGTCCAGTTTTGTACAGCGCCCAGATTGTTAAGAGCCGAGTCCGCGCTGCGGCTTCGGTCTCTTGACCCACATCGTTTTGCTGCGGCCTGCGCCGCCCGCCACGATCACGGTCTGGTTGCGTTTCCCGCCCTTCTTGGCTGCGAGGTTGTGCCGGTGTCCCGTCGAATTGGCATAGTCTCCAACCGAGGGACGCGCCGCGCAGAATTTGCAACCGCTGGGACAGGGTTTGCCCCGTCCATGGCGGTGCCTCCACGCATGTGCATTGCCCATGACGACTCCTTTCTAGTTAGTCGGCATGGGTCACCTCTCTTTTATCCATCGTTCCTCCAAAGTCGCGGTGCCGGTTACTTCTTAGCCGCAGGTGCTGGCTTGGGAATCCGCACCCATTTGTCGTGCTCCCGGTCGTAGCTCACGTCGTCGCCCAGATGATTTTCCTTCTTCACCTTCTCGATCCAGTCGGCGATCCCCTTCTCCAGCACCTGATACTGGTCCTGTAAGGCCCCCTGCTGCTGTTGCAGACGCTGCTGTTGGAGATGTTGCAACTGCAGCTGGCTAAGGTCTAACTGAAGCTGCAGCTGAGCCAGCTGGAACTGAAGCTGCAGACTCTTTTCCTTCTCATAGGCTACCTGCACCTTGGTTGAGTCCACCGCGTGCTCCAGCTTCACATCTTCGCCCGGCTTGGACAGGATTACAGACCCGGGGCGGTCCTGACTGAAAGCAGACACCACCAGCGCCGCTAGCAGAGCCCCACGCAACACCCACACTTTCCAATCCGCGTGCATACTCCCTCCGCTTTCATGGTAGAGAATCGCTTATGCGTCTACGAAGAAGCCCCACTCGCCCAGCAGCTTTTCCGGCACGTACACCCGGTGCCTGTTGATGCTGACCCACTTCTTCAGGGCCAGCGAGGCCTTGTACTCATCCGGCTGCAGATTGAGCCTGCGCACCTCCATCTCGAAGGCCGTGGGGCCAGCAGGGGGCACCGTGTCGCCCATCAGCAGGTATTTAGCAACGACATGAGCCTTGGCCATAAAGACTCCGAACAAAAAGATGCCGACACCCCAATGATAGAGTGTCGGCAGAGAAGTGCAAGAGGGTTTCAGGCCTCGATGTTCTGAACGGCCTGCTTGCCGTCTGTCACGAAGTCGGCGATCAGCGCCGGTACGCTGGCATCGAAGCCCACCACATTCAGAGAGCCCGGATCGCTGGGGTCAGCGATGCTGAACTGAGTGGCTGTCAGCCCGGCCACAATCAGTTTGGCCGGGATGCCCGTGCTCTGCCGGTAATCGCGCAGCGCCTGACAGGGATGGATGCGACCGGCCCACGTCTCGTTGTCGGTCAGCACGTAGAACACGTCCGCCTCGATCTTCCGCGCCTTGGCATCGATCATGGGCAATGCGCAGTCGGTGCCGCCGAAGTTCAGACCGCTCACCGTCTGCACTGCCGTGGTGAGGTCCATGCTCGGATTCAGCGGCAGGTCGGTCACGCCGGAACCGTGGCCGGTGACATTGGACCACATCGAGCGGTACTGACCGTTAGTGAACCCGACGATGTGATACTGCTCCTCGGTGCGCATGGTCACCATGACCAGCGCCGCCGAGGCCTCGCGCGGAGTCAGCGGAGTCCCTGCCACGTTGCCGTCGCCCATTGAACCGGACACGTCCAGCGCGATATAGAAACGCTTGCCGGTCGGCTCGACATTGAGGAAGGCCTTGTAGAAGGCGGCATCCAATGAAGCCACCACTGCCTGCACTGGAGTCCAGTTCAGGCTGCCCTTCATGCCGTGGCCCTGCTTGTAGGTAGCCAGCGCCATGAGCACCTGAATCGGATGCACCCGGGCCTTGCGCAGCTCTGCCTCATCGCAAAGACGGGCCGCCACGTCGCGGGCAGTGCTGCTCAACGGAGCCAGCAATCCAATGCTCGACATCTTGCCCAAGTTGCGGATCATGGCCGTCATGGGCATGCCACGCAGCAGAGCCTCCCACACCGCCTTGGAATTCAGCCACTCGGTGGGCACGCACTCCCGGGGCAGGCGATAGTCGGTGATCAGCTGCACCACCCGGTGCTCGTCCGACTTCGATGCCTCGGGAGGCTTGGGAAGCCGCTTCAGCTCTTCCACCGCGCCGACGAAGCGCAAGGGCTCGTCCTCACCATAGGACAACGCCTCAGCGCCCTTGACCGCATAGCCAAACAGGGCGTTGATCACCGGCTCATCGCTCTTGGGATGAGACAGGCGCAGCAGGTCACGATGGCTCCAGCCGTCGCGCGCCTGATACTTGAGCAGCTGGCTGGCCAGATCACCGGCCTTCTTGCCCAGATACCAGTCGGCCACGGCGCGGCACAGAACCGGACCCCAGCCACGCATGCCGTCCACGAAGTCGGCAAAGTGGAACAGATGGGTGCCGATGCGCGCCACCTTGGGCAGCACCAGCGCGGCCTCACGCCGCGTCTCCACATCGCCCTGAGCAAAGGCATAGGCCAGCGCCAGCAGCGCCGGATCGTTCTTGGGGGCGCGGCCCGCAACGCTGATGTCCTCGACCAGCTTCAGATAACGATGGCCGTCGGCCTTCAGGCACCGGCCAAGGCAGGTCACGTTATCCGCGGTCATCTTGCGCTCGTCGCAGTAGTAGGTATTGCCCTCGGAACCGAGGATCAGAAAGCGCTCCATGCGCTTCCAGTCATCGATCTCAAACACGAAGCCGCCAGCGTTGTTCTCCACCTGCACGCTGCCGGGGATGGGCTGGGACTGAGGGGTAACCTTGCGGTTGGTTGCGGTCTTCAGATAGCTATGTGTCACCGTTTCTCCTACGCTGCAAGCAAACCGGCCTGCAGCTTTCCGTCGGGTTAGGATGGGGGCAAGTTGTTGAACTCCGAACAGCCTTGCGGCTGGTGAGACTCGAACTCACGTTATCCAGATAACGAAGCTCAGTCGGCTCCCATCGTACTTTCAGCACGGGCAAGTTGTTGAAGTCGGGTATGGCCTTTCGGCCTCTGCTGCTCTAGCCAGCTGAGCTACATCCGGTTGCCCGGAAGGCGGGATTTGAACCCGCGACCTGCAGTTTGGCAGATAACCAACCTCTGTCGGCTCGTGCCTTTCCTTCCGGTATGGGCAAGTTGTTGAACTGGATAAATGAGATTGGAGTCTCATCCATTGTCAAGTTGGATAACCCAATTCATCCGGCTCATACCGAACTTCATGCGAGGGCAAGTTGTCGGACTCCGATCAAAAGCTGTGTGTCTACCATTTCACCATTCCCCGACACGTCGGGGAACTAGGACTTGAACCTAGATGCCCTTGCGGGCGCAGCCCCCAGAGAACAGAATCACATCGGCTCTCGCAAAACTTTTGACGTGGGCAAGTTGTCAGGCCTCCGAGTTTTCTTAAGCAGAGAACAGAGGCCATTCGGCTCACGCACTACTATACTAGACAATTTTCTTTGCGTCTTCAAGTACGGCAGGAATTCTGCCCGCCGCGCGGAAGTAGGCCACGGACTTTTCGATGCCGTCAGCCAGCGATACCCGGGGCATCCACCCGTACTGGTGCTGCCCCCGCTGAGACGCTACACGGAAATTGGAGGAAGAGCAGCGTCTTGTATCTCCGATTACCAGAGGATAGTAGCCCACGCCCCGCGCAATCCTCTCCCCCAGCTCCAGCAACGACGTCCCGATGCCGGTGCCCATCTCATACACGCCGCCACGCGGGAAATACTCGATGGCGCACATGATGCCATCACACAGGTCGTCGATCCACAGCCAGTCCCGAACCTGAGTGCCACCCCACACCGTCAACGGCTCTTCGTGGCGCATGGCACGCTCGAAGATGGCCCGGAATGGATACTCGGTGGACTGATCAGGGCCGTAGCCGGAGAAGGGGCGCAGGGTCACCACCGGCACGCCCTTCTTGAACAGGGTATGAGCGAAGGCCTCCAGCGTGCGCTTCACGATGCAGTAGGGATCGTCGGGGTAATCCACCGCGCAACTGGACATGGCGATGAAGGCCTTGGTCGGCGGAAACAGCTCCACATACCGGCACACCTCGTAGTCGAGCAGGATGTCGTCGTAGCCGTGCATGCCCAGCTTCATCCGGTCATCGACGTTCACGATGTTGGCTCCCAGATGCACGATTACGTCGTAATGAATACGGGAGTGATAGTCGGGCAAAAAGTTCCGCACGAAATCCTCGGTGCCATATACCTCGTACCCCGCCTTGTGCAGCATGGGGCAGAGATGCCGTCCAACAAAACCATGATCTCCAATTACAAGCGCCTTCATCACCTCTCCTTGATAAACCAATCGTCAAAAGCCGTGACCTCCGGCCAGTCCACACAGAAGTAGCCGTTGGCCTCAAGCAGCGCACGGGTCTTTGCCCGGTTCTCGGTGAAGTTGTGCTCCACAGTCAAAAGCTGAATGTCGTAGCGGCTAAAATCGAATGCCGCCAGAATATCGTACTCGCTTCCCTCGGTATCAATGCTCATGTAGTCAATCTGCTTTGGTGCCTGAGCATAATGCAGAATCTCATCCAGCGTGTAAGCATAGACAGGGTACGTGTCAAGCGGCTGGCGGTGCAGGGCCATGTGGTCTTGCCCATACCCCTCCTGCACTGATAAATCTCCCCACTGCATTTCAGTAAAAGGAACACTGTGTTCTTGCCCCGGAGGCCAAGCCTTATTCCCAATCACACAGTACCCCATTTTCACGCTGAGGGGACGGTTGGCAAGCAATGAAGGGATCGCAGAACGACGTGGTTCAACCAGTACCCCTTGCCAATTGAACTTTCTTTCCAACATGCAGGTGTTGCTATTGATCACACCATCGCCAGCGCCGATCTCCACAAAATAGCCGTTGGCCTTCCTGCCCAATTGAAAAATCACCCACACGTCTTGGCCAAGCTGTGAATAGCTAGGCCCCTGCCAACTGGTTTTGAAGACGTTGAAGTCGCGCACAGTAGCATTCAAAACGGGCATGATTACCTCGCAGGTTCCGCTGCGCCCCAGCCAGCCACGTCTTCGGCCTTGAGGTCGCCCACATGCTTTCCTTCAACGTCCATCCTGAGCCAAGGCCATGTACCGAACTTGAGATGGCAGTCGGCATGGAAGGCCGGATCGTCGCTGGTGAAGCAATTACGCCCGTCGGCATACATCGACATGCCGTAACGGAAGCGCACCGCCTCGAACAGCTTGCGCGAGATCATGGTGAAGCCGATGTTGCCGTGCTCGCACTCCACGACCTCGTAGGATGGGTCACCCTGCCGCCAGCGCCGCTTCTCGCCAAACAGATACTGGCAGGAGGAGTGGACACCACGGCCATGCACCAGCCCACAAGTCGCATCGCGGTTAAGCTCCAGCAGCTTGGGAATCACGTCGCGGGGCGGAATGATGTCAGCGTCGCAGAACAATAGGTGGCTGGCATTGGTCTGCATGGCATATTCCACGCACATATTCCGTGCCGTCACGATGCTGGCCAGCCGGTTCTGATCCTGATCGTACTGGGGACGGTGACGCCAGAGTGTGCCGTGAGGTGTGTTCCAGACCCACTCGTCAAAGGACCAGACCCGTTGAGGAAACTTTTGCGCAAGCGCCTCAACCTCGGCAATGGCGTCACACTTTGCCCCGCTGTCTTCATGCGTGGACTCGTAGTTGATGTAAAGGGTGTAATCGCCGTCCAGATCGAACAGATAAGGCCAAGATGGCTGGCCCTCTGCAGCCTTGCGGTCGCAGCCCATGGTACACACAGCAACTGTCATACGCTTACCTCACCAAAATATCACGTTGTCCGGCAGACCCAACTCCTCGCGGTAGCGCTGCACCTCAGCTTCCATCATGTCCGCAACCGCCTTCTCGTATTCATCCCGGGTGATCAGACCCTTGGCAATAAGCAGCGCGGCCATGGCTCCGCTATCACACAGAGCTGAATTGACACCCACTCGAAGATGCTTGGGGGTGCAATCGCCCGGATCGACCTCCATGCTCATAGCCACCGCAGTCTGCATTGCATGGGCAGCCGCCCTGTACCGTGCTACGTCTTCTTTGCTCATACGCTCCTCACTCGCAATACTTGCTTTTCAAATCCCTGAGCCAGAAGAGCTGGCTCGTCGAAACCGGAAAGCCCTTCGCCATCTTCTCTACGAATTCATACTCGTTGCGGCTCAGCCTACCCAGCGCGTCGCAGTCATTGAATATGGCAATGATGACATTGGCCTCTTGACGGCGCTCCTCCGGCGTCATCCCGCTGTCGCTCAGCGAATGGTAGGTCATGCTACCTCCGCGCTTTCCAGAATACGCTCCGGCAACGGGTCACCCGGCATCAGCACCAGCACCGGCCTGCCCGCATGATGAAAGCGCTCCAGCAGCTCTTCGCAGGTGCCGCGCCGGTCCTCTGAAGCGAGGTAAATCAGCATGTCACTGATCTCAAACGGCGTGGCGTTGCGCGCCAGATAAATCTGCACCAGATCGCTCTTGGACATGCCCCGGGCGAAGACCCGCACCGAGCACTCGATCATGGAGAAGGAGAAACTGCCGTTGCCGTCGCGCCGCAGAATTTTGTCCTTGAGAAACCGCCCCACCCCGATGTGCGTCATCATTCCGACGAACACGGTGTGCGGGGCTTCGGAGGAAATCTGCTCCACCAGCTTCTCAACCAGCAGACGATCCTCCTCCGTATCCCTTTCCTTAGCTCCCACCACTGCGATCCTCATAGGCTTACACCTTCACTACGTCAATGGCCTCAAACTTCCCCGGTTTGGTCTTGGATGCCTGTAGAGAGAACTCTACTAGGTCACCCTCATCCAGCTTCCTGAAGCCGTCTCCGCGCACGCCGGAGTAATGCACAAACACATCATCACCCTCACTGCGCCCGATGAACCCGAACCCCTTGGCAGCATTGAACCACTTCACGCTGCCCTGCTCACGCTTGCCCTCGTTCTTCATTACCCTCTCCTTGATGATAGATAGAGCTTGCTTCGTCCGCTCCGCTTCCGTACAGTGTAGACCGTTTCACCAGAGAGAAGTGACGCAATATAAGCATTATGCGTGACCAGCATGATGGTCTCGAAGCGGTCCTTCAGCTTCAGAATTCCCCGTGCAAACTGGCGGCACCCCTCGGGGTCCAGATGCGTGCCCGGCTCATCCAAGATCAACAGATTGGTCTTGGGCGCGGCCTCGCGCACGGAAAATGCCGCGATGAGACCAGCCATCGCCGACTCACCGGCAGACTGGCCCTCGGTGGTCCCCGAGCCCACCGGGTTGACCACGTCCACCACAAACTCCCCGTCCTCGACGCGGAAGGTCACCTTGAGCTTGCCATCCGTAAAAATCTCGCTGTACTCATCGGCAGCCTGATTGAGCAGCGGGCACAGCCCCACGGAAAGGTAGAGCGGAATGCCGCTGCGGTGAAAGGCCTTCTTTGCATACTCCAGCATCTCCAGCCCGACGATCAGTTCCTGCCGCGCTGCGACCGCCGCCCTGCGGTAGCGCTTCTTCAAAGCCAGCTCGAAAGACATGCGCTCGATCTTGGCCGCCCGGGTCTGGTTGCGCTCAGCCTCTTCGTCAGCAACCTTCTGCAGATCGCGCACCCGGCCACGGCTGACGCTCAGTTCGCCTTCCAATCCTGTCATCTGCAGTTGGAATTTGCCCAGCTTCGTGGAAATATCGGCCACCTTCCGGTCCAACCCGTCTACCGCGTCCCGGTGCCGCAGTGCTATGCTCTCGATCTCCTTGGCCTTGTTCTCGAAGCTCTTCACCAGCGTGTCGCCCAGATTCTTGGTGGGCTGCGCGCAGGTGGGGCACTGCCCAGCCCTCACCAGCTCGCGTCCGCGCTCCGCCCGGTCCTTGGCCACATGCACCTGCCGGTCCAGCTTCTCCACATCTGCAAGCTCCCTATGACGGTCGGCAAGCAGATCGTCCAGCTCACGCTGCATCTCCGCATAGGTGGCAGCCACACCGGACAGCGCCGCATGCTGTTCCACGAGGTTGCCCAGCTTGGCCTGCTCCTCCTTCAGCTGCTCGCCCCAGTTCGACTTCTGCTCCTGTTCGATTGCATGCAGCTCGTCCTTCAGCCCATCAATCTCCTGCTCCCATAATTCAATCTGGGCGGTCAACGGTGGTACGGCTCCTTCCCAGCGCTTGTAATCCGCGCCCACCGCCGCAAGAGCCTTGTCGAAGCGTTCGAGGTTCTGGAAGCGGGCAATCAGGTCCATGCGTCCGCTGGGGGTGCCGAATACGAAGCTGTTGGCCACCGCCTGATCGATGTACACGGCGTTCATCAGCATCTGCATATCGTAGCCGGTCACCTGCTCGATGAGGCCCTGTGTCTCGTTCTTGCCAGTGCCTCGGATGCCTGAAGACTTGTCCTCACCGTCGATGCGCAGTTGAATCAGGTGCGGCCTGCGGCCCCGGATGATCTCGATCTTGCGCTTGGCTGCGTCTTGCAACAACAAGCGCACCGTAGCCGGAGCCTCGTCGCGCTCGTAAGCCCACGCATCGGCCTTCTGCTTCTTGTTGGGCACCACCCCGAACATGGCAATCGGAACCAGACTCAGCAGGCTGCTCTTGCCGGTGCCGTTGGAGCGCCCGGGCCAGTCCTCGCTTTCCCCGCGCACCAGCACCAGTCCCAGCTTCTCCAGCCGCATCTTCACGTCCTCGAACACCAGAACGTTATGCGCCTCCACGCCCACGAAATGCAGATCGCCGCCCTGCGCGCCCTCCTTCAGACCCTGCAGCTTGGACTCCATGTAGCTGACCGCCTGCGCGGGCTCGAAGCGGTGCTGCTCGGTGATGGTCGCTGCCACGTACTGCTCGATCTTCTCCCGGTCGGTGGCACCCTTGAGCACCATCTGATCAGGGGTCTCGTCCACCAGCACCGGAACGGTGTGAACCCGCACCTCGCCGTACTTCGCACGAATACGCTCCTCTTCCTCGCGCAGCTGATCGGTGATGCGGCGACTGGTCACCGGCACCTTGGACCGGATGTAGGCTCCGGCCTCGGGGGTGATCTTGTTCTCCTCCAGATAGCCCACGTCGTACCAGTGAGGAATATCAGTGCGCAGCTGCTTCACCCCCACCGTCTGTACTACATCTACTAGCAGATGACCCCGGCTGGAATTGGCGTCGCCCCAGTCCTGCGCAAACGGGGCTCCGATATACCAGCTGTTCTCGCTGATCCTCTGGTGGTTGTGAATATGGCCGCCGAAACAGGCGTCGTACTGATCGAAGCCCAGCTCCTCTGGGGTGGGGCCGTGGCCCAGCCTTCCAGCAGAATTCAGCACCGCACCGGCAATCTCGGTATGGAAGAGCAGGATTTTAGGCCCGTGGTGGCCCGCAGAAGCCCGTAGCAGGGCTTTTGCCCCCTTGATGAGCATTTCCCTGTCCGCCGTGAACGGAAGGCAGCACAGGGCCAAATTCCCGATTTTCTTGATGGCAGGCTTGGTGACCACCTCAGCCCCGGCGGCGGCCAGCACATCCAGCCAGTCCTTGGACTCGCTCGACTGGCTGATGCGGTCGTGGTTGCCCAGATTGATGATGAACCGGTGCCCGGCCTCCCGAATGCGGCGCACTGCCCGGACGGCAAACTTCACCACCTCCACGTCCACAGGCGAGTAGTCCTCTTTCATGTCGCCGCCGTGGATGATCACCGCAGGCTTGTACTTGTCGGCGGCGGCCAGCAATTCCTCCAGCGAAAGTTCACACTCCAGCATGTTACTGAAATGAACCTGCCAATCACTCGTGAACAGCAGTCTCATAAACGTCCTCACACCGTATACTGGCTGAACAGCTTCGTCAGAGAATAAGCAGATGAGCAGATGGCTGCAAATACCACCTCATCCTCGGCATTAGTCACACTTGACATGAGATCGATGGCCTTGGCTACCGTGGTTGCCCTCGGCCCGATCTCCGACGACTCCAGCAGCTGGTCGCGCAGGTACTTCATCAGCAGTACCCGCAAAGAACGGGCATCGCTGCGCTGCGCTCCCTGCAAATACTGTGCGGCGCTCGGCCAGTCTCCATGGGTAATAGCCTTGGACAGCGCCATGATGTCCACGTCCGGCGTGCCGCTCACCAGCGCCGCCTCATCCGGGTCGCACCCGGCGGTGTACTTCTCGACAGCCTGCGCCACCAGCCGGGGTGAGAATACCTTGCTGTCAAGCAGCGCTTCCACCAGCCGGTCGGCAGGCAACGCGCTTCCGATGCGCTTCAGAAGACGTCCCACCATCAATCCCACACCATCGGCGTCCAGCTCTCTCAGCTCGTAGCACTGGCAGCGGGACCGGAACGGGTCGCTCAGGCGCGAGGCCTCGGTGGTGGTGAAGATGAATACCGTGCTCCGGGGAGTGTCTTCCATGCGATCCAGAAACAGGCTCAGGCAGGCGCTGCTGCAGCGCTGCACCTCGTTGATGATGTACACCCGGTAGCGCCCCACGCCCATGATGCCCGCATGCGCCGCTGACAGCGCATAGCCCATTTCTTCCTTCGTCGAGATGGCCGCACCGGAAATCTCCAGCACGGGAAAGTTGCTCCAGATGCCCGCAGAGACCCCCTCCGGGCACAGCGCGCGGCAGGCCTTGCATGGCCGTCCGAACAGCTCCTGATGAGAGCACTGGTAAGAGAGAGCCAGAATACGCGCAGTGGTTGTTTTGCCCACCCCCTTGGGTCCGTAGAACAACCACGCCTTGGGGTAGCGGCCTGTATCGATGTGGCCACGAATGCGGCTCACCATTCTTCCCTGTCCGATCAGGCCATCCAGTGTTCTGGGCCGTGCCGCGAGAGACAGCTGCTGCGTCAGTTTACTTTCTGCTTGGTTCTCAGCCATTCCTCGACCTCGCCCACAGGTAGGAGCCACATGCGATCCGTGCTCAGCTTCCTGACCACCTCAGCAGCATATTGCTCGCAATATCGATCTGCTATAACCGCGCCCGTCACAGTATCAAGAATGATCCACGCAGCCCACCGGCTGGCTTCCTGATCGGCCTCCGGCCCCCAGTCCACAGGCAGAGCAGTCATGCGCCGCGCCGCGTCGTCGATGTTCTCCAGTGTCGGCGTACTCTCGGCGGTAAGGATGCGGCGCACCCCCTGCTTGTCCACAACTCCGCAAACAAACTGCACAACGGCCCCCTTACACGAAGAATGTTGCGGATTCCTGCACCACGGCGTCAGTAGCAGAGGCCAAACGCTGCACGTACTCGCGCAGCTTCATGCGATCATCGGTGTTCAAACGGCCAGCAGCTACATGCACAGCGCTGCGCAGATAACCGGCGCTTCCACCAACCGCCACAGCTTCGAGATAGGTGATGATATAGGACAGCGCGCCCTGTGGAGTGGCGTCGGGATGCACGCTCTTGGACTCGTGCTGCAGCCGCTCGATGATGCCCTTCAGCCGTCCAACTTCGTGCTGGTACAAAGATTCTTGGTTAGCAAGCTGCGTCTTCACCTCATTCAACGCAGCAGTCAATTCAGCTTCGCGGCTCAGCGCCCCGGTCTGCTCCCCTGTACCCTCGGGGGCCTCGCTTGTCTTTTTCGTTGCCATGTTACTCATCTCCTCTGAGTTCGTTGGCGTTCATAAACTGCACCACTGCGAGGGGCTTGTCCCAGCGCACCTTGAAACCCACTTCGCAGCCTTCCACGGAACCGTCTCCGCTCTTGTTCTTCAGATTGCGGAAAATGCTGGCCAGCCCAATCACCCGCTTGCCCTGCATCAGCCGCCCGTTCTTGGCGCGCGCCCCACGCACCCGCACCGCACAGACGTGGCGCAGGGCACGGCCCCCGGGAGTCTCGTAGGGATCGCCGAAGAACTTGCCCACCTTGTTGTGCAGATGGTTGGAGACAAGGATCATGGCGTTGTAGTTCGCAGCCAGTCCCGTCCAGCGCGGCAGCATGGTAGCCAGAAATGCGGCGCGGTCCAGCTTGGAATTCATAGTGATTTCTGTCAGGCCAGCATCCACCTGCTTGCCGGTCACCATCATGGCCACGGAGTCGAGGAACCAAAACTGCTTCTTGGCTCCGGCCCTCTTGTGTAGCAGATACATGGCCTTCTCTGCCCGGTCGCAAATCTCTTCAACACCGAGCAGCTTCGGTGGACCTTTCTCCTGCCTAACCAGTTGTGGGTAGAACTGTGTCACAGCATTCCAATGCACACCCAGCTTGGTAGCCCACGCCCCGTCGCGGCTATCCTCCAGATCGATGTACCCGGCAGCCGCGCCGTCGTCCTGAGCCATGCCCATAAGCAGGTTGGCGATCAGAGTCTTGCCACTGTGCTCCAAACCAGAAATCTCAAAGACCTTGCCGTAAGGAATGCCCCTCTCCCGTGAGCCGAAAGTAGCATTCAGCTCCGGTGACTTGGTATCCAGCCAGTAGCGCTCCTTCACCGCGAAGATCGGGGTGTCCAGCATCTTGTGGACCTGCGTCTGAATGGCATTGCCATCGATGTCCAGAACCGCAGACTTCACGGGTGCCGCCACGCTGGCTGGCGCAGCAGGTTCGGCACGCTTCGCTTTGGGCTTGGGAATCACGTCGCATCTCCAGAAAGAATGAGGCCCGATGCTCCGGGCCTCAGTTAGCTGCTCGGATTACCGGCGCTTCGGATTGGGGGCCGAGACCCTCGACGCGGGCCGCGCAGCTGGTTTGGCAGCCACGGGCCGTGGACCCGGCTTGGCAGCAGGCCTCCGCACAGGCTCCGGGTCGGGGGCGTCGTCGCCCTCATCATCGATTGCATCCAGATCGATGTCGTCGGGGATGTCGTCCTCAAGGGGCTCATCCGCGACTTCCTCTACCGGAGCTGGACGGCGCACGGCAACAGGCTTGGCCTTCGGCTTGGCACGGGGCGCGGGAGGCTCTTCCACCAGCTCCTCGTCCTCTGCAGGCAGGTCCTCGCCATCCACTGGCTCATCGGCATCCAAGTCAGGGTCGTCCTCATCCACCGCCTCGGCCTCGGTATCGATGTCCTCCACAGGCTCTTCCACTTCCTCGGCAACAGCCCTGCGGCGACTGCGCGGCTGCTCCTCTTCCTGCTCAGGCTCAACCTCGTCCACAGACTTGCCACTATAAGCAGCCTGCTGCTTGGCCTGCGAGTAGATCGGAACCTCCTTCAGTTCCGCAAACGGCTTCAGCTTGTCCAGCAGCGCCTTGGGAACCGGGGTGGGGTCCTCGTCCGCAGTGATCATGCCGTACTTGGTATCGTTCTTGCCGGTACCAGTACGGGAGACAGAAATGTTGTAGCCGCGCACGGGGTCGGTGTAGCTCTTCTTCTTCGCGCCGAAGATCGAGGCCAGCAGCTGGTCGGCGACAGTCTTGGCCGGGGTGAACAGAAATGGCCCGGTCATCTTGTCGTCGTCATCCACACTGGCCACCTGCACCAGAAACTGTGTCTTGGCCTGCAGTGCAGATGCCCGCTGCTCCAGCCTCTTGGCCTGCAGGTGCGGGATCAGCTTGTCGCAAATCCAGCACTCTCCCTCGCCACTGACCGGATCGATGCCGCAACGCACCGTAACCTTCTGCGGCCCGACGTCGCGGTGTAGTGCGTACTCCTTGAAGAACAGCCGGTCAGTTTCCGAGGTGATCTTCTTCGGAGGCGGAGTGGGCAGAATGCGGAAGCGGTTGTCGCCCACCTTCAGCTTGTACCACGAGCTTTGCTGCCGCTGCTCCGCGCGCTTGCGTGCATAAGCCCTTTCGTCGAAAGCCATTGTTTTGTATCTCCAATTGTGAATTACCGCTCATACGGCTTCCGCCTTAACCATCTTCCGATACAAAACCCGAACCTTCTCTACTCTAGTCAAAAACCTGCGCGTCTGCTCCATGTAGTCGGCCTGATCGATCCTGCCTGAAGCCAGCGCGGCCTGCAGCAACGTCTGCCATGCCGCAAAATACTTGTCCAGCCCGTCGCCGATCACGGTGTCCATATCCATCGGCAACCCGGGCATTCCATCGGGTATCCGCGAACTTACCGACATGAAATCACTCTGGCCGGAACCGTAGTTCTTGTCGGCGATCTCCACGCTCACCGTGACCCCAGTGATGCCCAGCTTGCTCAGAGGCTTGTCAGTCACTGTAAATCACCTCCAAAGCATGCTGGAGAGCGGCCTTTATTTCCGACACCGAAGCGTTATCGGGGCAGCCAAGCATACGCAAAACCTCGACTGCCTCGGCAGCTGTACTTTGCCGCTGCAAAGCACGAGCAAGAAGCTCCAGCAACTTGACACGGAACAGCCCGGGATACGTTACAAGATCGTCACTCATACTCATGGCTCCTCCAAGTCTTCGCCCCGGAGATTAGGGTCGTAGGGGTCAACCTCGTCGTTGGCTGGTGCCTCTACACGTTGCCGCCGCTCGGCAAGACTGCGCGCCACCCGATTGACCTTGCGCCGCTGCTCAATGTGCTCCAGCTCGCGGCTCTCCTTCACACCCTCGGCAATCTGCGTCTCGGCGATCACGCGAATGGCGTCGCGGCGCATGCGGTAGGCTTCCATGATCAGGCGAGCGAACTCCTCAACCTCCAGCGCCCGATCCAGCTTGGCGCGCAGCTCGCGGATCATGGAGTGGTTCTCCACCCGCTCGGCAGTGTTCTTGTCGGTGGCACGCTCCCCGGATGCAGCAACCTTGGCCCGTACAGCCAGCGCCAGCCTGCTGCGCCGGTACTCCAGCTCAGCCTGTGCCTGCGCACGCTGTTTCATGGCCTCCACGCGGTAGCGGGCGGCATCCACGAAGCGCTGGGGCTGCAAGGCGGCCTCGGCAAGGATGTTTTCGTCCACCAGAGCCAAGCGCTTGATCAACAGATTGGAATCGATAGCCATCAATTCATACTAGAGAATTCATACGGCGTCCGGTACCTCAGCCAGTTGCTGATGCAGATCGAGCATCTGCTTCTTGGTCACCCCGTACCAGTCGAGCAGATAGCCGCCCACGGTGAACTTGTCGTCCTCCAAATCCACACGGCCACCCAGCCGGATGCCCGCCTCGGCAGCAACCCGGATGGGAACCTTCCAGTCGATATGCGGGAAGTCGGACTTGACCGTACTCAGAGACCCCTCCTCCAGCAGATAGCGGGCCTTGCGATAGGCCTCTTGCAGCTCCAGCACATTCACGATCATGTAAAGCGCATCGTGAACGTCCATGCTGGGAGCGCCCAGCACCGTATACTCTTCCGGCTTGCGCACCAGATTCACCATACCGCAGACCAGCAGCTGATGAGCTGTGCCCTGAATTGGCGTGTTTCCTGTCACAAACACATGCCCGTTGCGTCGAGCAACAAAATAAGTATTCGGAACCATCGGGCACCACACACCAACATTCTGCACGAACGATTTGTGCTGAGGATAGATAGCAGCAAATTTGCGATTGCACAGTGTCAGAACATAATAAGGAGCGCCGGACTGAGGATTGTTCTGCATAGATTCGTAGGTTTTACGTCCTGCGTTATACACAGAAAAGTCGCGCACAGCCAGCGAGGCGTGCAAATCATTCATAGAAACAAGCATCTGAAAAGCATCGGCAGTCGCACGACGCGAGGTGCCGAAGGTAATCTTCCCACGACCCAATTTTTTCAAAGTGCTGAGTTCAGAACCAGAGCCGTTACCAAGGACCATGGTGTGCAACAAAATGTGAAGCTGCCTTTTAGTAAGCTGCGTCAGGAACTGCGGGGTCAAACACCGTTCTGGAAACAGCGCGCGCATACGCACACCAAAGTCCCCGGCAAAATGCCAAACCACCTCGCTACGCCGCAGCGCCTTTGATTTAGTCCTATAGTGAAGACCCTCATTCTTACGCAGCCGTTCCATCAAAGCGTCTATCATCCGCACTTTCGCAACGTTCCCCACACGACTTTGAAAGAGCATACACGCCGATCTAGAATACCCCTCTCCTGAACAGCAACTTCCGTCGGTCAAATACCAAGCAGCCAAGCGCACAAAATCATCGGAGTAAGGAGAAACTGCCGGGGCAGCATACGCCCCTGTCCGGTGTATACGCATCTCTTGCGTGATCTCAGATGTTAGTCTGCACTCGACGTCTGCACGCTTTACCCTCCCCTTCTTTTCATTCACAAGCCAACGATGATCCAGCGTCGAGGCAGAGTCAAAAGTGCGAGACTTGAACTGCATCAATTTAGACTTATGACGCGGGTAGACCTTAATATCCGTTGCGGCCTGCCATTCCAACGCCCCGCTAACGGCATTCTTAGTTAATAGCACATCCCCGGGGCGCAAATCGGTTCCGCGCACCCAGCCACGCTGCGTAAGAGCTTCCGTCCCCATATCCACACAGTTGATACACTGATTGCGCCATGAGGTCTGCCGCTCGCCGGAGCTGTCAAAGAATTCGCGGTCGTCGTCCTCATCGTTGTCGGCGTACTTGTCGGTGACATTCAGCGCCCGGTGCAGCCCGAACATGGTTTCGCAGTAGCCCAAGCCCTGCGCCTGAGCCCGCTGCTGCTCAATGTACCGCGCCACGCCGCGATAGCGTGCGAAGTAGCGGTCATAGGCCTCGAACACCATCTCCTCGGTGCCGTCGAAATCCGGGTTCATAGCCTTGATGAAGTCGAACAGGTTGTGCTTCTCAATGCCGAACAAAATGCCGAAGTGGACGTTCTTGGTCAACGTGCGCGTCGCGTTATCGTGCTTGATCTTGTCCGCTTCCCACCCGGTCATGGTCACGCCCACGCGGGTGTGAATGTCGGACTCGGCGCAGTCGTGAATCAGGTTCTTATCACCTGACACCTGCGCTGCAACACGCACCTCGATCTGGCCGTAGTCGAGGATCAGGAAGGTCTTAAGATCGGGCATGTGCTGGCGCACCCAGCACTCAATCTCCGTCTCCCAGCGATCCTTGTGGTAAGTGCGCTTGATCTTGGCAATGACGTTGAACACCTGCCGCCAGCGCCGGTCAGCCACGTACTGATTCTGCAGCTGCTTGTTCTTGTGCAGATTCTGCAGGTTCATGCCACCTTCATCACCGCCGCTTGAAGACAGCCGCCCGGAGGTCGTCCCGGTAGACCACCACACGGTTTTCACCCGGCCACCGAAGCGCTCGGCCACGGCCTTCGGCCCGTCTATGTAGGTGGACAGGGCCTTGCTCAATCTACGCCACCCCAGCACAGCACTGGGCACCGGGCTCTCGCGGGAGAGCATCATCAGAGTCTGCTTGCGTGTGTTTGGCTTGCCCTTGCGCAGTGGATATATCAGCCCCAGCTGGTTGTAGATCACGTCGTAAACCTGATCGGGGCTGCCGGGATTGAAGTCCGGCCTGCCCACCATCTCCCGCAGCTCAGCAAGCGCCTTCTGCTCCAGATACGGCCACAACCGGCTCACCTGCCTGTGCTGCCAGTCGTCGAACCACGGGCCATTCTGCTCCATCCTGAGCAGCAGAAAATTCAGGTCCATGTAGAGCTTCACCAGCGCATGCGGCACCTTCTTCTTGTTGTCTATCTCGATGCGCTTGGTGAGGTCGCAGTCCGCACCGTTGTACAGGCGCAGAGTGTCGGCACGCAACCGGCTCAGATGAAATCCACCGTGCGCCTTGAGCCACGTCTCCTTGGAATCGTAGGAGCCGCCACGCACTGCCGGGGGAACCTTCACGTCCTCGGGCATAGCATTGAACAGGTCGTCGAAGATGATGTGCTTGTAGCCGGAGAACTGCTGGAAGCGGCGCTCGGCGATGTTGGCCAAGCCGTACTTGTTGTGTTCGTCCGGGTAGTACAGATACTCGCTTACGTTGGTGTCCCAGTCATAGCCCTGCACTGTAACCCCGTCCTCCTCCAGCGCATTGATATCCGAGCAGCCGTAATGGAACACCTTCTTGATAGCAGCATTACTAAGCAGCGCGTCACGGTGGAAGAGCACGGCACGCCGATCCTGATCACCCTGCTGTACTGCAGGAAAGTCATTCACGAAAACGAAAGTCAGTCCCGGCTGGGGGCAGAAGCCGCAGGCAAAAATGAAACGGTTGCCGTCGAAAATGTCGTACTCCACATCGACTGAGATGCGACGGCCCTTGGCTGCGTAAGCCTTAATGATATTAGCTGCCCACGCCGCACGCTTCGCTGTGGAGATCAACAGGTATCGCTGCTCGCGCAGATAGCTGAAGTTGTCGTCCGCTCTCTCCGCATAATCCCCATCGCTGGCGTCGATGGCCAGTTGCTTCAGAGTGGAACGGAAGGCCTCGATGCGTGCCCCTGCACCATAGCCGCGAATGAAGAAGCTGGGGTGATCGGCAAGATAGATTTTTGCTTGGTGCTTCTCGCTCCAGAAAATCTTCTGCTGCGGGACCGAGCGCGTCTCCAGAAAAGCCTTCTGCGCAATCTGGCCGAGAATCAGGATGTGCTTGGCCTTGACCTTGGGCAGCGTGTTCTCGGTGTGAACGGAGCAGCAGTGAATCTCCTCCGGGGTGGGGCTGCGCATCTTCAGCCTGCTGAAGTAGGTGCCCTCGATCAGGTCGGCAGGGACACAGCGCACCACGTTGAAGATGTCGCAGTCCTCGCGATGCAGGCCCACCGCGTCCATCTCCACCCACAGGAATTCACCGGAGTCGCCGACGAACTCGTGGCCCGCGCGGTTCTCGGTCATGCCGGGGCTCTGGCCCACCACCAGAATGCGCTTGCCCCTGATGGTGCCCATGATCTTGTTAATGCCTTCGATTTTGTTCAGCGGGCACGCTTCACAACCACGCGGAGCGTCCTTGCGAATCCGCTTGGTTCTGCGCACCTGTGTCAGCTCGGCAAAGGGCATGTAACACCATCTTCATTTGACATGTCGGAAGATTCCATGGTAACGTCCCCGTCAGTATGAGCTTCTGGGATCAGCGTCGGGTTATCAAGCAGATGCAGGCTTCGGTCAAGACACCCAAGCCCCAGCCGAAGCCGCGTCCGAAGTAAGCTCACTTCGCCCCAGTCAGATGCACCGGAGAGAAGAACGCCCGTACTACGCCTCCTGCCAGCAAGCCCTCACCTTTGGGCAGCAACTGACTGCAGACGATCTCGCCGCCGTCGAATCCGGCCAACGCCTCCTCGGCCTTGGAAAGCTCCAGCAGCATCTTGCCAGCCAGATCAACCTTGCCGGACAAACTGGTGTGGAACGAGGCCGTGTCACTCTTCGCCAGCACGTGAATACCGCTGTCGGTGAAGGTCAGGGTGATGCAGGCCGGGACGTTGGGGATGCGGGCCACGCAGTCCGACGATTCCTTGAACACGGTGCGCAACGCGGCCACGTCGCAGCGCCCATAGCTCGACATCTTCGCGGCCTCCAGCCGGTCCACCACGCCCAGCGGAAAATGAAGTGTCTGCGTCAAATGGGGAACCTGTGCCACGCCGCACCCGCTCACCACCAGAAGACCGTTCTCAGCATTGGCCAGCTTGTCCCCGGGCTTCAACTGCGCACACACGCACAACGGCAGTGGTGAATCCACGTCGGGAAGGTCCTTGTGATTGATGATCACGATGCACTGCTGATCCCCGGCAATCGCCGCCCCGTGGCGCAGGTACACACAGTGCATGTCAGGCTTGGTTTCATCGCTCTCCGCTACCGACGCCAGCCAGCGCAGAAGTTTAGCTGTCTCCTCCGTTGCCGTGAAGAAAGGCTCCGGCACCTTCGGTCTGGGCAGCACTGCCCCCTTGGTTAAGGGTAGCTTGAGGTCCAGACCGCCGCACTTGAACAGTACGTGACTCTCCTTGGAAGAGGACTCAATATCCAAGGTGGCGTCGTCCGGCAGCAGCTCCGCAAAGCTCTCCAGTGGCCGGTAATCGGAGCTGAAGTCGTCTAGGGCACTTCCACACACCACAGAGGCCGTGGACACTATCGTACCGGCAATGGAGGCACGAGCGCGCCCCCGGCTCACACCGAAATGAATTACCTGAGATGCTGCCACCGTGGCAGAGGGCGGGAACTTCAATACAGCACCTATCAAGGCACGGAAACTCTTGGCGGGCATTTTCACCTGTTGGGTAGCCATACCTTCATAGTATAAAAACTACCCCGCGTCGAAGGAGGAGAATACCACCCGGTTATTATCGGGTGGATTGAACTCGAACAGCTTTTCCTCGCGCAGCTCGTGCTCCAGCGCATTTCTGCTGCCCACCCTCAAGCCCATGCGAGAGCGCGTGGCCAGCACCACGGTGAAGTCCTCCGGGGCCTCGTACTCGGAAACCAAAATGCGCCGCCTACCACCGGAACGCCTGCGCACCTCCGTCCAGAACTGCACCGAATCGAACTGGCCGTAATCACGAGTGCCTGCATATGGCGGGTCGAGATACACCACATCCGCGTCGGTGCTGTCCAGCGCAGCACGATAATCCATGCAGGCGAAGGTCGCTCCCCGCAGGCCCAGTATGCGGCGTCCCAGCTGCCGGGCACCCTGCGCAGCATAGTTGACACCTTGCTTGTCCCGCGCGAAACCGCCACGCAGCAGTTCGCCACCGTAAGCACAGCACGTGCCCGCGAAGCCACGCAGAGCCGATGGACCGGGCTGGCGCTTCAGAGCACCAAACTCCTCGGCAGTCATCTGCGTCGGCGGCTTCCATCCCCTCTGCAGTTCCTGCCACATCAGGATCACGTCCGCGTTGATGTCGGAGAAATGGCGCACCGGGCAGCGCACCCGTTCCCCCACCCAGCAGAAGCCGCAGAACGGCTCCATGTACACCCGTGGCGACAGGCTGTTGATGTACTCCGCAATCTGGTAGCGGATGCGAAACTTCCCGCCCATGTATCCCGGCATACTTCACTCTATAAAAGAAAACCGCCGTCGAAGTGACGGCGGCTTGGCTTAATGTTGGCAGGCCTACACCCGGTCCATGCGGGCATAGAAGGCGATCCGGCGCACGTTGTAGACCTGAATCTTGCCGGTCTTCTCGTCCCGCTCCACCTTCCACGTGTGCGTGCTCGGATAGGGACGGCGTCCGCTGTCACCCGACTTGCCACTAAGCAGCACGGCCATCTGGAACTTGTGGTTGTAACCGTTCTTGCTGGCAAACTTCTCCAGCGCCGCCTCGGTTGTGCCACCCGGCTCCATCGCCTCCGTGAGGTAGTAGCGCATCACGCTACCCGGCTTGAAGGGCAGGTCACGGCCCTGCTCGTCCAGCTTGATCAGACCCTGCTTCTTGGCTTCCTTGGGATCGATCTTGGCAGTGGACTTCTTGGACCGCTGCACGGGCTTCTTCGCAGCCTTCTTGGGTGCTGCCTTCTTCGCAGCCTTCTTGGGTGCCGCCTTCACAGCCTTCTTGGGTGCCGCCTTCACAGCCTTCTTGACAGGTGCCTCGGGCTCGGCTGCGACCGGCTCGGGTTCTACGACCTTCGCAGGCTTCGCAGCACGCTTGGCAGCCGCCTTCCTCGGCTTAGTTGCGGGGGCCGCTTCCGGCGATGCTGGCACCTCGATGTCACCAGTCTCGATGTCCGTAAAGTCGATGCCCTCAGTCTCCAGTTCAATATTCTCCACATTTCCCGTCGTCATACGCTTCTCCCCTTTCTCGATGAACTGCCTGCACGCCACCCGGTCGCGGCAGTGCATACGGCATTCGGTATCGGCCTCGGAGTATCCCTCCACGACCGTCTTTCCTTTTACCACCTTACGGCGTCCGAAGCAAGTCAGTTCCGGCCCGCTTGCGTGCAGCTCACGCAGACACGTAAGACAGGTCAGACTGGTAGCCGAGTAGCGCCCCTTGCGGGCATCGTTAAGAGAGAAGGACGCCCGGCAATTGATGCACTCCAGAACTTTGGCATCGTCCTCTCCCAGATGTCCGGCAGCAGCCACCACACCCTCCACCAGCATTGACTTGGCGTAGGCGCTGACCATAATCAGCGCCAAGTCCTCCCGGCGCACGTCGTACCGCTGGCAGGCCTCCGGTATCAATACTATAGAATTCGAGCCACGTCTTGTAATCTGCCCCGTCTCGGTGGTGACAACCTGCAGCAGAAAACTCACCGCATCGGGTGGAAGCGCATGGCAGACCTGCAGCACCCCGGAGACAGCGGAAAAGATTTCCTCCGGCGTCGGCTCCTGACTTACCAGATCGGGAAACGTGTCCTCGCTGCCCGGGACCGGCGCATCCAGTTCTTTGAGACGAGCCACACGCTTCTGCTGCTGCAAAGGGGCGTGGTAGCGTCCATGAAACAGCAGATCAAGGCCGCGATAGAGATAGGTGGAGTATTTGGTTCCGAAGTCCTGCCGATAGCGCTGCTCGGCCTGCCATGCCTCAATAAAGCCGTCCTGTATGACGTCTTCGAAGTCGATCCAGCGCTGATTTTCGGGGGATAGCCGGTTGTAGGTTTTGGCAGCTTTCTTGAAGATGAGACGGTCGCAACTGTCCACCAAGGGCGAGACACGCATAAACTTACCCCACGTATTCAAACGGATCGAGGCACCTAGTAGAACACCACTCTCCCGGTGTGTCAATCACGATTTTAGGTGCCTCTTTACCACTGTTATCCGCCCCCAGCTCGAAGCCACGGGCGTAGTAAAGGCCGGTCGGAGTGGCCTTCAGATCGTCCAGCACCACGGTGTAGATCGGACTCACCCGATCTACTATCCGCAGCCGCTTAACGGTGCCCGGGAGGTCCAGACCCTTGGGGTCCACCACCACCCGGTCACCGGGCACGTAATCGCGGCTCTCCACTAGGAACTCTCTCTCTCTCTCCAGAATGCGGATTGCCCGATCAGCCAGTTCGCGCGTGATGCCCGTGCTCATCGGCGTGAGCACCAGATACGGACGCAGATGCGCCATGTCGTTGTCGTCGTCAAAAATCACGAACGACTTGACATCCGGGTTGGCATCCAGCCACTGCTGAATCTCCTCGCCACGCAGAGGGGCATCCTTTCCATAAGTCCGAGAGTGAACAAACCCGCAGGGCGTGATGTCAATGACCTCAGCCGTAGCACCCCACCGCTTCAGATCATCCCTGACAGCCTCATAGCCAGCTGCCCGCCATGCCGAGCTGACCACGATCTTCGCGCCGGTCTTGTCAGTGATGCGGTTAAGCTCCTTGATACAGGGAGGCCACGCCGTAGGCTCATGCCACGTCACGCGCCCATCATCAATCATGTAGCCAGCCGTTACTTCATCGTAGTCATCGTAGCTGCCGAAGCCGGGCGTCCGCCGCCAAGACAAAGAGGGGATGATCGGCCCGTCGAAGTCGAGAAATACAATTTTGCGTCCCATATCATCCCCCTCACCGTTAGCAGGTGCCTTCCCTTTCGTTGAACAGCTTGTTGCGCACCGCACCACCAACCACTCCGCCACTCGGCCCGCACTGGTCATTGATGTACCCAAACCAACGCTCGCGGTTGAAAGCTGGATTCTGAGCTGCGCAGACTCGCGCCAGTTCCAGAGCCAGCTCATCTACAGCCACAGCCCCAGAAGTGTTGATAAGGGCCGTTGACCCACACAATCCCTGACGCCGTTTAACCGTGCAAACTGCATCCACCAGCGCGATAAAGTCCTGTTTACTCATTGCCATGGTGCGTCCTCCAAACATCATTAGTATAGCACGTTTGGAGAAATGTGCAACGTCTTTATTCAGTTCAGTTTCAATGGTTTGGCTGCGTCCACGACCTGCACACCGCCTACTTCCAGTGCTTACCGAGCACTATCAAACTGATAGTCGATTGAGTCACCCCAAACTGTGCAGCGATGTCCTTCTGCGTCATTCCGGCTTGGCGCAATAATCTTATACCCCTGACATCCACCACCGTCAGTTTGTGCATGGGGTGCCTCTCACCAACAGCCCGACGCCCCCTGCGTCCGCAGTCATCGGCATTATTCTTTTTGGTACCTGCATACAGATGGTCTGGGTTGCAGCAGGGTGGATTATCACAGGTGTGCAGCCAAAACAAACCGGCAGGCAGTTTCCTCCCAGCCAGTTCGCAGGCCACATGCGTAGCCACCCTGTGTCTGCCCCCAAACCAAACGTGGCCATACCCCCTAGGAGGTATTCGGCGGCCCGTCCAAGGCCAGCACCCAGTAGGACCAGCGCTACGGTCTACATGACTCCAGAAACGCTCTGCCGCTGATACAGAACCCCAAGGCTTCATACCACACGCCCCTCCTTTTCCAAAGAGGTCGTCTGCAGGTTCCAGATTTCCCGCCGGTTGGCGATGGCCTGATGCAGATCGAGGGCCGCCATCTGGCTCAGCATCCGCTCGTAAAGCGCGGTATCCCGGTCCACTGGCCCGGCCAGCTCCCTGAGCACCCGGCGCGTCTCCACGGTAACCGGCCCGGCCAGCTCCTTGGGGAAGTCCGGGTCGTGGCAGCTGCGCAGAATCTTCATCAGCCGCCAGTTCTGGTGAATCTTGGGCCATGAGGGCCGCAGTCTTTCCGCCTGCTCGCGCACTGTCCGTGGCAGCCCGTCGAAATTGGGCACCGAGGGGTCCACACCCAAAGCGATGTACTTGGCGGCAGCCACCGGACCCACCCCGGAAACCGCCCGGGGGATGCCGTCCGAGGTATCTCCCAGCAGCGCACGGAGTTTCAGCAAATCCTCCGGCTGGCACTTCCACTTGTACTGCACCGCCTGTGCGCTGACCGGCATAGCAGAGGCTGAGGTAATGACCATGACCCCGAAGGGAATCAGCTGAAGGTAGTCCTGATCCGAGGAGTACACGGTCACCGGCCAGCCCCGCGCGGTCAGCTTCTCGCTCAGGATGCCGATCACGTCGTCGGCCTCCAGACGGGGCACCTCGATCTGCACCACTCCCACCGCCTGCAGCATCTGCTGAATCAGGACAATCTGCTTCAACACCGACGCCCGCAGCTGGGCCTGCTCTGGAGAAGGTGGCTCGCGTCGCGCCGCCTTATATTCGGGGAACACGCCCACCCGCCACGTATGGTTGGTGTCCATACCGTCCCAGACCACCACGAACTTGGCGTCCGGGTAGTGACGCTTCAGAGCGCTCATGCCCATCAATACGCCGTGAATGGCCCCCGTGCGCTCGCCAGTGGAGGAAGTGAGGTCCTTGCCCACGTAGCCGAACTTGTAACACATATTACGTGCGTCGATAACAATGATCTGCATATGCTCCTCATCTCAATGCGGCCAGCCGCATCCTGTACTTCTGCATCTTGGTCCATGGACGCGCCGAACGCAGGCAGGCTGCGATCATCTCGTCGGTCATATCGCCGGGGTCGGTGCCGTCCATCTCGGTTGGCTCGATGATGCTGGTAGCCAGTCCGGCTGCAGTACAGGCCTCCGCCCGCTGAATGGCCCCCTTCACCCCGGGCGCGTCGAAGTCGGGAAACTGAGTCATGCTCTCGAACTTGGCCAGCTGCGCAATCTGCTGGGGAGTGATGGCGCTGCCCAGATTAGCCACAGCCACGGAGTCGGGGAACCACCTGTGCAGCACCCGGTTCACCCTTATTGCGTCCAGCACACCCTCGCAGACCACCGCCTGCTTGGCAACCCGCTGTCCGTTCCAGAGAATCTTGATGCCTTCGGTGTTGAGGTACTTCGGAGACACCGTTCCCGCAAAGGCGCGGCCCACGCAGCCGTAGATCACGGCGTCGTCACCGATCACCGGAAACAGTACGCGCCATGCGAACTTGCCTACCGCCGCGAAGCCAATGTCGTACTCCTGCACCTCGGCCCATGTGACACCACGGCTGCGCAGGTAGGCAAAGGCGGCGTCGCCCACCAGATCAACCTCGTGAGTAAAGTGCTCGAATTCGGGAGGCAGGCCAGCCGGGACGACCTCGGAAAACGCTATACTTTCAGGCTCCCTGTCATCGGCCTCGGCGGCACTCAAACGCAGTCGCCAGTTGAAGTCGATGCCCCACGCCTTGCACAGCTCGCGGGCGGTGTACACCACGCTGCTCGATCTCCAGTCACAGCGGCCATGGAAGCAATGCGCCTTGCCGTTGTCCAGATTCAGCCCGAATTTGAACTCGTCGTCGCCGCAGAACGGGCAGCATATCATCACCTCATCGGGATTGTTCTTGGCCTGTCGATACCTGATTCCCGCCTGCAATAAGATGTCCATCAGAATCATTCGCTCCCCCATCCGTCGTAAATGTGAAGCCGGTTTTACCTGAAAATGAATTCAGCATGCTCGCGGTTCTCTCCGCCACCGCCGGGGTGGCGCTGCTTAATGCTATGCCATCCACCTTTCCGTCTTTAATCCGAAGCACGTTCATTACCCCTCCTTCACACAAGGAAAATTAAGCCTCGCAAACTCTCCATAGCATCCCATTGCCGCTGCGTCATAAGCCTTGGCAGCTTCTATCAATTCACTTCTGACAAAACATCCAAGATAAACACGTCGCCCAGCAATAGAAATCTGCGCAATCCACCTATCACTTCTAGCATCCCAATGAACACCCTTATATCCACTGGTGTTGTTCCTATACCTCGCCAAATTCTTGCAATTCTCAGGCCTAGTTGCATAACGAAGTTGCGACTCGCGGTTGTCTAGAGGGTTGCCGAATTTGTGATCAGTAATCTTTCCGGGCGGTGGGGGCATAATGACGTTCTGCATCGGTACTGGTACACGACCTCCCCGGCGCTGAACAGGATATCCACGAATATCAAGCCACCAGCACCCTTTAACCAGACACAAATTACGTCTGTCTACAATAGCCCACTCACCCTTTGTCAAAGGAATATAAGCTACAGACTCACCGTCAATTTCTCCGTAACGAATTGGGGGTCTAGGAACAGGTTTGAGCGGCATCACGCACCCCCTTTCGCACGGCAACGAATTCCTCCAGTGCTTGTCGTACCCTTAGAAAAACCCCAGCCCAGTCCCCCGGCGACGTCTGCCGGAAGATTTTCACGTTGGGGTACCACGGTGTCTTCTCCCCGTCGATCCATCTCCAGTCGGGGAGATAAGCCAGAAGCAGCCACACCTCCTTGTCCATCGCCGCTGCGAGGTGCATGGGTGAGCTGTCACTGCTGATAACCAGATCGAGCGTATCGATCAGCGCTGCGCTCTCGGCGAAGTCCTTGGCATTCTCCGAGGCGTTGAAGACCATGATCCGATCCTGATACTTCTCGATCTGCTGCGCCGCCGGTCCCTTCTGCAGGGAGTAGAAATTCACGCCCTCCACGTCGGCCAGCGGCGCAAACTCGCTCAGCGAGAAAGAGCGCTCGTGATCCTTTTTGTACTTGGGATTGCCCGCCCAGCTGATCCCCACGCGCAGGTAGGAACCGGAACCGTGCCAGCGCAGCGGATACCTCCGCCACATCTGCTCAGCCTCCCACTTCCACGCACGCAGATAGGGGACGTTGCGGGGCACGGTATCGATGTCCGTCTTGAAGATGGCAGGCAGGCTCATCAAAGGACAGTGCAGATCGAATTCCGGCAGCGGCATTCCACGGGTGCAAATCATCTTCGCGCCATCCACGGTAGACATCAGCCTCTGCAGGCCGTGCTGCACCTCGAAATACACTTTCCCGCCCATGCGCTCCACCAGCGGAATGTATCGCGCAAACTGAATGGTATCGCCCAAACCCTGCTCGCAATGCACCAGAATCCGCTTGCCCTCCAAGGGGCTCCCATCCCATCTGGGCTTGCCGAAATCGCGCTTCTTCACATTCAATTCACGGAAGTCGCTGCGCCCTTCGTAGGCCCTCCACCCCAGCCTGTACTCCCCGGCGCGCAGATAGGCCAGCGCCAGATTGTAGCGCACCCCGGGGTTCTTGGGATCGAGAATCAGGCCGCGCTCGTAGTTCACGATTGCGTCACGCTGGCGGTTGAGGTTGGCATAGATGTTGGCCAGATTGGTGTAGAGCGGCGCGTACTTCGGATTCACAAGGATGGCTGTCCGGTAGGCCGCGCCCGCCGTGTACTCCAGCCCCTGACTGGTGCGCAGGTTGCCCAGCGTGTTGTACACCCGCTCGTCATCGGGCTCCAGCTCCAAGGCGCGCATCAAATCCTTCTCCGCTGCGTCGTACTTCTTGAGAGCAATCAGGCAGTTCCCCCGGTTGTGATACCCGGCTCCCATCTCGGGATCGATCTTGAGAGCCTGATCGTAGAACGGCAGCGCGGAAACGGTGTTGCCCATCTGCACCAGAACGTTGGCCATGTTGAGGTAGCCCTTGGCGTAGTCCGGCTTCAGGATCAGGGCGCGTCGATAGTAGACCGCCGCCCGCTTGAACTCGCCCCAGTCGTAGAGAATGTTGCCGACGTTCAGCCACGCCCCGTGGTTCTCCGGCTCCAGCTCCACGGCCTTCAGGAAGGCCTGCAATGCCGTCTGCTTGTCGCCACGCGCATACATCACCGAGCCCAGCAGCACATGGAAGTCAGGCAGATGCTTGTTCTGCTCAATCACTTCCTTGCCGTAGGCGATCTCCTCGGGACTGGGCGCTGTCAGAATAGGCCATTCCGGGGCCGCAGAGGCCTCGTGGCGGTCCAGCGACAGCGCCCCGAGGCGGTAGAACAGGCGGCTGGGTAAAAGGCGCACATCGAGGGCCAGCCCCTGCAGCTTCTCCTGCTCGGTGGTGAACAGCGCAGCCTCCATCGCCCAGTAGCTCGGCCCGTGCTCGTCGAACACCTCGTTGGCGAATATGCCCCGCACATCCCAGTCCTCCGGGTCCTCACGCTGTAGCCCGGAGCCGCACAGGTACACGTCGCATGGGTAGCGCATGTGCAGCTCCTCAGCGCACAGCATCAGACGCAAGCGCAGGTCGGCGCGTCCGCGCAGGTGCTCCGGCGATCCCTCGAATTGGGGCAGCGATCTCATCTACCCTCGACCAGACGATTCCAGCTCACCAGAGCGCTGCCCACCGGGATGACCCCCTTGGGGAGCACCCTGACACCGGCTAAGTAGCCACAGGAGCCACAACTAAACGACACCAGATACTCTCCGTCAATTAATTCGGGAGCGGACTGGTAGACGCCGAACGGCACCCTATTACAACTAGGGCACACGGCAATATCAATGCCCGCACTCATAAATCACCCCTTCGGTTTCACCACGTCCTTGAGACTAGCCAGCTTCATCACAGAATTCAGCATTCCCTTTACCCGTTCGCAGGCGTCGATGGCATCTGCCACACGGGCAAGATTCCCAGACAAGCGCTGAAGAGTCTCCACAGCCTCGCCTATGTCTTCGCCGGAATACTCGGTGATCTCAATGCCGCTCTTGGCCTTGAATTCCTCGCACTGCTGCCGCAACCTCTCGTATTTCTCACGATGGTACTTGCCACCGATCTCGTGAGCTTCGTGGCGCTCCTTCCTGATCCTGACCTCTATGGCATGCTCGTCAGCCTTCTGCACATTACGCAGAATCGAGGCCACGAATTCGAGCGATACAGGCTTGGGCTTCAAAGGCGGTGCCGGAGACACCACCTTCATGGTTTTACCCTTCACCACCATCCAACCCCACGTGGGAGGAAGCTCGCCGGGCATAATGATTGCGTCGTCCGGGGTGGCGATCCACCAGCGGTTGCAATACTGCTGCACGGCTGTAGACTTCTTGGGCTGCCGCAATTCGTGCAGCCAGTCATACCGCGAAACCTTGATCTCGATGCCGTGAATGTCGTATCCGCGCGACGGCCACACACTCATGGCCACGGCATCGGCCCAGCGGTGCTGGCGCGCTCCGGTTCCGTCAGCCACCTGTTCGAGAAAGGCCCATGCCGGAGCTGGGAAGAATCCCTTCAGGCATTGAACAACGTCGGCAGCACTCATACTCATCCCCTTCACGCCTTCGGTCTCCTCAGCATCAGCCGCGTGGCCTCCGCGTCGTAGGCGATTCCAGCCTCGTAGTTCGACATAATATCGACCCCGAACTTGTCGCGGTCCAGACGATGCCGGATCACGTACAGGTACTTCTTGTTTTCCTCGTCCTTGTAGCGCCCGATGCCAATAGCAATGAACGCCTTCTTGGCCTTGGAAATGTCCTCGCCGATCATGTCGCCGGTAATCACCTTCTTGTCGGCAGTGCCGCGCTTGGTCTGCGAAGCGGTCCACACGATCACGTCCAGCTTCTTGGCCATGCGCCGGATGCGCTTGTAGATTTCTTCAAACTCCCGCTTGCGCTGCATCTCGCCGGTAAACTTCACCTCGCAGCCGATCTCCTCGTCGTAGTCAATGATGATAGCGTCGGCAATAAAGCCGTCGGCGCGCAGCTGCTCCCACAGCTTCTCGCACTTGGAAATGGTGAAGCCGCCCTCGGTGGCGTCCACGATCTTGATGCGTCCCCGCACCAGCCCGCGCATCTCCTCGAAACGCCTGCGCAGCCGGTTGGGCAGCTGGTGCAGCTTGCCCATGGGAATGCCGGTCATGGCGGCATCCATGCGGTTCTCCAGCACATCCTTGGGGTCTTCGAGAGTAATGTACAGAACGTTCAGGCCCTGAAAGGCATAGGCGTGCGCGGTGTGCAGCAGGAAGAGGGACTTGCCAGAGGCATAGGGGCCTATGAAGAGGCCGAAGTGGCCGCGCCCGATGATCTTGATCCGGTCGTCCAGCGGCCCGATCATCAGCTGCGGATACAGATCATCCTCGTTGCGCATCTGGCGGCGCAGGATGCGCTTGTCCAGTTCATTCAGGTAGTCGCTGGCGACATACAGGCGATCCGACAACTCCCGGCGCGCCCGGTCCACGATCTCCTCCAGCGTAGCAGTGTTCAGATTCCCTTTTTCCTGCGCAGTGATGATGTCGTCCAGCGCCTTCTCATAGAAGGTGTCGCGGCGCAGGGCCATCACCCGGTCCTGCAAGGCGCGCACCGGCACAAGGTCCTTCTGCGCGCCCTGTATCTCATCCACCAGCTGGCGGAGCTTCTTGCGCTCCTCCGGATTCAGGTGCTGGTGGCGGCTGGCATCCTCCGCGTCGGAACGCAGAAGAGCGCCGACAGGCTCGCCGTGATCCTCCCAGAACTTCAGGGCGATCTCGGCGACGACCTGCTCGGCCTTGTCAGGAAAATCGGCGGGCGCTATGTCATGGCACACGGTCTTCAGGAACATCCGGTCCCTGACAGCCGCACGAAGCACCTGCCGCCGTAGAGTGGCTTCCATAAGCGCCTACTTGCCGGTTTTGGTTGTAAGCCTCTTGCGCCGCGTCTTGGGAGGTTTGGCCACGGACTCCACCAGAGCCTCAACCAGCGACCTCATACGATAGTGCTGCAGCAGCTTGACGCTGAGATCAACAAGCTCCGGCGCGCAGTGGCCCTTATCGAGCACAGACAGCCAAACCCCCTCTTTACGCAGTTTGGGATCACGCGGCAGAGATACTACCAGCACGCCCACAGCATCGAGAGTGGCTGCAAAACCGTTCAACAGAGCATCCACCGCCTTGCTCTGCGCCTCGTCAGACGTTGGTTTCTTCTTCGTTGTCATACGATTTCTCCTCACTTCCGTTTTTCCATGGCGCAATGCGGACATGGATGTGAATATGACGTCCAGTTATGCCGCACGCAGACGAAGGGGCACATGGTTCACCCCACAACCCCTGGCTTCGGCTCCTTGCGGAAGCCGGATGCCAGTTCTGCGGCCTCCCGGTCGATCAGCACATACTGCTTGGGCCGGTCGTCTTCCCGGTCGGTGAAGACGCTGAACTCCTCTGCATCATAGGCGAACGCGGCAGCCTCAAAAGGACCGTTGTCCACCACCACGATCAATGCCTTGTCGGCAGGGATGTCCGCGTAGTTCTTCGGAGCGTTGGGCAGAATAAATCCGCCGTACTCCTTGGCAATATCCTCCGCCTTGCCATGATTCCTGTTCGTCTGAATGTAGTAGCCCATGCTCACCTCACAGCCACGGGTTGCCCCGGTAACGCTTGCGTTTCCGTTTCGCACTGGCCAGCTCGGCATTCATCCGCCTGCGTGTAGCCAGCGCCCGCTTCCTGTACGATTCTATGTAATCGGCCACCGACTCGGCCTCCAGCACCCCCTTGAAGCGTGACTCCCTGACCTCCACCTCCCCTTCCTCCCGGCGCTCCCGGTCCAGCTGCCGCTGGCGCTCCTGATCCCGCCAGATGGCCCGGTTCTCCAAGGCCGGATAGTTTTCCCGCAGCTCGCTCAGCAGAATCTGCTCGGCCCCGCGTCCGGTCAGCGCGGCCACGGTGACCCCCAGCACGTACCTGTGCCGGGGATTCCGGGCGGACATGGCGGAACGCAGGGGCGGCAGGATGAGCGTCAGGATTTCCTCGATGTCCAGCCGGTAGCGCCAGCTCCACACCTGCAGCTTGGTCAGGCGCAGCAGATCAAGAGGGCGGAACTTGCCGAAGAACTTCTTGCCTTCGTGCTCCTCCAGCCAGCGGCCTATAATCCCGCTGATCTCGTTGGCCAGCGTCCAGATTGGGGCTTCCAGACTCACAGCCAGCACTCCGTGCCGGAGTCGTCCACATAGCCAGTCTGCCGCGAGCCGTCAGGCCCTGAACGGCTGAGCCGGTTGTGGCGTTCCAGCTTGGGATCGTCGCAGAGCGCGTGCGGGCCACCCGGCATCTCGCACACGTCGCCATCCTCGATGGCCTTGTGACAGATCGGGCACACATGCTCGCTGTTGGCTTCAGCGAGAATCGCATCCAGCTCGGCCTTGTCGGCAGGATCAAGCCTCATACCCTGCTCCATCTGGCGCAGCGTATCCTGCTCGTCGCGCTCCAGCTTGCGCCCGATGTTGATGCCCCAGTAGAGCATTTCCAGCAAAGGCCGGAAGGTATCGATGTTGTCGCGGATCATGTCGCGCAGGCCGTCGATGGTAATCTCCGATCCCAGCTTGCCGGAATTCTTGGCCCACTCGGCCAGATCGGAGGTGCCCATGATGTTGGTCATGTAGGCGGTGAGCAGGAACATGGTGAAGCCCTTGCTCTTCAGCAGGTCCTCGACCATCTCCCTGAAACCGTCGCCGGTGATCAGGCCGAAGTTGCGCTTGGAATAAACGTTGCTCTTCTCGATTTCCGCCTTGAGCAAATCCTTGATGTCCTGCATACGATTTCTCCTCTCTTCGTGGAACAACCCCGTCTTACCCGGCGGGGTTGTGCCCTTCATGCCCGCCAAACTCAGTTGGCAGGGCTGTTGTCGGTGATGTAGCCCAGCTGCACCAGCTCGGCATACCGCTCGGGGTCGCTGACCTTGATGTGTTCAGCATAGCCCGCTTCGACCGCACCCAGCTCATACAGGGTGTGCAGCGTCTGCGCCTGCCGCTTCTCGATGTTGAATTCCTTGAGCGGCGAAGTGGTGATCACCTGCCCCTCCATCCTGTTCCCGGTGTTCGGATCGATTCGCTCGTCGCCCACGCTCACACCCTTCAGGCGAATGACCCCAAACACTGCATCCAGCGGACCAGCCTGTCCCACGCTCCAGTTTTCCAGCCTCGGCATATCGTTTCCTCCTGTGGCCCTTACGGCCTACGTCCACATACTAGAGAATTCACTTTGCGTCTTGTTTCATACTCCCCCTTCCTTCCCTATCAATCCTGCCATCCCCCTGCCATCATAAAGACCCTATAGCCATACTATAGAATCTGTCTTTCGTCTCTATTGATGAATGAAAAGTAAGAAGATAACCGAAGGTTATCTGATTACCCGGCGCGTCGAAATTCACTCCTGCAAATCTCCGTCTTTCACGTTGTCCACGTTGCTCATCACCATGGCGATCTCCGCCTCGCTGCACCCATCCTGCTTCAACACCGCCCGTAAAGCGGCCTTGGCCCGGGCCTCCCTCCTGATTGCGTCCTCCACCACCAAGGCATCCACGCTCCGGGTGCTCTGCTTCTCCGCCTCCAAGCGCTCCTCCAATTTGCCCCGGTCCTCCAGCAGCGCCCGCGTCCGCGTTTTAAGCTCGGCCTCCCAGCGGATGTACTTCCTCCGGCCCAGAAAGGACCCCCAAGCCCAGCCGCCCAGAAACTCCACCAAGCACATCAGGAAGCCGGACATGGCCGCACCTCCCACTGCCCGCAGGCCTCACAGACCATCAGAATCCCCCCTCCAGGTCCCAAAATGGCCGTTCCCGGCCTCCCAGAGGCCCCCCAGAGCGATTCTTGGCCCTGAAACAGTCCTACCCCCTTCCAGAACCCCTCCAGCCCCTCTACGAACTCCTGCTGCGATTCCACCAGCAAAGAATGCAGGACACCCTTCCCACAGTGGCACACTCCGGTAAGAGGCACGCGCGCCAGCCCCACCAGATCGAACTCGCAGCCGGTGCAGCCCAGCCTTCCAAAGCTGTGGTTGGATACCCGCCAGCGAAACAGCTCTCCAGTGTCGCGGTGAGCCATCTGAAGTTCCGCCTCGGCGTTGCGTCGTGCAGGATCGTTGGGAGGAGAGGTTTCGATGATGAACCAGCGATCCAGCTCCCGGCAGCGGCTGGCAAGAACCCGCATGGCGAACTGCTCGTCAGGGGGCAGCCCGCCGTTGATCTTGTAGGTGGTGGCGATGTACTTACGAATCCGTTCCAGTTTGTCTTTGATCAGGCTGATCGAAGCGGAGAGAGTGTTGTACTGCAGGGTCTGATTGGCGGTCATATGCGGCAACCTTGCGGATAAACTTACGCAATGCGAGCAGGGCCTGACCGGTGCTGCATACATTTTTCACCACAGTCACCTGAATACCCGCGTCCCGCAAGGCCTTGCGCCGGGAAGCAGCGGCTTTGGCGAAGCGTCCGTCTCCATCGGTGCCGAAATCGATGTAGATCAATTCGCTTTTGTCGGGATGCAGCCGGAGGCCCCGGCCATACTTCTGTACGGGGTCATTCTTGCTCTTGCCCTCGGCCATGTCAATCATGGCATCGATGCGCTTGATGCTCGTGCCTTTCTTGAACACCTTGTTGGTGAGCATCAGCTTGAGGTCTTCGGCCTCGAACATCTCCTTGACCATCCCGCGCATGGTTACGTCCACCTTGCCGTAAGCCACGCCGTGGGGGATGGCATTGCAGATGTCGCTCACGTCCTCCAGATGCCGGACCCGCTCGACGAGTACCATCACATGCCGGTTCATCATGTTGACCAGCACATCAACCATCTCCCAGCAGGAGTCCAGCTTCAACTCGTTTTCGAGCACCTGCAGGCGCAGCTCGTCGCGCCAGTCCATGTTGGCGCAGTCCTCGGGCTTGAACAGCAGCTGCAGGGCGTAGCCCTTGGCCAGCACCCCGCGCTCCACACCCTCCTTGATGGGGAAGCGGTAGAGCACCGGCCCGGCGAAGGCATAGGCGCGCAGGCGCGTCTCCTTGACCCCCAGCTGCAGGGTGGCGGTGAGGCCGAAGATGGCCACCGGCTCGATGGCTTCGAGCACGTTGAAGTCGCGCCGCGCCAGCTGCTCGTGCAGCTCATCGACCACCATCACCTGAATCCGTCCGTACCACTTGCGGAAGTCCGCATGCTGGCGGTGGTGGTTCAGGGTCTGGATGGTGGCCACGGTGACGCGCCGGGGCTCGAAGCGGCCTTCTCCTACCACGCCCACCTTCTCATGCAGCCAAGCCTCCAGCTCCTCCTGCTGCTGGTAGAGCAAGTCCAGCTGATCAACCACGAACAAGCAGTCGCAGTCGAGCCACGAGAACAGGCGCGCAGCAATGGCTGTCTTGCCGCTGGAGGTGGCTGCGAGCACGATGCCGCCGCCGCGCTCGATGTTGTTCAGCATGGCGGTCACGCACTCGTTTTGATGCTCGTACTTGGCGTCGGCAGGAGGAAGACCGGGCTTGAGCGGCAGGGTTTTGCGCTCCCTCTTCCACAAGAATTTCACGCCTGTGGATTGCTCAGCCTCTTTCCAAGTGGCACGAAACAGACCGGCGGAGAGTGCGCCCCGCTTGAGCAGATTAATCTTGCCGTCCCACATCCCCTTCAGCTGCTCGTCGGCTTCCCTGACTGCTGCTTCCATGGCCCGGATGCGGGACGACTTCACCGGGCGCTGCCGCTTCAACTCCTCAATTCGCTTCGCAGTCTCGTCGCGTTGGCCGCGCAGTATCTTGGTGGGCTTGTACTGGGGCATGTACCACAGCCCCTTGGGAGAGAAGGACCAGAAAGCACGCAGCCTGTCATACACCTCTGCGTCGAGAGGCGGAAAGACAGCCCGGCGATTGGTCAGCAGAACGGGAACCCGCATACTTCATAGTAGACAAAAGCCGTCCTAAATATCCAAATGCAGCCCGCATTTTTCAGCGGCGAACCGGGCCAGATGCGCGGTCGTATGCGTTTCGTCCATGCCGATCTTGCGCAGTGCCTCGAAGTGTTGTGCCCGGTTCTTGCTGGCGGCGTGGCTGTGAACCGTGACCGGATCGAGCACGCTGGGCAACAGCAGCACGTCCTCGCGGGCGGTAAGAATGTCCACGCTGCGGGGGTTGAAATTGGCCAGCACCAGCACATGATTCTCATCGAGAGACATGCCTTGATAGCCGTGCAGGAAGCGGTGGATGGCCAGCCGGTGCTGGGTGGCGGGATGACGGAGAACGATAAAGCGGGTCATGGCTATGCTGTCTTCACAAGCGTGTTGTGGGTTTTCAGCCCGTCCAGAACGTAGGTGTGCGCCGGGCCGGAGAGCTGCAGGTGGCACACCGGCTCGGACTCCTCATCAGCGATCTCCGTCAGTGGCAGGGTACCGATCTCGGTGGCCACGGCCAGCCACGCCTCGTCGTGCAGGAGGCGCGCCCGCAGCTCCACCACGTTGGCCCAGCCGCTCTCGGTCTGCAGAGTATGGCCCCCGGCCACGCGACTGGTGTAGGGACCCGCGCGCACGGTGTAAATCTTCTCTCCGCAGATGATCTGGCGTCCCACGATGGTCTCCGCGCCGCCTACTCCATTGTCCACCAGATCGCCGATGCAGGTGTCGCGCAGGAGCTTCACCGAACCGTCCGCCATCTTCACCTGCGAACTGAGCACGCCGCAATACTGGCTACCCACTGCGTCGTTGCCCGCGCCATAGGTGCCGCCGCCTGCTCCGTAGCCCGTAGCGCCGCCGGTAGCCGTGGAGAAGAGCAGCGCCCCGGCATTCAGCGGCAGGCGTCCGTCGGAAACTGAGAAGGCCAGCGCCGCTTGCGAGGTGTTGGAATACGGCCCGTCGATGTAAACAGTGGGGTTGGGATAAGCCAAGCTGGACAGGGACACGTAGAAGTCGTACTTTGTGCCCGACATCAGCCCGGAGCCGGTGTCCTTAGCTGTGGTGTAGTAGCCGCTGCTCTCCGGCACTGCAACAAGCTGTTTGTTGGGATAAAGCAGGGTGAAGGGAATGGTGGTGACAGTGATCGAATCGTAGGTGGAGTGATAGGACACAAGAGCACCCGTGCTGCCCAGATTATCGGTAACGCTAATGCCCTGTATGTTCGCCTGCACCCGGACATCCACCCAGCCGCCGGGAGGCACAGCGCTAGCATGAGCCAAGGCGTAGATACGGATTTGCACATCGGCAAGATTGCCGGGGCTGGCAAAGGTGGTCTGCACCTGCTGCGGACTTTGCGATGCAGATAATGTCCATGGCGTGGACCACGTGCTGCCCCCGTCAACGGAAAGCTCGAAATTGGCGTAGCCTCCGCCGGTACCGCCGCCCTCGCCGTCAACGCTGATGATCGCGCTGATGGTGGCAGTGAGCGTACTTCCGGCTCCGTAGGGAACGCTCGACCAGCCGGAGATCACACTTGAGTAATTGGAGTTTTCGACATAACCGTAGGGATTGTTGTTGTAAGCCTCGGTAGCGGCGCTGACGTTTCCCGGCTCGTCGTAGGTCTGATAGCCCTCGCCACCCTCGCCGCCCTGAGTAAGTATGGGCGGCACCGATCCCTGCGCAGCGAGATAGTCGGAGGCGATCAGGTCACCCAGAGGAACATACAGCCCATAATCGGACGGGTACCACCCGCCGCTGCCGACGTAATCGCTTAGCGAGGACCGCACCCAGAGACTGCTGCTGGCGGGCACATTAACCGTCAGGCTCCCGGCATAGTTGGTGGTCCGGTTGACGATCATGCTGGTGGCGCTCAGGCTGGGATCAGAAAACACCTGCCACGTCTGACTCACGATGTCGTTGCGCTGGGGCAGCGTACACATGACGTCCAGACTCTGCCCGAATCGGTAGCCCTCCTCGGCAAAGAGCAGAATCGGTGCGGGAATGGTAATCGCCACCGGCTCGGAGTACGACCACTGGTGGTTGAAGAAGTAAGCGAGCAGCGTCCGGTTGCTGCTAAACGGGAAGGTGTTCACAGTCTTGGTCAGATCGATGTTCAGATCGCCATAGGACTCCACCGGCTTCTGCACAATGGGCGTGTATGAATTCACGTAGTAGACGGTCATCACCAGACTATTTACATACATGGGCTGGGTGGGCATCGTGTCGGGTGATATGAGAATGGAGGTTCCAGCTGCCAGCTCGGCAGGGGTCAGACCCCACAAGGTGGACTGGTCTCCCACCGTAAACTGCTGCGGCTGCGGCCCTATGAAGGCATACCGTGTATCGGGGCCAAGACTTATCTCTATTGCACCCTGACTGTCCGCTGTAAGGGCCACGCCGGAGATGGAAATGCCCACAATGCTGGAAGCGTCGGGAAGGGGAGGAATGTTCACCGACATAACATCGTCGATGTACCCGGGGCAGGAGGCGTAGACTCCTCCGCTGGTAGAGAAGACGTTCGCAGTATTGTCCCATCCAACGGAGCTGCCGACGGACAGTATGGGATAAACGTCCGTAACATTCGGCACCCGCACCTCGACCCCGTAGACATTGCGGATGTCGCCATTGAAATCCAGCTGTACGAAGTTGGAGTCGGCGGCGATCAAAGTGGGCGGCAGGGGCGTGACCGGGTACACGATCCGCACCACCTTGGAACGTCGGCTGTAGGTGCCGCTGGTGGTGTCCACGAAGCGCATGTACCATATCTGCTCGTACTGCAGCCTCTCCAGCGTGAAGGTCGGGCTGGCTGAGGTGCTGATGTAGTCACTGGTCGGACCCTGCCCCCAGTTGCCGTCTACGCGGCGAATCTCGATGGGTGCCACCATCTCGTCGTACACCGTCACCTGCGCCGCCGTATCGGTGATGGGATGGACCATGATGCTGGAGATGTCCGGCTGGTAGGCGTTGTCGATCTGCGTGGTGTAGAGCGGATTGATGGCCTCGGCGGTGTCCTTGGAAGAAAGCACGCCGGGCGGCTGGATGTCCACGAAGTTGTACAGCACCTTTTCCAGATGCAGGTCGGCCCCGAAGCCGATGTTGAACTTCAATACCTCGCCGACCTCTCCCACGGCCTGCCCCGGAGGAACCATGATGGACGCGGCGCTGCCCACCGGGTCGAGCACGGTGATGGTCAGCTGGGTCACCAGCATCTGTTGCCGGTCGATGCCGCGCGCCGGGCAGTTGAGATAGAGATAGCGTCCGCAGGTGGGCCAGAATTGGTCGTCGCTGGACAGTTGATTGAGAAAGAAGCTGGTGCAGGTATAGGTGCCGTTGTAAAAGACGCCTGTCCGGTCATCGAGAAACGCCTGCGCCGCCGCATCACAGTCCTCGCTGGTACGGGGCAGCGGACTCAGGTTGGACACGATAGCCGAGCGCACCCCGTCGTCGCCCACTACGAAGGCCTCCTCCACGATGCTGCCGGAGGCCTGCAGCCGGGAAAGCGCAGCCTGTGATTCATAAGAGAGAAAGCGCACCGGGGTGCCCGCAGCGGGCAGACTCTGGGCATAGAAGGACAGCGTATCCACAGAATTGCCCTGCGTCACCTGCGCAGCCTGCAACTCAAAGCCGTTGCCCAGCACCTCCTGATGGGATACCGTTCCCAGCGGCAGGGGCGGCGGGTAGATATTGCCGCTGGCATCCGAAGGCCATGGAGGGACTGGCCCGATATAGCCCCCGTAAGGCCCCACAGAGCCGTTGTTGGGGGGCAGCATGGGCAAGATGAGGCCGGTGGGTTGCCAGAGGCCGCTAGGCCCCTCGTAGGCCGATAAACTGCCCAACGGCATGGTGGCCAGAGTGGTGTAGTTTACGGTCACGTTCAGCTGTTGATTGTTGATCAGCGCATACACTGCAAAGGCCGGGAGGGAGGCGACGTTGATGGTGGTCTTGGTGATGTTGGGCAGGTAGAAGAAGCCAGTGGCAGCGGCGATGTTGAAGTCCTGAATGACGAAGGTTACATCGCCCGATGTCGAAGTCTGCACCCCGCCATAGGAATTGCCGCCCAGCGAGCGGTACCAGCGGTTGTAACGCACGTATTGGGGTGCGGTGACCACCGTCTGCAGTACGTAATTGTGGTTGACCTCAGTGACAACCGGCGGCCCCACCGGAATGCCGCCCCACGTCGGCTGGATGACTACGCCTGCCGCACCCGAGGCGCTGGTGACCACTCCGCTGCTCGGCGTGGAGATGTAGAAGCCGCCCAGACAGTTGCCCGAGGTGTAGGTCTGATTGCCATAGAGAGACTGTGTATAGATGCCGCCGACGATGCCCTCGCTCACGTCGTTGAAGCCGAACTCGCCGTGCTCCAGATCGATGCCGCCAGCTAGTTCCAGCCCGTTGTTGAGCTGGATATAGGACTGCCCCAGCTGCTGCGGGATGTTGGCCACGATGTTGAGCGCGCCCGCCCCCAGATTGAACTGGGCCGCCGGGTCGTTCACCGTCCACTGCTGGGTATTGAAATCAGATTCGGTCCAGTCGTCGGTAAGCAGCAGCGTGGACGACCCCCGGAACACCTTGTGACGCAGAGGGAAGTTGCCGGTGAAGCCGTCGCCGATGAAGTAGTCCTCACGGCTGTTGCCCGCTTCCACATCCCCGATGATCGTCACATCGTTGACCACTGGCACGGCCAGCACCTGAGTCTGCATGCCCTGCGAGCTGGGATCGAAGGTGCTCTCCCCCCTAGTCTCGTCGTAGGAGATGCCCAGCGGCCCGTCGCCGTAGGGCTGGAACCATATCTGCTTGTCGCGCACCTTGTAGCGGTAGCGCGAGCCGTCGGCGAAGTCCTTGGCGATCTCGCACCAGCTGTTATTGGGCGAGTAGTTGTAGTAGGGCTCGATGTCACCCGATCCCACCCACGTAGTGTCATACATGCCGGGGCAGAGTATGTTGGCCAAGGCGGACAGAATCTGCCCCTGTGTCTGTCCTACGAAGGCAGGAATGAACGGCACCGCCTTGCAGTTCAACAGGTGCTCGTCGGAGGTGCAGATGAACTCGTACTTGAATAGCTGGCCGCCGCCCCGGAAGCGGTACTCCCACAACTCGCCACCACCCTGCTTCAGGCCCTGATAAACCGCGTTGGGCTGCGATGACAGATAACCGGTGAACAGGCTGCGCTTGTAATACGTCGAATAAATTTGGAGATAGGCGCGCTGGGTTGGCGGGTTGGGAAACAGATTGTCGTAGTTGTAGGCGTCAAAGGTAAGCTGAGTGGGGATGTTGATCTGTTCCTGAATCTGCACCGTGGACCAGTCCACGTAGCGCGAGATGTCGGTGGTGACCCCGCCAACGGTATAGTTCATTATCAGCGCCATCGTTCACCCCATCACAGATTGACGCCACGGAAAGCGCCATAACCCAGTGTGGCCCGCGACTGGTAGGCGGCTGCGGCCAGCGCGTCCAGACCTGCAGCGCTGGCGGTCGGATTGGTTGTCCCGCTGGGCGGAATGTTGCCCGCCGCGCCGCCGTAACCCAGCAGCGAGAGGATGCCGGAGAGGCTGGTGAGGTTGTAGCTGCCGCCCTGCAGCGCGGCGATGAGCTGCTGCAATGCGGCGATGGCCGCCAGCGACTGCGACGCCTGCCCCTCCTGCAGGCTCAGCAGCTGGGCCTGCAACCCCATCGACGTCATGGCCAGATTGTACAGACTGGTCTCGATGGCCACCTTGTACTGCTCCAGCGAAATCTCGTTGTTGATCGAGGTCAGCTGCAGGCTGGCCTGCGACTCCAGCTGCTCGATCTGCTGCCCCTTCTTCTGCGCCTGCGTCTGCTGCCGGGTGAGCACGCCCTGCTCTAGCACGTTCATAATCGAGTTGTTGAGATTGGAGATCAGGGTGCTGCGTTCGCTGAGCAGGCTGTTCAGGTTCAGCGCGTCCTGAATGCCCTGCTCCTCGTCCTGCACGAAGGTGTTCTCCATCTGGGTGGTGTAGGAGCTGAGGCTTTCCGTCAGCCAGCTGTTGGCATCCGCAAGCTGCTTGGCGTTCTGCGCCGCGCCGTAGAACTTGTCATACTGCTCGATGATGTTCTGCAGGTTGGTCAGGAACTGCTGCATGCCGCTGGGCGTCGAGAAGATGGCCAGCTGCACCTCCATATTGGAGATGATTGATTTCTGCTGATCCTGCAGCTGGATGAGCTGCTGGCTGTACTGCGAGATCAGTGATGCGAAGGCGCTGCCGCCCTTCTTGGAATTGGCCTCGTCCACCTGCGCCTCGGCAATCAGTTCCTGCATCTGGATGATGGCCTCCTGCAGATTGTCGGTGTTGGAGTGGAAGGCGTCCATGATCGAGGTGTATTGCGAATTCAGCTCGCTCAGCTCGCTGGACATCTCCGCGTTCTTCTGCCCGGAGATGATGCCGGTGATCATGCCCGCCGCCGCTCCCACGAAGGGCATGAAAGTAGATGCGCTGCCCACCATGCCGCCCAGCATGTTCGAGAACGGTTGGGCGGACATCACGTTGTTGGCCATCTGCCCCACGCCGTACCCGGCGGTGCCCCCTCCCAAGGCCCCCGCCGCCGCCGAACTGGCCTTGGTCAGGGAGTCGGCGAAGTTGGTCAGCTCCCCGATAGCCGCAGTCAGAGCGGTGGCGAACGACTGCACCTTTTCGTCCATGCTCCCGTTGCCCCAATTGCTGGCCGGTTTTTGCTCCTGCGCCACCGGGCCACTGGCGCTGATCCCAACTCGTCCTGCTATCTGCGACATCACAGCACCGAGTCCCGGGCTGTTCGCAGCGGCCACGGCAGTTGTAACGGTGGCGGCGTCCGGCTGGCGCTTCGACGAAGATGTTTCACCCGCCAGCTTGTCCCGGGCGGTCTGTAAAACCTCTACGGTCTGCATCAACATGGTTTTGAAACCGCCCAGCGCCACAGTGGTAGTATCTACAGCTGGCTTTGCGGCGTTCAGGCTGGTATGAAATGCGGCCAGCGCCGGGTCTTCGGGCACGGCGGTCTTCCCGGTGAACGCGGTCTTGATGGTCTCGCCCGCCTGCGTCGCACCCTTGATGGCAGCGATGCCGCCCTCCATGCTGCCCACCAGACCCTTGACGAAGTGCGAGGTCCATACCGTGCCGAGGAGCTTGGTGATGCTGCTCAGACCGTCGGCAATGGGCTGCAGCAGGTCCTGCGACTTGCGCAGCTCGTCGTTGTACTTCTGCTGGGTCTGGTAGACCTGCGAAATCTTGTCCAGCACTTGGAACCACTGGTCGGACAGCTGGGGCAGCGCGCTAAGCTGGGCGTCGAGGGCTTCGCGCTCCTGCTGCAGCAGGGCCGCCATCTGTTGCTGATACTGGACGGGACTCTGACCGGGTTGCAACGCGCCGATGGCGGACTCGATCAGCTTCTGCTGCGGGGCAAACTGGCGCTCCACAGCCTGAATGCGCATCTGCGCTTCCTGTCCCTCAATCTGCTCGATCTTGGACTGCGCTTCGTCGATGGCGGCGTTGATCTTGTTGACCCGCGCCTCCCGCGTGGCGTCGTTATCCACACCGTTTCTAAATTCTCTATTGGCAGCGTCGATCTTGGCGTCTGCCAGCTGCCTGATGATGGAGAGCTGCTGATCCAGATACTCATCAGGACTGGTGGCACCCTGCTGGAAAGCGGTCTGCGCCTCCTTCTGCGCCCGGGCCAGTGCATCGGTCTGGGTCTTGAGCGCTCCTTCAATGGCCCGCTGCTGGGCCTCCATCTGATCTTTAAGCCACTCGTCCTGAAACTTGATAGAGGACATCTGAAACTTGTTCTTGGCCTGCTCCAACTTGGTAGCCAGCTCGGCATCGAGCGTGGCGAGCTTGGCTTTAAGCACGTCGGCATCCCCGGCGTACTGCTTCTCAACAAGCTGCCTCTGCTGATCGTGTGCAGTTCTGGCCTCTGCAATCTCGGCCTCGTATTCCTGCCCTATCAGCGTGCGCTGCTGAGCCAGATGCTGAGCCAGAGACTCGTGCTGGTACTGGTAGGCCTCATCGTCCAGCGCCTTCATCTGCTGGATGTGATCACGCTTCTGGGTCAACTCCTCCTTGGCCTGTGCGATCCTCTCCTGCATCAAAGCCAGCTGACGGCGCAGAGCTTCACGCTCGTCGGGCGGTTCCTCCTCCGTCTGTTCTGGAATCAGCGCACCCATGTTTATATGCTGGGTAGGCAGCGCAGGCTTACGTGCTGCACGCTGCGCGTCACGTTGACGCTGTATCTCGTCCGCCATGCCGGTGGCACCATGCCAGAGCATCACGAGACCGGCAATTGCCAGTAACTCCGGGGCAACGGCATTCAATCCAACAAGGGCAACCTTGAGCCTGCCCACAGCCAGTGCTGCCATATCCGCTTTTCCAGCCATCAGAAACAGCGCTTCACCGTACTTCACGATCTTCGCAGCGATGAAAAATTCCGCAGCAAGCTCCAAGGCTTTGACCAGAGCATTGAAGTGCGTCACCACAAATTCGATAACCGTTCCTACTTTGGCAAATGCATCGCCTACTGCAGCGCCGAACTTGTAGGCTGCAGCCTGTGCTCCGCCAAGGCGCTCGATGATGTTGTCCACACTGGCTATGAAGGCCTTCATCCCCGGAGATTCATTGATCCCCTTGCCGAAAGACTCCTCCACGCGCGACCAAGCATTCTTCAATCTGGCCAGTTCTTGGCCGAGCGTCACAGCGAGTTCCGGGGTTTTACGCGCCTGTGCCTGTATCATCTCCATCTGAATACGCAGCAGCGCCGCTTCGCGGGCGGCAGTGCTCAACCCCGGTGCCAACGAACGTACAGCCTCACGCAGGCCCGGAATGGCCAATGTCGCAGACAGGAAAGCGAGGTTGCCGCGCTCCAGTCCACGGGCCATCATGTTGATGCTCTGTGTGGCATCGTGACCGGCAGCGATGGAGAGCTTGGTCACGTCGGCTGTCATCTGCACCATCTGATCCTGTGTCAGCTTGGTGTGCGAGCGGAGCATCACGTTGGCATTCTGCAACAGCTGCATGTCACCAACGAGGCCGTGGGTGGCTTCACGCAGCTTGTCCATGAAAGCCGCCGAATCGGTTATGCCGCGCTGCGCTGCCAGATTCTTGAACACCTCTTCGAGCACCGTCAGCTTGCCCGCTTCTACAGTCACCTCGCGGAGGTGATTCAGGAAGCCCTGCAGCGCATCACCGGCCAACAGGATTGCTGAAGCGATACCCGCACCGGCCAGCAGGCCACCGGCAATACGTCCAGCCGTGCCCTCGCCCAAGATGCCCTTGGTGACATTGCCCAGCAGGCCACCAGCGATGTTCTCCTCGACCCCGGCATGCCCCACGCCTGTGGCAGCACGCTGGGCGAGCAGTTGCTGGCGCAGCTCGGCGGTCTGCAGCTTGGCCAGCGCCAGCCGCCGCTCCTCTTCGGCGGTCAGCCCCTTGGCCCCCAGCAGCAGACCCTCCTGGGTGCCGATCTGGGAGGACATCTCGGCCCCGGTGGCGGCGACCGCGGCGGTGCGGCCCTTCTCAGCTTCCGAGCCCGCGATAGCGGCAGCCACGGCGGCCTCGGCCTTGGTCTGGATTTCACCCATGGCAACAGAAACGGCCCCGGCGTCCTTCACCGCGACCGTCTCCACCTGCTTGGCAATGTTGTTGAGATTTTCGAGGGTGATCCTGATCGTCTCGGCGGCAGCCTTGAAGGGGCCTAGATCGAGGCCCAGCGCCATCAGCAGAGTTGATCCGGTATCCGGCATGTCACCGTCCCATCTTAACCACCGGGATGCCCAGCGTCTGCATGTAGGTCAGCGCCTCATCCCCGGTCAGCTTTCTGAGATCAATTTCACCCCGCTCATCGGTCATCTTCCAGACGATGGGGCCTAGCCGCTCCTCGATCCGCTTCAGCATCTCATCATGGTCCACGTTCTCCATGAAGTTGTAGCTCCCGCCATCCAGTTTCTCAGGCAGACGGGCGCTGGGTAAAGTTCTATCACGCATATTCGCCGCCATCTCCGTGGCGCGCCACGCCATCACCGCCATGTCCGACTTGGTGAACCGCTGGCGAATCTCGTGCAGCGGCATTGCCAGCGCCTCCATCCACGATGCTGCCGCTGCTACCGTTGGAAGTGCGCTTCTGCCTACGCCGTCGTCTTCTAGCGCGGCAATAGCTGGTAGACAGCCGAGCCGAAATCCCGAATCTTCGATACCTCAAGCTGCGCCCGGATAATGCCCAGAATGCGATTGGAGCCGATGTTTTTCTGCACCCACTCCTGATCGATGCCGTCGCTGTTGAACGGGTCCAGACAGATGGCGCAGCACTCCGCCATCATGTCCATGCCCTCGGGAAGGATGTCGATCACCTTTTGCAGCTTGGCGGCATTGGAGGCCATGCCCGCCCAGTCCTGCGCTGCCAGTTCCTTAAGCTGGGGAACGATGCGCTTGGCGATGATGTCCAGCATTTTCTTCTCGCAGGCCTGCGGCAGCTCACGCAGTGTGAACGTCTGCTTGCCAGCACGCAGGGGAAGCTCGATCACCACTTCTCCGTACTCCTGTGACAACAGTTGCTCCAGCTCCTTGGGATCGGGCGGCTTGATGGAGGCGCGCAGCTTCTCCATCTCGTCTTTCATCATGCGCTCGTTCTGGCTGATCAGCTCCTGTGTCTGCTGGGCCAGCTTGCGCGCAGCATCAGCCTCGCACTTGGCGTTGATGCGCGCCGCCAGAGCGGGAATGAGCTTCGCGCCGATGCGCTTCTCTTCTTCGGTTGTTAATACGGAAAGGGCTTCGTCAGGCTCGTCGGCGTTGATGGCCGCCTCCACCTGCTCGCGGGTGGGAATAAATTCCTTCTGCTCGTCCATACAAGTCTCCTCAACTCAATAGTCGTTACCCAGCTAAAAAATCGGGGTCCGGCACCCCACCGGACCCCATTTCCGAGACTTCTCCACCGCTTAAATCTGCGGCGTCGTACCGCTGTGCGGGAAGTAGGCAGTGTAGCTCACCACCGTCTCGCCATCCAGCGGGTCGTCGAAGGCCATGGCCTCCAGCGCACAGCTCAGGCTGTACTGCTGCAGGCTGGTGGCGTTCTGCAGGTTCTTACCCATCAGGCCCGGGTTGGTATCGGGGGCCACACGCGGGTAATACTTCAGGAACTGCGAGCTGTCCACGGTGTCGAGCACGAACACCGCGCTCCACTCCTTGATGAAGGTGCCGCCTTCGCGGGCCGCGTAGCCGTTGATGGCCTGCACCTTGGCGTTGCTGGGAGGCACCTGATAGGGCACGCCGGAACCCAGCGCATAGTTGCCGCCGCCCACGAACGGGGCCGTCAGCACCAGCACGTCCTGCCCGCCGACCTGATTGGCTCCGGTGAACACGCCGGACACGCCCGCCACAAAGTCGGACGTCATGCGAATGAAGTCCACGCTGCTGACCGCGTTCTGGAAGACGTTGGCACCGGCTGCGCCCACGAATCCGAAGGAGGTGCCGTTGTAGTCCTGATCGCAAACGATCATGGAGCCTGCCGGGAACAGCGCACCGCTGCCTGAGGGAACGCACAGCGCCGGGTACCCGGAGGTGACGCCCGCAAAGCCGGTGGCCGAGTAGCCGCTGGCCCCGATGGCGATGGCCGGAGTGCCGGAAGTGGAGAGCGGGCCGGTGGTGCTGCCTGCCGTAACTGTGGTGGCCAGCAGGTTGAACACCTGCATGCCGGTGGAAATGCTCAAGCTCATGCGCGACGCTTCGTGGAAGTCGAAGGTGATCTTCTCCCCCACCTCGGCGCGGTACTTGGCGCGCACCGCTCCACGATAACCGGCAACCACGTTGCCCACCTTGGAACCGGCGGTGAACTTGAAGTTTTCAGCGAATCCCAGATCGGTCCACGGCTGCCCGCTTATAGGCTGGAAGTTGGCGTCCAGAAGTTTCTGGAACACCTGAAGATCATAGATGCTCGGCCCGCTCAACGTCGAACTGGTGCTTACGGCCAGCGCTTGGTTGAAGGGAGCGAAGTAAGCGCGCCAGCCAGCGCCGACTGTCAGTTGGCCTTGGCGCAACGTCTGGGTAAGGGAACGTGGTAGAGGCATGTCGCACTCCTTTGCTCAAATCGCGGTAGTAAACACAAGTACACTCTAACCCAAGCTAAGCGTACCAATCGCAATATAGTGCCTCAACAGCAAGCTGGCTCATGGGTTCACCACCGGATTGACGGTGCTCCACGCATATACTTCCAAGGGTGCAGTGCCGTACAATACGCCGCTCTGCGCCGACGCAATCTTGGTGCCCAGCCGGGGGAACGACCAGTGAATCATCTCCTGCGGATTGTATGGTGCGAAGGTGACCACTCCGGTGCCGGGATCGCAGGTTGAAAACTGCTTGGAACAAAAGCCGGGGAAGTGTGCCTGCCGCATGGCCTCGACCACTGCCATGTCGTCGCGGTGACGGCTGCCCCGGATGCGCCCCACCTGCCCGGAGGTGAGATCGTTGCCCAGAAACAGCCACGCCCACTGCATGTAGTGCTCGTAGTAGGTCTGGGCGCGGGAGCCGTCTTCTTCGATGGGCACGGAGGTGAGATAGAGCAGGTAGATGCCGCCCTCCACCACCTCGGCCTGCGGCCAGTCCGCCGCATTGATAAGGCCCATCATCTTCACCGGCACGCTGGTGGGAATGGTCTGCGCTGCGAGCTTCTGGGAGACATAGTTGTAGAACGTATCGGTGACGTCTACAAAACTCGGATAAACGGGTACACTCATAGAACACACACCTCCAACGAGTCCAGCAGCCTGAAAGTGTATCCACGACGTTTACACAGACGTTTGACAGCACGCTCCTTTGCTGCCCACTCTGGGCCGCGCCAGCCCTTAACCTCCTCGATTGTAATAGAGCCATCCACGCGCTCCACAAGAAAGTCAGGGAAGTAGTTGCGAAGCCGTCCCTCAAAGCTGTATGGGCAAACAAAAGGCTCCTTTTCCAAGCGCACCACTGACGCATCCTTATCCAGAAAGCGAAGCCGAGCTGCCTCCCAGCTGCTGGAAGCGAAGAGCGTCCCAAAACGAGTGGCTACATGCTCACCGTGGTAGCCCGGATGTGGTACGTTGGACGGCGTGCGTTGCCCTACAGCATAAGATTCGCAGAGCATTCGTCGATACTGTTCACGACGTTCCGGGGTGAAGGACCTCTTTATCCCCTGCGAAAAGCGTTCCTTCGTTTCTGGCCGCTCCCGCGCCTCGGCCATTTTAAGCATTCTATTATTAGCAGATTCCGCGTTGCGCCAAGCACGCCGGGAAGCCCTTGCAATTTTTCGTTTCGCTGCGTCTGTACGCTTAAAAGTGGTGTGTTTGCCTATATTCCCCAAAGACTGCTTTTGTTTAGTTTCTTCGCTCCATTTACACCCCTGCGTCGGGGACCATCCGATAGGCTTCAAGGCCCACCCAGTCAAACCAAACCGCCGCCAATACATTCCAGCAGGAGGTTTTTGCTTTGGCTTAGGAGTCGGGTTAGTAGCCGCTGCAGTCTCACGTAGAGCCTGTATACGCAATGCTCTGTGGGCTGCATCGCTCCAGAGCCTACGCTGCAATTCCGAACTGCTTTGGCTAGTAAATGCCATAAATCATCATAATAGATTCAGAGTTCCCTCTTGGCTAAGAGTGTACGAAGCCGTAAATACCGCTCGGCACCCACGGCCTGTATCAGCCTGTTCTGCAGCTCTTCCGACTCCTTGACGTTCCCCGGGATCATCAGGGAGGCGAACATGAGCCAAGCGTACCACCACATCGGGCTGACCTTCATCTTGTCGAATGTCTTGCACTGCATGGTAAGCGTCAGGCCGAAACAATCCTTGGGCTCGAATATGGTACTCGCCAGTTTCGCATCCTTACAGTTGGTCCGGTACATCACCGTGTCGCGGAAGGTGCTGCCGAAGAATTCCGAACCCTCGCAATCAGCCTCGGTGAGGTCTGCGTTGTCGAAGTTGCAGCGGTGAAACAGGCTCTGCCGCAGCTTCATCTTCGACAGGTCCTGTCCCGAGAAATCATGCTGGTAAAACTTCTGCCGGGACAGATCGCGTCCGCGATAATCCTTCTTCAGCTCCATACGCTACCCCACACTGCTACAGTACATGCGCCCATATTCAACCCTGCAAAAAGGTGTCAATGTCTAGTTGAAATGTTCCGTACGGCCCATGACCAGAAGTGTAGAAACCACCAGCACCAAGTTCGGGGTCACCGGGCTCTGCAGCCACGATACTCCCACGCAATTCGCTGCTGTCAATGGGGGCGGAAGACGAAATGATGTCGGCACACCGCTGGGCAGCATTACGCATCATGGCTTCGGCCAATTCACCCCACTGGGAAATGGGGTGGTGGGCAAAATCAGCTCGTGTGTACTCGTCCTGCAGCACGGCTCGATAACGGTTGCGATTGATGCGAATAAACCCTGTGGGGGCCGTTATCGTCAAGACCTTCTCATCACCAAAGACGTTAACGGACCACAAGGTTTTAGGCCCCGGTTTGATGACCCTATGAATATATCCGAGGTCCCAGACCAGCGCCTTGATGTAGTTGAGTTCGTCAACCGTCTTGACACCGGAATCGACACGATCCGGCAGCGCCTTGAACTGGGCCACCAGCGCGTCGATTCCGGTAATCTGTGCGGTCACCGGCATCCCGGTCCTCCATCAGGACAGGGATGCGAGGATGTTGGAGATCAGGGTGTAGTTCGCAGCGTCCGTGCTCTGATCGGTGTCCGTAAGCAAATTGGTTGCGTTGCGGTTGGCCTCTTCGAGCATGGTCAGCAGGCCGTTCACCTGACCTGTGTAGTCCATGATGGGACCGGCAGCCGCGATTGCCTTTGCTGTGGTCGCAGCGCTCGGGCCGTTGCTAAGAACGCTCTTCGTGTCGGTGATCAATTGAGTGCTCGCCATCGCTTGTTCTCCTTGTTGAGTTACCGGCCCGAAGCCGGGTTACTGCCGCGCTTCCCCAGAATCCTTACCAGACAGCCGGGACTGTCGGGGATGGCATTCTGCACAATCGCCCCCCGCGATACCGCTGCCTGATTGCCGAAGACCTTGGGCGCGTCCCTGACCTCGGCGGCCTTCACCTCGATGACCTTGGACTGGCCATCCACCACCACCCGCAGCGTGGCACCCTTGTCTTCGAGCACGGTGGCCCGGATCATGCGGTTCACGTAACCGTGAAGCTGCGATCTGCTGATCAGCACAGTCCTGCTCATATCGTCTCCTCGTTACTCACTCCTGCGTTGCCGGTGGCGCTGCATCTTTCTCTCCATGCGCCCACTATGCTTGCCACGCTCATGGTGAGCCCCATGGGAATGCCCGTGGTGGCCCATAGAGTGCCCGCCATGCCCGCCCTGTTTCTTGTCGCGGGTCCACTCCCCTATCTTGTCACGCGGCTCGCCCTCGCGCCACGCCGTAATTCCACTGGCATCCATCTTGCCCCGGCTGCGCCGCGTGCCGCTGGCCGTGTTGCAGGTCTTCACATATGTCCCGTCAGCCTGCACCGAAACATTGCGGGTGTCGCCGCCCTTGTTCTTGAAATACTCGCTGGTGCATATGCCGCCGCGCATCTTGTTGCCGGTGTGCATGTAGCCGATCTTCATAAAGTGCATGTGCGCGCCCTGATGGACCGGCGCAAAGCGGTCGTTGGCCCCGGCCTGTATCAGGCGACCCCTGCTCCGTGTTTCCACCGCCGCCGTCAGGTTCATGCCTTACCTCTGCTCGTTCGCATTGCAGGTGCATGTCCAGACCACCGGAACACCGCCCACGTCGTCGGACGCGTACATTTCCACGGTCCACAAAACTCCGTAGGCCACGAGGCCCACGAATTGCTGCGACAACCATAACTGATCGGGAGTTGCCAATCCAAGAGCAAGCTGCTGAAGGGCCACGAAGCTCTGGGAGATGGTGAAGTCCCTCGCCCCGAAGCGCAGCTTGCCTTGGCTCATGCCGATGTTGTGCATGGACACCATGCGGGTGCCGGGCGTCGGGGTGATCTGCACGTCGGTGGTCCCGGTGGTCAGCGGCTCTGGGCTGGGCGGATTGATGACGTAGCCCAGCTGCGCGTACATCTGGTTGTCCGGCGGGGTGAAGTTGCGGAAGCGCATGAACACCGGGACACGCGCGGCGTTGAGATAGCGCATCTGCGCGTCGATCAAGCGCTGTATGCCGGGGCCGATATTGAGTCCGCCGTAGCCCATCAGAGCACGTGCCTCCAAGTTTTACGCTTTGCGATTCGCCAAAGTAAGGTGCGGTCAACACCAAAATGGGAGGCCAGCCGACGGCTCAAATGTACACCAGCAGCATGAAGTTTGCGGATTTCTCGTACGTCATCCTCTGTCAATTTAGAGTCTGCGCGCTGCGCCCCGCACGGCACACACTCTGGACGGCGGTTAACCCAATGAGCATCCCCACGCTGAAGGCACTCTGGATGGGTCCTAGAGCCGTGGCGGTCACCAGACGCTGACCGCCCCTTAGCTGCCCTGTCGGCAGAATTCAGCTCATTAGTGGCTAAAAACAGGTGCGAGGGGTTGACGCACGGACGAACGTCGCAAGTATGGCAAACGCACAACCCGGCTGGTATAGGGCCGTTGTGTATCTCCCAAGAAAATTGGTGCGCCCCCCGCAACCTGGTCCCATCCCAAAACCTGCCATAGCCGTCATTGTCCCTACCAGCAGACCAAATCCAGCATTCATTGTCGCCGGAGACGACAACCTTTTTCCAAAAACGCTCGATGTATCTGTCGGTGTGCATCCAAAAGCTCCCTAAAGTGCCCGGACCACGCGGTAAGGGGTGAGCAAATTGTCCACGGTCGGATCAATCAGCGAGCCGGGCACGAATTCCATATTAGCTCCCGAGCGTCCCAATCGCATCGAAGTCAGCGCCGTGGTACCGTCGCCGCGTGCCATGGCGTTCTTCACCAGACAGGCACAAGCCAGCTTGACGCCAATGGGCATGGCCCGGGGATCGAACCCGGCGGTGTATATGAACATCACCTCGGAATAGCGCTGCAGCTGCAGCCCGGCAGGCACCCACACCTCGCCGGACTTGAAATCGTAATCCGTCTGCGTGATGTCGATGGGAACCCACGGTGCTGGACCGCCGAACATGGTCACCAGATTGAGAGGGTTGATAAAGGCGAACAGGTCGGGGTAGGCGATGCTCATATCCTGCCGGGTGTAGCCGTACCGTCCACTGGCACCGATAAGCCCCGACAGCGTGCCCCAAGGCCCGTACTGGGTGCTCACCTGCAGATTGCCGGTAAGGTAGTAATTGGGCACTCCCGTGGCGCTGGCCAAGGACACGAGATCGTCGTAGACAGTTTGACTGACCGGTGCGAGGGGCGTGATGGGAATGAAGGCCAGATTGCGGTTGCGCGTCTGCATCAGAATGCGCTGTGCATAGGTGGTGAAGACCAGCGAGCCGTTGCCATCGCCATCCAGCCGCCCGCAGGCCTCGTCGATGATGCTGGAGGCCAGATAGACCAGATTCATAATGTCCGGCTGCGCAACGGAGCTGGGCAGTCCGAAGGTCTGCAGCTCGGACTCGAACACGTAGCACGGAATGAATGGCTGGCTCATAGTGCCCCCGCGTGTATCTTACCCGGCTTCTTCAGTTCGCCGGTATGCAAAACCTTCTGAGTGAACTCCCACATAGGCAGCATGGTGGTGGAGCGGTATATCTTGTCCCAGTTGTCGTAGGCCTGCTTGGCCACCACCATGGCCTCCTCATCGGACTTGTAACCGAGAAAACATTTGTCCTCGTCATAAGAGTGATCGGCGTCGTTCTCGATGTGAAAGATGTAGGCGAACTTGGCATCCTTGTGCGGGCCGATGAAGCAGTCCACCTCGTCGCCATCCACGCCCTTGGTGCCCTTGATGTAGCCGTAGTCGGCGGGCATGAGCACGCTCCACGGCGTGCCGTCGTGGTTGGTGCCGCTGCGCCGCTCGCCCTTCTTGGTCTCGATGCTGATGGGCAGGCCTTGGAACGAGGTGCAGCCGGACAGCTTGTAGGCCTTGGCAGCCACTCCCAGCGCCTTCTCACGGATTGAGTTGCGCAGGATCGCACCGGGGCCGAGTCCGTCGGCGGCGCTCTTCACCTTTTTCTTGGCGAGCGACTTCTGCCGCGCCTTTGCGGTCTTCCTGCTCACATGCACCTTGGGGGTGGCCGGTGGCTCGTCCACGTGCGAGGTCTCGCCGCGTTTGTATTGCCACCACGCCAGAGCATATGGATTGGTGATCTCCGGGTGATCCTTCATGTGCTCGGTCGTTCCCCGCCAGCCGGGAGGCGATACTGCGTCGAGGTTCTTGGCAGTGCGCTGCATCTCCACCTCGACAGCAGCTTCAGCAGCTCTCACCACGCTGGCAGGCACAGGCTCCTTGGGCAGGTACTTGTACAGCGCGCCGCCGGGATCAAAGTCGCCCTCCCCACTGACCGGCTTGCCATTCGCGTCCCGCAATTCGGCGCGCAGGTAGCTGCCGCCGTAGACATGGGGCAGCGCCCGCATCCACGCCACAGGATCGCTCTTCGGAATGGCAATGCTCCCGATGCGCAGCGGGTCCCGTATAAAGTCATCCACGTCGAAGTGGGAATTGAGCGCGAGCCCGGTGATGCTGCTGCCGCGCAGCATGACCTTCGCCTCGGGAACTTGGGTGACCCGCTTCCCGTCGAAATGCGTGACGTAGAAGATGCAGTTTAAATCCATGTTCCGCCAGTCCTTCTACCAAGCCTTATACTTCAGGTCGTTCCATTGCTTGGCCCGAGCCAAATCATCGATACGCACCGCCACGCCATGAATCGCCTCTTTGCTGAATCCCTGATTGGCGAGATAGGTGATGATGTCGTTTTTCTTGTCCACAAAGGGCTGCGCCATTTCGTAGGGCCGCAGACCCGGTTCCTGCGCGTCCATCATCTCGGCAAGAAATCCCTGTGTGCTGTTCATCTTGTCGTCGTTGGGAATGATCAGCCCGTGATCGATGAGCTGAATTTTGGGCTCTGAAGCATCGTCCTGTATGAGCCAGTTGTTACTGTGCCGGTCGCCGTCGGCCACCACGTAGTCGTAAGCCGCGCAGCGCGCGCAATCCTGCTCGCCGTCGAAACGCTTGGACGCGCTGACATTGCCTGCCACTTCTCCCGGGGTCCAAGGAAAAACAACCCCGAGCTCCCCGTCGTGCTCGCGCATGGCGCGGGGGGCCATCAAATCCCGCATCCCCACCATCTTGGCGATCTGCCAAGCCGCCACCTCGCGCTTGGCCTGCGCGCCCGCGTCGCCCTCGACAGCCCAGCACTGCGCACAGCGTGTGTCTTCCCCATTATTAGGCTTGAAGCCGCACTCCCCGACTCCGGCCACATTGATCTTGTACAGGGCGTTGATGCCGCCGCGTGCGTTCTTGTTCCCGGTGGATTGGCCTGTGGACAGCGCCTTCTCAATCGCAATTGACGGGTCGCGCGGCGGAAGATCGGGTATAGGCAGATCGGGCTGTACCGACTCACTGGGCACCACGGGGGCCGGAACCCGGGGCGGAATGACCGGCTGGGGAATATCCGAGGTGCCGGGGGCGGACAGCCACCACGTCGGCATTCCGGCAGCCTCGCGCAGGCCAATCTTCAGATTCGGAATGTTCTTGGCGTCGCGCTCGTAGGGATGCTGATCGGGAAACTGCACTTCCTTGCCGCCCGGAGGGGTCACGTAGATGTTCTTGTTCTCGTCAATCCTTACCACCGCACCCGTGGGGTGCAGGAACTTGGCGTAGTCCACGCCATCCTTGTCACGGCCCACGCCCTGCAGAACAAAGCCTGCATTCTTCAGCGCGTCTTTCAGCCCACCGGAGATGACGTTGGGCATCGACCTCACTATCTGCGTGGGCAGCTTCAGGTCCGGCTCCGGCAGTCCAGCAGCCTGACGGATTTCCTTGTTCAGGAAGCCAAACTTGTCCAGCATCATTCCCATGCCGTCGCGTGGACCGGCCTGCGACCCGTGCTGCAGTTTGTAGCCATCGCCGTCTATGATCATCTGCACGCCGTTGGGGTGAGTGAGGACCACCGTAGGCTCTTCCTTGTCGTTCATCGTTACATGGCTGACTACGAATCCAGCCCCGATCAGGGCATTGCGGGCGTCAGAATTGATCAGGGTTCTGAGAACAGCGTCCGGCACCATCCCTCCCCTATAAGCAGGGAGGGGGACACCCAGCGCCTTGCGCACCTCGGGAATCAGATAGCCATTGTTGAACCGGTTGCGGTCGTAGACCTTGCCCCACTCGCCCAGCAGATTGCCGTCCTTGTCGTAGCCCTTGGCCTTGTACCCGTTATCTGGGCTGGCCGTGGCCCGCAGCGTCACCCCGTTGGGACCGGTGTACTTGGCATACTGCCAGCCGTCCTTGTCCCGGCCCACACCCTGATAGACGAAGCCGTTGCTTAGCATTGCCTGCTTCATGCGTATGCTGCCGATCAACTCGTAAGGTGGCTCGTCGGCTGCACTCGGAGGCTTCGCAGTGGGGATGCGTAAGTCGGGGTCGGGCATGCCGATGGCCTGCCGGATGTCCTTGTTCACAAAACCGAAGTTGTCTGCAAGGTGCCTGTTGGGTCCGGCAATGGGTTGACCTCCCTTTTCAAGAATGTAGTCATTACCGTTGTAGCGCATCGTGACGCCGCTCGGATGCGTCAGCATCGCGTAGGGTTCTTCCTTGTCATTCAGCTCCACACGATCCAGCTTGAACCCGGCGTCGGCCAGCGCCTTCTGATCCTCTCTGTCAACCAGTCTGTTGAACTCAGCCTGCGCGTCGCCAGTGAACTGTGGCTTGGGGAGGCCCATGGCGGTACGGAATTCGGGGCGCAGATAATAATTGCCCTGCCTGTTTGAGCCATAGATGGCTGCGCCGTTAAGCCACCTCCCCACCTGATTGCCGTCTTTGTCAAAGGCCACCGCGCCCCGGTCGGCAAACATCTGCAGGCGCGTTCCGTTGGGGGCCTTGTAACTTGCATAAGTGTTCCCGTCCTTGTCGCGGCCCATGCCCATGTACTGTATGCCAGCACCCACCAGCACGCTATGCGCCCCACGCTCATATCGCCACTCCGGTTCTGTTTCGTCGGCGGGCTTGGCTGTGGGCATTCTCAAGTCGGGATCGGGCATGCCGATGGCTTGGCGAATGCCCTTGTACAAGTAGCCGAATTGGTCGCGCACCCCGGTTATCTGCCCCATGTCCTTGCCGTCTTTATCAAAGACACGGGCATACATACTAGCGCCCTTTTCGATCCTCACTCCGCTGGGATGGGTCAGCACAATCGAGACATTGCCCGCCTCGTCGCTCTCGGCCTTGGTTACGGTGAACCCGGCCTTGTCCAGCGCGGCCCGATCCTCGGCTCTGGGAAATGCCAGTTCATAGCCCTTCTGCTCGTCTATCACGCCAACTGGATTGCGCGGCAGGCCAACTGCGTCGCGGAAGGTGTTGGGCAGGTAAGTATTGCCTTGTTTGTTTCGCCGGAACAGGAACATGCCCTGATCGAGTGCGGCGTAGGTGATGTTCTTGCCATCCTTGTACACAGAATCGTCACGGCGGTCAGAGGCAAGGACAAACACATTCTTGTCAGGCAGAGCGTAATAGGCCCGCTTGTTAAGGGTGCCCTTGTAAACAAAGCCTGCGGCGATCAGAGCATTGTGCGCTCTCTCATGCAGGGTGCCTTCCGGCGGAGCGTCGCCACGCTTGACCGGCGCTTGGGTGAGCCCGGCAGGCGGCTTGCTGAGAGCCCACTGAATATCCGGGCGCAGCTGGCCGTCGGCACCAAAAGGCCTGTGCAGCTGCGCGGGGGCCAGCCGGAGTTTGCCCTGCTCGTCCCTGCCTATGGAAATCTGATAGATCGTCTTGCCCTCAGCATTGGTGGAAATTCGCAGCTCGGCACCGGAGGGATGCACGAAGGCCACCACTGCCCGTCCGCCCATTACTTGTGCGGGGTCCACCATGCCCTTCAGGGCAAAGCCTGCGTCGGCCAGCTTCTTCTGCATGGCAAGGCTGACCACGGCGGCGGCCTGCTTGGCCAGAGCGTTCTGCGCCGGGGCAGCCGGAGCGGGGGCCTTGGGAGCCGGTGCCACAACCTGCTTTGCCGGGGCGGCAGGGGCCTGTGGCGGGGCTGGCGGCTGCTTGCCGTGCAACCGCTCCAGCTCAGGCAGCTGGTGGCCCTGATACAGCCTCTCGCCATCCGGGCCGAACATCCGGTAGCGGCGAAGGTTGACATTGCCGGGGTGCTGCGCATCGTACTTCGATACCCGCACCGTGCGCCCCCGCTGATCCCGCCACACATCGGAGCTTTGCTTGGCCTCGTCCAGCCGGTAGCCGAGATTGGCCAGCCGCGCGGCAGCCTTGTCAGGGGTGTTCACGGCGGCGGTGCCGCCCTTGGTGGCAAACTTGCCGTGCGCGTCGCGGGGGTGATCCTCCTCGTTCCACGCATAGATCACGTAGGCGGAGGCGTGCATCTCCATGGTGTCGGCCAGCTCCTGAATCGCCAGAGACAGCAGGCTCATACACCCACCTCCTGAAGGGCTTCCTTCGCGTCGAGAATGTTGGCCGCCACCTTGATCCTGTTCTGCACCTCGGGAACCTTGGCGAGGTCCACGTAGCGCGCCCGCACCTTGTGCCCGGACAGCAATGCCAGTGTACTGCGGTGGTTGCCGTTGTGAACATACAACCCGGCGCTGCTCCTGAGCACGATTACCGGCTCGGGGTCCTTGCCGTGGCGCAGAAAGTGTTCGAGGTCGGCCAGATAAACCACTGGCTGGTTGGTCACCAGATCGCGGGGGTTGAACCTCTGTACGGGCGCGGCGCTGACCAGATGATCGCGCAGCTTGACCGGCAGCAGCTTGAAAGCCTCGGCGTCGGCAGGCTTGCGCACCAGCTTGATGGGATTTTTCTTCCACACCGACTTGCCGTAGTGGCGAGCCTTGGTCCGGCACAGGGCGGACCAATGCGGACTTTTAGGAGCGGGCACCGTAGGCAGTGCCCGCACCCGGCGCAACACCTCGCTGGGAGGAACGGCGGCGTAGATGTGCGCGCTGAGACTGAGGCTCAGCCCTTCTTTTCGGGCGGCTTCACTCCGCCCACGATCACCACTCCCGTGCCCTTCTTCGTCACGTCCTCGATGTTGAAACGTAAGAGAATCGCGGTAAGCTCTTCCGGGGTGGGCTTCTTCGTAGTCTTGGATGATTCGGTCATATTCCTTCGCTCCTTCCTCGCGGCTGGTCCAGCTGCCCTCGAAATTGCCCTCTCCCCGGGCCGCCGTCGTCCGGTAACCATGGGCGGCGGAAAATGCGCCGATGGCCTCCGCTGAAGAACCGTCCTTGTCGAACACCTGTATCTCGGTGCCCCACGAATGAGGCACGAGGGTGTGGTTCTCCAGAGCGGCGACACCCCGGACGCGCTTCTCTATTGTAGACAAATCCTCTTCCGTCCGAATGGTGTAGAGCAGCGAGCCGCCCGCCGGGTCGTGCCTGAACCACAGGAAGGCCTTCTGCTGAGCAGCCTTGGCCAGCAGCGCCCCGGCATACTTCAGGTCCTCGACATTATCGGTGTGGCTGGTGATGTGGGTGGAGTTTTCCGCGCCGTCGGCCCATGCGCCCACCGCATTGTTCACCTCGCTCTGTCCCAATACCGCCTCACAGACCCGGTGCGCTAGACTGACGAAGTTCTTCTGCCGGTCGCTGTCCACCTGCTTCACGGCCTCGTCGAACTTGGTGTTTTCCTCCACGTTGGGCGAGACATACACATCGCCGCCCGTCGTCCACCTGCCGTAGGCATCCCGGGCCTCGTCGGGGCTGAAGGCCTGCACCCCGAACAGGCTGTGGTAGAAGCCCTCCCAGCCGGGCGACGTGATGCCCTTGTAGAAGGCCGCCCGGTCGCCATAGCGGGGCAGCTCGTGGCCATTCTGCAGCAAGGTCATCCCCGCCAGCAGCATGGTGGTGCGGCCCATACCGTCGGCCAGCGGATGAATCTCGGCATTGAACTCGTGTTCTACAAAGGCGGCGGTGCTCTTGGGATCGTCGCCAGCCTTCATGCGCGCAGCCAGCTGGTCGCAGAACTGATAGAGCCGGGGCATCATCCTCTCCACCGGGATGTAGCCTTTGGCCGAATCGTTCCACGTCCGCCACGGGCTCTGCCCGGGAGCCAGCAGGCCTTGGTTCACGATGCTGCCCAGCTTCTCGATAGTGTGGCGCACAGTCGCGCCGGAATCCAGCTTCTGGTCGCGGTGCTGCCACACCCAGTCGGCAGCCTCGCGGAAGTTCTGGTTGGCCTTCTCCGCCAGCGCGTCGCCGCTCTCCGCTAGTGCCGGACGGTCGGGTTCCCGCCCGGTGCCATGGCTGGTGCGCGACATGACAGCCAGATTCTCCTCCATGCCTGCAGTCCAGCGGCCATGCTCGTCACGGGCCTCATCCTCGCTATAGGCATGAATCACGCAGTCGCCACACTCACAGGCGACGCACTTGGCCTCAATCTCGCTAGGATCGTTGAGCAGCGTGCCGTCGTTGCGCACCACGGCCACGGCGCGGTCGTCGTACAGCATGGTCATGCCGCTGTCCTTGACACAGGTGACCGGCAGCTTCTGGCCGAGGTGCTGCACGCACCACTTTTCAATGGCTTGCTTGGCGACGCCCTTGGGATCGTTGGCCACCCGGGCGGTGAAGATTTTCACCTTGTCGCCGTCGGCCAGATGCTTCTTGATAATCCGCACCATCTGGGGGATGGGTGCGCCTATGTGATCCGACCCTTTCCAGCCGTGGTACTCAGCCAGCGTGCCGTCCAGATCAAAACCTACCCACGACTCGGGTTCACTGCCACCAGATGTCCACTTCCCAGCACTGTCGCGCGCTTGATCTGGATTGTAGGAGGTGATCTCGGGTTCACCGTCGCCAAGGATGCCCCACTCGTTGCAGGCGGCGAGCAGGGCTACGCGGGCTTGGGCGGCCCTTGCCCTTCGCGCAATATCGCGGCTCCCAGCTCGGCCCCTTCCTGCAGCGCCTGCTCCCACGCTTCCTCGGGATCGGCTGAGTATTTGCCGGGAACTGCGCGCGCCTTTCTCCACAACTCGCGCTGGCTGTCCGACAGATTGGCCTCCAGCAAATCCCTCGGCTGTTGTGTCATATTCCCTCCACTCGTCGGCAAGGCCGCTGGCCTTCAGCCGCTCATAGGCATTCTTGGGTTTCTCGCCGTAGCCCTCGACAATATCCAGCGGAATGTAGCGGCCATCCTGCCTGAATCTATTGTAGACACGTTCCACCGACGTCGCGGTGTCCACGTCGGCATGAACCACAACGATGTGGTAACCGGCATCCTTGAACTGCCGGGCGGTCTTCTCCAGCCGGTCGGCCCCGTCGGTGGTGTCGAAGTAGGCGTTGTAGCGCCCGGCCAGCACGGCAGGCGTCAGACAGTTGCGGGCGATGTCGCAGGCCCGCTCGTGATAGGCCGCCGTCAATCCGGGCGTGTATCCCGGCAACTTCTCCTGCACCAGATCAGCATTGATGGGCACGGTGGGAGGCAGATCACCGCGCGCCTGCAGCTTGGCAATCAAACCGCTCTTGCCTGCCCCCGGCTTGCCCACCAGAAAGACCGCCACCGGCTGCTCTCCACTGCGAGACTGTGCTGCAGACGTCAGAAACTCGCTGGCGATCCTGTCGTTCTCGGCCTGCGCGGATGGCGTATACAGCCCATCCTTCATCACCCCGGGGTCGTCACGGTGCTCGCCGCGCGCACCCACCGCCTGCGCGGCATTGTGCCACTCGGGGTCGCTGCTGGCCTTGTCCTTCACCTGCTGGATGCGCGCCGCCTGTTCCTCGGGCGTGGAGCTGCGCTGGGAAGATGGGGCGCTTGAGGGCTGCTTGAACAGGTTGGGCAGAGAGGGGGCTTTCAGCCTGCGCTCGATCTCGGTGTCGCTGAGAGCGCCGCCCTTGGCAAATTCACCGCCTCCGGGGTTGCCTGCCGGAACCCGGGGCTGATCAGGGTTGAAGGCCTGTATGATCTGGTCCCGTAGTGCCTCGAAATCGAACGGGGATGCCCCGCCAAGCGTTCCGTGGGTGGGTGACAGGCTCATACCCCTATCCTGCCTTCCTCAAGCGCTACAGGACAACAGCAAGCTCTTAGACCGCTTTCACCTTGGCAACCTTCTTGGCGAGAATCCAATCCCGAAGGTCGATACCCAGCCGTTCGAGCCCAGCCCGGCGATAGACTACCAGTTTTTCGTCGGGATACCTGCGCCGGAAAGCAGTGATCTTGCGCTTGTCTGCGGCAGTCATCGTCTTATCCGTAACCTGCTTCTTCCCGATCTCCGTCATCCGGGCGCGTTCAGCCGAGACCGGCCCAGCGCTGCTTCTGTGCTTCGGATATTTTGCCGCTGGCGCGCCGCAGTCCCCGGACCACGCGCTTCTGGTAGGTGGGGTCTTGCCAGAGCTGCCTAGCCTGCTCGCGCTTATTCTGTAAGTCCTCGGCACCAGCAGCACTAGCATAAAAAGCCTTCCTAGCCGCACTCAACTTGGCTCTCACCTCTGGCGTGAATTGTTCGCGCCTCTTACTTTCCAAAGACTCCCGGTACCCGGGATCACGCCAAGCCTTCTTAGAAGCTCGTGATTTGTTCTTTTTAAACGCCTCAGTCGCGTGAGTCTCTGCTATCTTGCTAACCACTTCTGGACGGTGCATCGCAGCCTTTATAGCAGCACAACGTCTTGCACGTATTTCAGGATCGGCCCACCCAGCCTTTGCCTTCTCACTACGCCCCATAAAAGAAATCCCCCCAGATTGCTCTAGGGGGATTCTACCATAAATGACTAACCTACGGTAGTTACCGGATTGTGATCACAGGCTGGTGGGCGTAGCCGGGACCTTCCACGAACGGGGCACCGAACTTGACCACCACGTACTGACTGGAAAGGTTGCCCAGCAGCCCGAGCTGGAAGACTCTGGGCAGCGGGTCCGTCAGATACGCATACTTGATCATGTCGATGTCCGAGAGGATGAAGCCCGTGTACTGGGTCTTGCCTCCAGCACCGCTGACATTGCTGAGCGCCGGATCGGAAACCAGCGGCAGCACGCCCACCTGCGTCGGCAGGCCGTTCACGACCACGCCCGGAAGCACTTCCACCTGATTGTAGAAGAGCTGGCGGTTGTTGTCGTAGACTTCCTGATCGAACAGGTTGAGCAGCGTCGGGTTGCCGTAGATGGCGGTGGGCCGCACTTCAAAGTCTGTGCGGTTGGCCATCGCGGCAACAGCAGTCTTGTAGCCGTCCACCAGCGAGCCGGTGGCGGAGATGACCGTGGGGCCGCCGTTGGTGCCGTACAGGCCCAGCGAGGAGTTGGCACCCGCGAAAATCTGTCCGCTGATCCCGTAATACTCGTTGCTGGTGCTCAGGAACAGGTCGGTGTCCGCGCCCGTCCACAGCTTCTGGTCGTGCAGCTTGAGCACGCCATCCACGGTGTCGGTCAGGTCCTTTGCCTCAAGATAGGCAAACTGGCCCTGCTGCTGGTTGATCTCCACGTCGAACAGACCGTAGTTGATCTGCGCGGTGATGGCCTTCAGGCCGACCACGCGCTCCTGCCTCGTGGGCTGTGAACCGGTAGCTGCGAGAGTGCGCGGGTTCACAGACTGCGCGGTAGGAATCGCTACCTGCTCAAAGTAGCGGTGCGGCTGGCCGGTGGCCAGAGTTTGATTGATGCGCTGACCGAGGACAAAGCGCCTGCGCACCATGTCCACGATCTCCGTCGCGTACCGGTTTACTTCAATCGCGCCGGGAGCCAGATAATCCGCTGCAGCCGAAATCTCACCCACTGGAGCCGAGCCCCGTCCCACCATCCCCAGCTGGGCCAAGATCGGGCTATTTGACGGATCAACGAATACTGCCATGCCCTTCATAGATCAGGTCTCCTTCCCTGTTGATTTCCGCCAACTTCATCAGCGGGTATGGCGCTCCACGCGGCCCTCGTCCATCAGGCCCGCACGGAGGAAAGACTGCTTCATGGCAATCCTGTCCTGCGGGGTATTCAGCACCCCGGCAGAGGCAATGATGCCGTCCACCTCGGCCACTGACAACTTGCTGCCGGTGCGGAACAGATCGGAGGCGTCGATGTTGGACTTCGACAACATGGCGCTGATCTCCGGGGAGATCGACTTGCGGCTCATCTTGCTGGAGGCCTCTGCCACCTGCGCCTGCAGCTTGCCGAGCTTGTGGTCGAATTTCCGCTCCATCTTGGCCATCTGCTGCTTGGCCGCATGCAACTGCGTCCTGAGCTGCCTGTTGGCCGTGCGCAGCGCCAGTTCGCGGGCGCTGGAGACGGTCTTGCCCACCGACTTGGCCAGATCACCGGCTCCGTCGCTTCCCCGGTTCTTGGCGTCATCGTTGGCGTGGCCAGCCTTCTGTCCCAAATCGGTGTCCTCTTCCTCCAGATCGCCCTTGTCCACCGCGCTCTCCAAGTCGTCCTCATCCTCGGAGCTGTCATCGGTGCCGTCGTCTTCACTGGAGGTGCTGCCATCGTTGCTGTCATCGCTGCGCGCAGCCTTCCAGTCCTGATCGGCACTGGAAGCCGAGGACGATGTAGAACTCGAAGCGTCGTCCTTGGCAGTATTGATGGTGGTGATGTTGCCGGTTTCCAGAGCTGAGAGGCGAGATTCCAGCTCTTCATGCTGTGCGGAAATTTCCGACAGCGTTTTGGTGTTCTCTTCGAGGACCGCCAAAACCTTTGCGGTGCCCTTGCGCACAGCACTCGCGGCAGCTTCGGCGGCGATCTGCGCGACGCGCTCGCCTTGCGGGTCGGCATTTCTCGTCTTCTTATTCTGCACAGCCATGTCCTCTCTCCTTTGCTCGGCTCGCGCCGCAATCGCGTGCGTGTTGTTGTACGCAGCGGAGTTCCGCCATAGTATCGTGGCACCCAAAAACTGAAAGTCGTCCAGACACCATATATCGGAGTTGGGGTGGTCCACTCGCACGTCCCCCAGCTCCATGCTCATGCCCAGACCCTTTTGCTTTAAATCCTTTTCGGCCTCGGGGAAGTCATGCTTCCACACATGGCCTTCCACGCAAAGCTCCTTGCCGTCGATCCACGCCTTATCAATCACGCCCACCTTGCGCCGCTGGGCATGACCATCGAGATCGGGAGAGTAATTAAGGCCCATGCCGATCAAAGTCTTCAGACGGCGCTTGGCCACGCTGGCGGGCACCAGAATTCGATGGCCTTGCGCGCCGTTGGGGGGCTTACTGGAGGGGGTGTCCAGCTGGACCAGCACACCACGAAAGCGCATACGGTTGGGGTGCGGCGTCCCCGCCACGATCCCCTTGATACGCACACCTGCGAGATGCAGCCCTTCGCCCATGGTTCAAGAGTGCCCCACGCTCTTTATCCGCTCAACAGCAAGCTGGCTAGGAGCCAAAGGAGACGGCCAGAGTTGCGCCACCCACCAGCGTCTGGTTCAGCGAGGTGGTGGCCGTGGCCCGGATCAGATAGGTATGCCCATCGAGGCCGCCCTGCACCGCCTGCTTGATGACCGGGCTCTCTGAAAGGTCGGCGACCCCGCTAAGCATGGCCGATGACGTGTTGATGTTGCCATTCTGATCGGTGACGGAGAAGGTCACGCTGAGAATGATTTCACCCGAAGCGAGGAGGTTGACGAAGTTGAAGGAAAGCACCACAACCTCGGCGGGGTCCTTGGGACTGAATTGAAGGCTCATAGCGTCACTCCGTAGAAGCGAATGGGAAGTTTGATGCGGTAACGTCGGGCACTCAGTGTGACCTCGGACTCAGTGTAGAACGTAACTGTGTACAACCGGGCCGGGAAGGTGACCGAGGTCTCGCGCTTCGGCAGCACGATGTAGAACTCGGGGTTGATTTCAAGAATGGGCGGTGCCGCAGGCTGCCACTCCCGCTCCGGCAGGTAGAGCTTACCCAGCGTCGCCTGAACAGGGGCGACCTGATTAACCCAGAAGTCTTCATCAGGCTGGCCGCTCAGTGTGTGGGCCGGAATCTCCTCGGGATCAGGCAGGTAGAGCTTGCCCAGAGTAGCTTGGACCGGTGCAACCGGGTTGATCCAGAAATCTTCGTCTGGTTGTCCAGACAGAACAGCCTGTTCGTTCTGCTCGAACTGCCATGGGACCGGCCATATCAGCGTAGCCTGAACCGGAGCCACCGGATTCTGCCAATGGTCTTCGTCTGGCTGACCGTGAAGAGCCGGTGACTCATTCTGCTCGAAGCCGGACTGCTGAGGCCATGCCAGCGTTGCTTGTACCGGAGCAACCGGGTTGATCCAGAAGTCTTCATCGAGCTGACCATGCAGAACGGGCAGTTCCTCGGGCTCCGGCAGATAGAGCTTGCCAAGCGTAGCCTGAACCGGAGCAACCGGGTTCTGCCAATACAGCTCGTCAACGATGCCTTGTAAGGTGGCTGCGCTGATCTCCTCGGGATCAGGCAGGTAGAGCTTACCCAGCGTCGCCGGGACCGGAGCTACAGGATTGATCCAGAAATCTTCCTCAGGCTGACCATGCAGGACGGCTTGTTCGTTCTGTTCAAAGCCCCACGGCTGAGGCCACGTCAGCGTGGCTGGTACCGGAGCTACTTGGTTCTGCCAGAGGTCTTCATCCGGCGTGTTGTGCAACCCAGAAGGAATCTGCTCGTCGAAGCTGGCCTGTTGCGGATACAGCAATGTAGCCGGAACCGGAGCTACTTGGTTCTGCCAGAAGTCTTCATCCGGTTGCCCACGCAGTGTGTGCGCAGGAATCTCTTCAGGATCGGGCAGGTAAAGAGCACCCAGCGTCGCAACAACCGGGGCTACAGGATTGATCCAGAAATCTTCCTCAGGCTGACCATGCAGCTTGTTGGCCTGCTCGTTCTGTTCAAATGTCCACGGCTGAGGCCAGAGCAAAGATGCTGCTACTGGCGCAGTCGGGTTCTGCCAGTAGTCTTCGTCAGGCTGACCGGCAAGCGATGCCTGCTCATTCTGTTCAAATACCCACGGCTGCGGATACTGAAGGGTAGCCGGGACCGGGGCTACTTGGTTCTGCCAGTAATCTTCATCAGGCTGGCCGCTTAATGTATGGGCAGGCAGCTCTTCAGGATCGGGCAGGTAAAGGGCACCCATCGAGGCGACGACAGGATCAACTTGGTTCTGCCAGAAATCCTCGTCAGGCTGACCGTGTTCGCCAGCAGCTTGCTCACTCGGATCAAACGTCCACTGCTGAGGCCATATCAACGTGGCTTGGACTGGAGCTACAGGATTCTGCCAGTAGTCTTCGTCTGGTTGTCCCTCTAGCGTGGGTGATTCATTCTGTTCAAAGGTCCACTGTTGCGGATACAGCAATGTGGCTTGAACCGGGGCAACTGAGTTCTGCCAGAAGTCCTCATCGGGTTGTCCAGACAGAACAGCCTGCTCGTTCTGTTCAAATACCCACGGCTGCGGATACTGAAGGGTAGCCGGGACCGGGGCTACTTGGTTCTGCCAGTAATCTTCATCAGGTTGTCCATGCTCACCGGCAGCCTGTTCGTCTTGATCAAATGGCCACTGCTGCGGCCACAGCAGCGTCGCCTGTACTGGAGCTACAGGGTTGATCCAGTAGTCTTCATCAGGCTGACCGTACAAATAACCAGCGGGCAGCTCTTCGGGATCGGGCTGATATAAACGTCCAAGAGTAGCTTGAACGGGGGCTACCGGATTATTCCAGAAGAACTCTTCCGCGACGCCGGAAAGCGTGGCAGCAGGAATCTCTTCAGGATCGGGCAGGTAGAGCTTGCCCAGCGTCGCAACAACCGGAGCCACCGGGTTCTGCCAGAAGTCTTCATCCGGTTGTCCGTAAAGAGTGGCTGCCTGTTCACTGGGATCAAATGTCCACGGCTGCGGCCACATCAACGTGGCCTGCACAGGGGCAACAGGATTGCTCCAGAAGTCTTCGTCGAGCTGTCCCTCTAGCGTGGGTGATTCATCCTGATCGAAAGGCCACTGCTGAGGCCAGAGCAGCGTCGCTGGGATTGGGGCTACTGGATTCTGCCAGTAATTTTCCTCAGCGGTCTGGAAATCCATCTCACTGGGATCAAAGGCCCACTGTTGAGGCCACAGCAGAGTCGCTTGGACAGGAGCAACGGGGTTGATCCAGAAGTCTTCGTCCTGCTGCTGGAAATCAATGTCGCTGGGGTCATAGGTCCATGGTGGCAGCGGACTGAAAGCAAGCGGAACCGGGGCAACTGAGTTCTGCCAGAAGTCCTCATCGGGTTGTCCAGACAGAACAGCCTGCTCGTTCTGTTCAAATACCCACGGCTGCGGATACTGAAGGGTAGCCGGGACCGGGGCTACTTGGTT